CCAAGCAGCAACTCAAGGTTGAAGGTCAGTTTAGGAACATGGGTATGCAAGAAAGAACAAAGACAGTGCTGACCACGGGTACTGGCCGTACTCGGGGCATCATGTCTGCGGATGCGAGAGCACAGGCCGAGGAGTTCACCCGCAACTTCGCTCCCAGCTTGCAGAGGTTGGCGGGCACGGGCGTGCTTACCGGTGGTGGCATGTTGGATGAGCAGGCCCTTGGCCGAATGGGGGAGGTGGCGTTCGGGGACCTTGTTGGCCAGCTTCGTGACACGGGTGATCCAAACTCGGTGGCTATGGCGCGTTCTATGGAGAACATCCGGCAGTTGGCCCGAGGGGCTGATGGCGGTGCCTTGGGGATGGCGAGTGGGTTGGGAGGCTTGTCCAAGGCGGGTGAGTTGGCCATGCAGCTTTCACAGGCGAGTTCAATCCTGGGGACGAAGGGCATCTCTTCGATGGAGGGGATGGATCGGATGGCCTTCGAGGAAATCACCGGGATGCAGGGAGACAACTTTGAAATGATGCAACGCCTTGACCGGGAGTTGCGCTACGAGTTCCGTAAGCAAGGCGGTGAAGCAGGGACAGGGCAGAGCTTCGGAGAGTTTGTTGCTTCAGGCGGCTTCACGGAATCCTTTGAGAAGGCAGCTTTGGATGCCCAAGATCCGATGCGTCGGCTTGCAGCCGCCCAAATCAAGGAGACCACCAGTGTTGTACAGACCTTGAAGAACGTCGTCACGGTGGCCATCGACAACGTGGCCGGGTGGATGGATAGTATTTACCGCTTTTGGACGCGGGACGAGGATGACGAGCAGATCCGCAACGTCCAAGAGTCCCAGGATAAGATCGAAGACCTCCAGGCCCAACTGGCCAACATGTCCGAGTTGCAGAGTGCTTCCCGTACAGAGCACTCCACTGCTACAGGCGGCGAGAGAGACACACTTGAAGCACGCATGGTAGAGCGTGAAGAACTGATGGCGCAACTGCGGCAGCAAATCGACTCAGAGCGAGACATGATGAGTGAGTTGTCTGCGGGTAAGACCCGTGAGGAAGCCCAACAGCGCGTGGACTATCGAGCCACAACACGGGCGATGGGCGAGGATCCGATGACGTGGGTCCAGTCGCTCTTTGACGAAGGCAAGATGAACGAAGGAATCCGGGTTGCTCAAGCGGCTGGGGTGCTGGATAACCTTTCCTTTGATGCCGGGGAGATGACGAGTCAGCAGTGGGTGAACTCTCCCCTTTGGGACACGATGCCTGATCGGAACCACACCACCAGGAGCATGACCAATATGAGGCTTGACTCCCTTGCCCAGCACGGGGGGCTTTCCGACCACTTCATGTCTGATGTCTATGATTCAGGAGCATTGGACATCACCCTCGCAGAAGGCAACACCCTGGCCGCTGATCAGTTGTCTGCTATCCAGAAGCAGCACACAGCCATCGAAGGTGAGTTGAAGACGGAAGGTGAGAAGCAGAAAGTCCGTGATGACGAACGGGACAGGCTGCTTACGGAACTGCGTAGAGAGATAGGTCGTCCGGGCATGGCCGCCCTGGGTGCCCGGACAGGGTTGAGCCAACACCAACTGGGTGACCAACTTCGTGGAGGCTTGGACTCCAACGAACAGATGTCCACGGTGAGGGCGGCACAGCGAAGGTACAGGGAGCTACATGGAGCGGCACCTGCGACGGGGGAGCTACCACCAGATTGGCAAGAAGTCCTGATTCAGTACGGTGTTTCAGCCTCAAGAGCAAGGTCTACATTCTCCGACTTCGTGTGGTCGAAGCGGGGCGGTTTCCGAAGTTTCGATCCACAGGACAAGGACGTATCGCACCTGTTCGCAAAGCCGGGAGGGGCGGTTGCCCAGGCCCTTGGGGGACAAGCTGGTGCGGGAGCGGTCTTCAACATCAGCATCAACGGCACAGAGGAGATGAATGCTCGCATGGGTCAAATCCTGGATCAAAGTCTTGTGGCGGCGGGCATCTCCCGGCGTCCCGGCCCCAGCAAGTTCACTTGAGGTGAGCCGTGTCTACTGACGTCCCCATTTTTACAGGTGCCTTCCCAGCGGGTGCTTCTGACATAGAAAGTCGTGATGGTGCTCAACCTGTCATCTTTGACATCCTCGGCCCTGATCGGGAAACCAGTGTTCTTCCCGACGGCTACCGTCTTGTCCTTCATGTAAACCCCAACACTTTCAAGATTAGCTACTCCAAGAAGATTGAGCGCCTCCAGACGAAGACTGGGTGGGTTGAGCAGCATTGGGGGGACGACGCCCAGACCCTCAACATAGACGCCAGCACAGGCACCTTTATGCGCCTTTATTCTGGACTCTCCAACGTCACGGGCACCTCCCAAGGCGGCTCTCGTCGTGAAACCCTTGCATATGACGCCTATTTAGATTGGTTGGCCCTGTTCCACAGCAACGGGTCTATCTATGACGATACTGGTCAGATTGCTTTCCAAGGAATCATTGAAGTGACGTTCTCGGGAGGGGTGTACCGGGGCTGGTTCAACAGTTTCACCGTTACCGAGAGCGCAGACACTCCTTACGCTTTCCAGCTTTCGTGTACGTTGGAGATTGCGGAAGAAGTCCAGGTTTGGCGTAGCACCTATGGAGGAGAGGAGTCCCCATACGAAGGTTACGTCGATATTGAAGGGGGTGGTTCAGCGGCCATCATCGCGGCACCGAATACAACCAGACTTCAGCAAGCGGGTGAAGCAGGCAACCGAGTCTATGGCAGTAGTGCAGGCGGCACCCAAACCTCTGGGGGTGCCGGAAGTCCCGGTGACCGGGGAGATCCTCAATAATGGCTACTATTGGATATACAGAGATTGCAGAACGCTATGCCACTCTTACCGCTGGCCCTCGTCTAACCTTCTCGTTTGAGACCCAGACAAGCCAGCCTGTGGATGGCTCGAATCCCATGCTGCGGGATCTTTCGCCTTTCACGCTTTTTCTGCTTCCCCCCGCAGGCGAGACTGTCGCTGCGGATCATGTCCACCAGTATGCAGTCACCATTGACAACGAAGAGGGGGATGACGCCACTACCGCGTCCGCTGATTTCAATGATTTCAATACGAGTGCCTATGTCATGTCGGACAGCCACCTGCACCAAGAGAGTGCAAACACGATCCGAGCTAACTTCGGCTTGGATTTGGTGGAGCCGAGCACCGTAAGCAGTATGGACATGACCATTGCCCAGCTTCAGCAAGCAGTGGCTTATGGGAAGGAACTCAAGACCACCGGGCAGGGTGAGCAAGTCGTGCCCACCCTTTGTGACGAGTATACGGTTGCCGACATTCTTTTGCAGGTAGCCCAGTTGCTCGCCGTGCCGCCGCTTACGATGCTGATCAATCCGAAGGAAATGGTGACTACCTACAACCAGATCCAGAGTTTTACAGATCGAGGTCGTGATGGGTTCATCTTCCAACGCTGGGGCGAACAGCAGCCAACCATCTCATTCCAAGGCAGCACAGGGGCTTTTATGGCTGCCGAGCCTACCTCGGCAGGTGCGGGTGCTGACAACGCCAGTCGGGCATGGGACCAGTTTGTTCGGGCCACCGATGCGACCTCTGTGATTGGGGCCGAGGACGGCTACACCGAGAATGCCACAGGGGTGCAGTTTGCTTCCATGCGGGACTCGGCTGCGTTTCAGAACTTTGTCGCCCTTTACCAGTTCTACCGCAATAACGGCTTGATCCATGACACGATCCAGGGAAGCGAAGCTCACTTGTTCGTGGGCGCTGTTGCTATCCACTATGACCAGTGGATCTATGTCGGTCATATGACGAGCTTTGAGGTCAGCTTCACAGACGAGAAGCAACACAGCATGGACTTCAATATCGAGTTTACTGTCGATCAGATGTTTGACACGGCCACTTCCCCTGCTGTTGTGCTCCCCATGACCGCCCCCTCCCAAGCGACGGACTATCCGGGGCGAAGCAGCACCAGCAACAGCAACCCGACGAGTTCTGCTGACCTCGTTCTTTCCACGAACGGGGTGGAGTGGCTTGCAATCACAGGCGGCAACGAGTCTTTTGTGGATAACTCCACCTACAACTCCACAGCCTGGAGTCCTGATGGCGGGATCACTAATACTCCAGGAGAGGGCTTGTACGACGTGTCTGGAGCGGAGGCGCTTCCCAACACCGAATGGCCCGAAACCGGCGAGGCGGCTGTTGACGACGCTGCGAACGCGGCGACCCAGGCGTGGCTTGACTCCTTGCGTGAAATATGAGTATTGAGAATCGCCCCTACACCGCAGGGTGGCAGCAGAATGCCGGGACTGTGGTTCGCCACACGCCTGATGTTCGGGTTTACTTCAACGGGATGCTTACCATTCCCGGTTGCCCTGCCTGCAACGGGTCCGTTGACGTACAAAAGTACGTCACCTCTGTTTCGGTGGATGCCAGCGTCAACCCGGTTGCCACTGCCACAGTCTCCATGTCAATACCTCGACACTCTGCCGAGTTGTTCGCGCAAGACGGAGCCTTTGTTCTCGGACCCGGTATTGAGGTCACTATTTACATGCGCGGGTACTTCCCGATGCGTGGTTTCGCGGGCACTGACAGTGAAACGAGAGAGCAGCTTGATGTTTCTGGCGTGGACTCCTCCAAAGCGTTGGCCTACCCGTACTACCAAGTCTTTCGGGGGATCGTGACGGAAGCCTCCCATGACTACAACGGGGGAATCTACAGCGCCTCTTTGACCTGCTCTGACTTCCTTCACTTTTGGTCTAACTTGCAGGTGGCGACCAATGGCGCTGTCATGCAGAACTCTGACGTTGCCAGAGGGGCCTCTAACGTGTTCGGGTACATGACCGGCCACGCCTTCACGAAGTGCAACCCCTACGCCATCATCTACACCTTGTTTCGGGTGGGGTACGGCTCTACTGGAGGCGCAGACTTCCAACTTGCCCCAGAGTCTAACCATGCGGCTAACTCTTGGACATCTGACACCCAGATGCAGCAGCTTGCTGCTTACAACATGGAGCGGATCCTCGCGAGCCACAACATGAGCCTAAAGATGCACGGGGTGAACGGGAAGCTCTACAACGCCTACGAAATGGCGTACATCGGTGCATTCTATGACCGCAACAGGAGCACCAGCAGCCTGTACAGCCTCCCCGACGGCATTGATTATTCGTTGGTCACCGACAAGATGCAGAAGTTCATGCGGGAGATGGGGTACAACGACATATCCTCGATTGCCCAGGTTCTGGATGGCAACAGTTCCAAGGATGCGATTGTCCTCAATGTCATGAAGCAAGAAGCCTTCATGATGGATATTGGGTCGCTCGGGGCGCTCCAGCTTTGGGAAACGGAGTACATGACCAAGCTGGAGATCGCTACTAATGTCTGTGACATCACGGGGTTTGAGTTCTTCCAGGACGTTGACGGAGATTTGGTGTTCAAGCCTCCGTTCTGGAACCTGGATACTTCCGAAGACCCTACCTACATGATCAAAAATCGAGACTTGATCTCGTTCAGTTCCTCCTCGAAGGAGCCTGAAGCAACCTTCTGTAAAGTCACGGGCACCCACTTCAACGCCCAAGGCACCGGTACTGATGGGTGGGTGGCTCCTGGGGCCACCTACATTGATTTCCGTCTTGTGGGGATGTTTGGCTGGCGCGAGCATAGTTTTGAGGCCGGGTATTTGAGCAGCCCCAAGCAGATGTACATGGCTGCGATCTCGCGCCTCGACGCGATCAACATCGGCATCCACACCTGTTCTATCACCATCCCTATTCGCCCAGAGTTGCGGCCCGGATACCCGGTTTACATTGAGGATGCCCAGTGCTTTTTCTACATTGAGTCCTTCAGCCACCAGTTCCAGTTTGGAGGGCAGTGTACGACCGCTATCAATGGGACGGCACGCCGCCGCAAGTGGTTTCCCCCCGGAACCCCTCCTTCAGATCGCCCCGTGGCGGTATCAGACATTCGCCTCGACCGGCCTGACTTGCCCCCAACCCCCATCATGACCTCAACCACGGGAACCTTGGACCCGGCTCAAAACCTCGGCCATCAAATCAAGCCGATTGGGTTTCCTAATGTAGTCATGGCCTTGGACCCGAACGCGGCTGACATGTCGATAGTACAGCCTCCTTTTATGAGCACGGCAGACGACGCCGTTGATCAGGTTATCCGATATTGTGTTGCCCACGGGTTCCTGGAGATGAACCCCGAGAGCGCCGGAACCACGGACTACAGAGAGCTACGCAGGGACGGCCCTTGGAAACTCCGTACTGGCATGGATACTTACCAGGAGATCACCAAACTTGAAATCGAGAACAGCCTCCCAATGTATCGCGAGGCGCAGGTTTACCTCACGGAAGGGGGGTATGGGTTCCGCGACCGCGAGGAGGCCCACGTCGCACTGGCGAACTCCTTGTCAGGAGCTTTCGGGACCTTGGTAGGTTTGGCAAACTCCAGTGATCTTGCACGGGACCAACAACTTCAAAACTGGATCGCGCTCCAAGAGTGTCAGAAGGCCCGGTGGACACCGTCACTAACTACCGCAGCCAACTACCGATACTACTCAAGCTCCCACCCTGAACCTTCCATGCAAGGCCCGGACCTCCTTCGTTGGGATATTTACACAGGGACCACCGAGGTTTCCCACCCCACCCAACCCGATACGGATGGGGAGGTCAATGCCCTTCAGGACAGCGGGGGCAGCTATCCTTCCGTGATAAAGAAAAATGCGACCCAAGTGGAGCGAGGTCTGACGGTCGCAGCTTTTGACGGGGAGGCTGCGTCTTCTTCCCTGACCATCCTCACTTCCCAGCTTCATTTTGTGAACTGGTGCTACCACACCTACTTGCCCAACCCCACTGCACAAACACCTGCGAACGGTAACCAGTACATGGCGGGTTTCAACGCGGATGCGGGCGTTGCATCCCAGTTATTCTGTCAGGTATTGCTCGCCCAGGCGGCGAAAATATCAGAGGGCGGCAGCATGGATCCGATGACTTGGTTCTTTGGGGAAGCCGGGGATCTTCGGGCCGGGTTTGAGAGCGGGGCAGTCGAAGACGGTGCCTTCAGTGCCCTTCTTTTCTATGTGAAGGAAACCATAAAGCGGTGGAAGATTCCGACGACTCCGTATGGCGGGGCTTCTCCTTGGGACACGCTCCCCGAGGGGTCCGCTGTTGGGACTTTGACGTTGGAGCAGATGGTTGAGCAGATGTTGGACCCCGACAAGGGGGTGACGGGAACTTGCCAGACAGAGAATCCCTGGAGCGCCTTCGTTCCAGGTCGGCAATGCCAGGAACTCCAGGAAGTGACGGAAGCCTATGAACCGTCGTCCGATGAGACGGCAGACTACGAATCAGGTGGGTGGGCTGGTCACGGCGTCCTCGTCACCGATGACGTATGGACCATCACACGCCGTGAGTACGTCGAGGTTGAATGTCCAGACCCTCGTGGCCCCAACTATGACAGTTCTTTAGGCGAATACACTTGTGGGTGTGTCACAGTACCGGGGGTCAGTTGGAACGGGGTGGCCGTTACTACGGGCTACTACTCCTATGACGCTTGCTCACGTCAACGGGGAAATCGGCGCGATGCGAACGACTGGGGCCTCCCGGACAAAAGCACTTGGGAAGAAGATCATATTCATACGGCGGGTGTGTCATCGACGGGTTTCAGCACGAATGCCGCGATACTCTGGTACGCCTCCAGGTTGGGCAAGCACGTCGCGGATTTCTGGGCACAAGCAGGGGAGCGGTATTTCGACCTCCTGGTGGCTAATGGAGGCATGACCTTGGACAGTAACTATGGGCACGATGATGTCATCTATGAGGCGTTTGACGCAAAAGATGATTTCTGGGCAGCCCTTCCGCTGCTTGAAGAGGTTTACCCTGACTGGACGGGCATGACTGAAGCCGTTGCCGCGACGGTGGGTCGCGGGGTCGAGAAACCAGACTTTAGCAATATCCTTATTGGTATTCGTTACACTTCAGAAGCGGCGCAGCGAGAGGCGCAGGAAGGACCCAAGATCCTTCCTGCACCTTGTTTCCCCGTCTCGGATCAAAACGGGTTCGAGGTAGTAGGGTCGCAGCCTTACGGGAGAGGGCTGAATGTTACCCTCTACTCGGATTTGATTCAGGCTGCCGGGTATGACTCATCATCGGTTCTTGTGGGTAACGGCGACACCGCCAACAATGATTCCTTCAGGGCGATTGAGGAGTTTCTTTGGCGGTACTCCTCCAACCCTGACGCTACGTTGATCGGGGCGTTGCGGGCAGTGGGTGATTATAGTGACGTTGACGAATCTGCTTTGGGCACTGCCCAGCAGTTGGGGTTGACGTCCTCAAGAGAGCTTGCGGCCCATGCGTTGGCGGCTTCTAATGTTGTGCTTCTTACCACTTCGGGCACCGATTTTGACCCTGAAGGCATGGCTGACTTTATCAGGGAGTTCGGTACTCCAGAGAGGATGTTGTCTAACAACCCCTCCAACTCCAACTCCTACGCACAGTCCTTGGTGGCCATGAATATCCCGGTGTCGGTTGCTGAAATCAGTGTCGGCGGGGCAAACATCTGTGCATGTCGGGGCTACCACGGTTCGATGTTGATGTCCCTTTTCGGGTCTGGGTTGGAGCTTCCTGATGATGGAGGTTCCCTGGAGTTCCACCAGACAGATAAGACCGACATGGCGGTGAATGCGATAGATGCCGAGGCATGGCTCAGGTCCAAGGACGCCATCGCGGGCCGCGTATTGGATCTTGAGAGGACCAATATCGGGGAAATGATCAGTGATACTTTCGGGGCAGGCGGCACTTACGCGACGAGCTTCAGGGAGCTTGGGCAAGACCTGAAAGAACAGGGTGAGGCTCTGGACGAGGCCGCGAAGAAGGCCCGTGACCGGTGGAATGAGATGGAGGGGGCTTTCCAGGGGAATCCTCCCCCCGCTGAAGAGCGGGAGGAAACGACTGTTGCTTCAGAGGCCGACCCGGCACCCGCAGGGGTGGCTACAACCGCTGGCGAAAACGAAGAACCGGAGCCTGAAGCAACAGGGTTCACCTCCACGAAATCTGCTGTGCCTGGGTACGATATGGGTGATGAATAGGGAGTTGGCATGTCATTGGGTGGAAGAAAGACCACGGGTCGCGTAAACCGGGGGAAGGTAAGACAACGGCTGAACAACAGACAGCGGCGAAGGCTTGACGCAGAAAGCCTCAACTACACCGAGGGGGTGCTTCGGAGAGCCTACGTCGTAGGCGTCAACGCTGCCAACATGGCGGTAGACATCCAACTTATCCAGGGACCCAACACCCAACCTTTTAGGAATGTCCCTATTTCCTTCGGGCATACGGGAAGCCGGTCTTTTATGGGGGTGATGCCCCAGCTAAACGACCAGTGCATTGTCGGGTTTGCCCCCTCCACCCTTTCCAACACCCGTCCTTACATTGTTGCCTGGGTTCCTTCGGCACCTCGGATGGGGGTTGATTGGAACCCCGTTGCTCTTTTCTCGGGGGAGGAGGTCGAGCCAACTCTTCGCACCAAGCTCACGGCAGGTCCCTACGCCCCTGTTATTCGCTTCAAGGGTCCCCGGCTGGAGGAGGGCAACGCCTTCATATCTTCTGCCCAGGGATCTGATTTGATTCTTACTGAATCAGCGGTTCTCACGAACCGTCGAGGCAGTGAAATCCATCTTCGGGACCAAGACCAAGCCCTTATACTCCGGTCCCAGCAACAGTTTCATGCAGGCTCCGGGTTCCGGGTGTACGCGGGAATCGCGCAGCGTGATGTCCTGATTCCTGCATACATGCTTTTCGCGCAGCAATGGTGGAGCGGCTGGGCACAGAAGTTTTCGGATGGCCGAGACCTTCCTTCCTGGAACATGCCTACCGACTACGCCCCCATGAACAGCCTGATGACCGCCCCCATTTTTCAGAGGGCACAGACAGGGGAGCGGCTCTTTTCGCGGGAGGACACTCCTACGGGTCATTTCAATCCTTGGCTGGACCCTTACACGGCTTATGCTCGGGGAGGGTTCGTCAACTCCTCCGGTGACCTCATCGGTCGGGTGTCTGACAGCATTTACAACGGCACGGTTGTGAATCAGGTTGGCTCGACCGGCCAAACCAATCCCTACATGTCTACGGGGGACGGGTATTCCGAGTACAGGATTGAAGTCAGCTATGAGGATGACGGCACTCTTCCGGTGACAGAGCAGACCGATGGTTTTGATGTAGACCGGCTGCCCCTCAACCCGCCCTCCGTGGATAGTGATTCTGGCGATGTTCAAGGCTGGGCGCAATCTCCCAAGATGCCTGACGTGGAGATGGTTCTCGGCACTTACATTGGGAATAGACCTTTCGGGACGGAATCCCCCCTCTACGGGCTGCCTGTGGTCCCGCAGATTTACAATGCAAATGGAACGGTTTCGCCTGGACTCGTCAGCGCCGCTGGAAAACCTGAATCAGAACAGGCGGCCTGGATGGTTGTTGTCCGTAGCGTTGATGACCCTGACGGTGAGCCGTCTTGGATGGCCATAACCAAGGGGGGTGCTTTCCGATCCCACTTCAGCGGTGCCGGATCGGACACGGCCCAGACCTTCTATTCAAATGGGCAGACGATTGCGGCTGGCGGCTCGGGTCTGACCCTGGAGGCTAATGAAGGGTCCCTTGATTTGGTGCATGGTGATGGGGCAAATGCTGACGGTTTCGGAATCACCTTGGAGACTCCAGCCGCCGTCTTGATCCACGGAACAGCACCTTCCACCGTAGGTAGCGCAGCTTCCCCCGCCGCAGCAGCCAAGAACCCTGCGGTCCATGTCAAATCAGACTCCAATACCAAGATTGAATCAGCCAAGACCACCAACATCTCTTCCCCGGAAGTCATCGTTGATAACTGTGAGTCCGAGGTTCACAACGTAACGAGTGCGATCAAGTTCAAATCCGGTGATCAGTTCGCGGTCAATGCCAAATCAGGCAACTTCATGTACACCGGGGATTGCTCCGTTAGCTATGGCGGTAAGCGTGATGGCCTCCCCCTCAACGGATGTTCTCTTACCGAAACTTTTAGCGCGAACCCGGCCACAGGCATCCTGGGAGCGATGCCTGTACACGAGAAATCCGTCCAGTTCGGATCCTCGTCCACTTCTGGAATCTCTCACAAGGAAGAGTGGGAGTCTCTTGTGGGGGCTTTCGAGGTCCAGGCCACGGGTACTTCCCTTCCCGGCATGGGTTTTGGGTCGGGGCTTCGTCTGGGGTCAGGCATAGAACCCGTTGATAACAGCATCACCGTTTCCCCCACTACGGGAATGGCTTCCACTGCTTTTGTAGGAAACCTGTCCTTCAAAGCAGTGGCGGGCGGCGCTTCTATCGTTTCAACCCTTCCAGTTCAGACCTCTACCCCTTCACCTACGACCGTCACCACCTCCCTCGCAACCTTGGCCGCACCTGGGATATTCATGGGGGCTGGAATCAGTGATGGGTGTATTGACAGTCTTACAGGGAGGCCGTTCCTCTCCAGCGGTACGGTAGGTTACTCAACCGTTCGCTTCGGAGCGTAAATGGCAATCGTTTCATCGGCTGTGACCACAGCAATCATGACTGCTGGGGCACCTAACCTCAATGGGCCTACCTGGGGGGCAGTCGCTGGGGCGGTGGGCAACGCTGTGGGCCAATGGGTGAAGACAGGAGGTATACAGGCCCAGGGTTTAGTTGTAGGGACCGCTGGAGGGGGTCTGGTCAACGGGAAGATGCAGTGCATGGTTATGCCGCTGCCTGGAACCCTTCAGGGGGTTGGGCTGTTGGGTTTGAGTGCAGCCAAGATGGGGAATGCCATCGGTTTAGGGTTCTGTGATGCCTTCAACGCCTCTGCGACATATGTAGGAGGCTCGGCAATAGCCACGAACGGAGCGGATGCCTCCAAGGTGGTTTTTGCTAACGCTGGCTCTCTCATCGGGCTTCTCACCAACAATCTTGGTGCCCTGGGGATTGTAGGGCTGCAAGCCGGTACATTGGCTGCCGGTATCGGTAACGGTATTGCCGCTATTGCCATGACTGGTGTGGGTGTTGGCGGCTCTGTCGGCACTCCTGCCCCTATGGCTGCGATGGGCACCAGCAAGACTGTGGTGGTGTAGAGAGATGGGTCTTGAGATAGATGGCTATGTGCTTCGTCCTGCGCGAAGTGCTCCTGCAAATGCAACCACCACTGGGGAGGCCGTCTCTGGGGTGGACCGCTGCCATGTCCCCCTCGCGGACCCTTCCGCTTTCAACTACTTCCTTCCGGTACACCAACGTCCGGTTGCCCCCTTTGCCGATATGTACCGGGCAGCCGTCCTGCTTCGCCCCGAATCAGGCAAAGAGGAGTACCTCCTTTGGTCAGCGAACACGAGCAACTTTTCTCTCATCTCCGAGGACACGGCCCTTGGTACTTGGGATGTTTCTGGAGATCCCGGCTTCTGCTCTCCGCTGCCCGGAAGCCTTTCAGTCGTAAATCTTCTTGATCCTTCGATCACTTACGAGGACGGGTCCGGGTCGCTTCTTATCCAAGACGAGTTCCAACGGAGTCTTCATGCGATAGACGCGGTTGTAGTTCAGCGGGGGGATAGCCCTCTCCCTGTCGGGTTCGGGCCGAAGTCCACACTTTTCAACCCTGACGGGGGCAACGTCCTCACCGGGATTGATGACCAGAACCCTGCCACTGGGGTTGTGACCTTCAGTTCCGACGCCCTTTCAACGGGGCTGGGCGGGGGTTTCTCTGTCGAACGCGGAGATCGGATCATCGCCGTTTATTATCGGGTATCCCCTCCTACGTTCTGGTGGACCCGAAACGACCCGTATCTGAATCGGTTTGGCTGGAACGGCAAGGTGGGGCGGTGGGAGCCTCTGAAGGGTTCCCTCCCCCGCAACCTTGGCAAGTTGAAGAGCGATGGTTCGTACCAGCTTTTCCCGCGACCCACTCGGTTTGAAGCAGGGGATTCCCTCCCCGTGGGGGCGACCCAAGACACCTACTCCCTGATTCGGGTAGGGATGGATTTCAATGCGGTAGCCCACAACCCAGAGGTCCTGGTCGTTGCGGACGCGGTTATTTCGGCAGGCCCCGATTGGGCAGCCCTTGGTGTGGACGCTGTCGTAGGGCAGAAGAACGGCATCATGATCTTCTCTCCCGACTACATCGCGCTGCGGGCAGGGCTTGATGTCTGGTACTCCCCAGAACAGTTCACCCCCTCCAACGATGGGGATTTGGGATCTCTGCGAGACATGGCTACCACGGAGGCAGCCCTCGCCCCCGTCCCCGGCCCTACCGACCGCCCTCTTGTCCGCTTTGGATCACGCCAGTACCTCACTCCTGCGGCATATGACGCCGACAGCGATCTTCCCGCATCCGCTGCGGTTGCCCAAGGGGAGGTCGCATGGTCAAGGACGACTGGCCGTTTGGTGTTCAGCCAAGCGGATATTGACCGGGCCACACCCGGAGCCTCCACTGCCAGTGGGGATGCGGCAGACTACGAGCTTCCTTACCTGGGAGCACGGGTTTACTACGACGGTATTGCGATGAACACACAACCAGTGCCCATCAAGGCACCTGTTGTGTGCGTGAAGGAAGACGGCACCGAGTTGACAGGGGATACGGTGGCGACAGGCATCCCTGCTTCGGGCAAGGTGTTTCTGCCGTTGAGCAGACCCTTTCCGCTACCGGGCGGCTCTGGGGTCAGTTGGGTCCCGGACGGTAGCGGGACCATTCCCAACTATACCGCACCCCTCCAACCGGACACGCGCCCTAACGGGAGCGCCCTGGTACGTCAGGTGGATGGGCATGGGGATTCCTTCTTCTTCTGCGGGAAGCAGGCTTGGGAGAACACGAAGGTTGTCGAGTATGCAGCCGACCTCTCCCCTCTTCACGTCACTGTCCCTTTCAAGCGGGCCGAGGTCGCTCGCCAATGGAGCACCTCGGCTCCTGCTTCAGCCGTGTCAGCTTCCGAGGTTCAGATAAAGAGGTCGGTTTTCATAGGGCAGTCCTTCTATTTTATCCAAGCGGAGGTGACCCCTTGCACTTACAGCAACGAGCCTGTGGTTTGGACGAGGGTCCGTGAGCCTTTTATCTTTCCCGATGGGGATGAGGGTATTCGCTTTGCGCTCAATGACAGCATCACGGTGGATTGGATCAATGATATGGGGGTCGGCCCCCAGACTGCGGATAAGGTTCGGGACTCTCTCGATCACGCCATCCAAGCAGCGGGCGGCGTTCCCGTCACTGACTACGAGGTTGGAGTGGAGCGGGGAAGGGTCTACATCAAGGCCCAATCAACTATCGAGATTAGCTGGCTCAACACCAAGCTGACGGTTGATGACCTTCGGGGCCACGCTGCTTTGGGCTTGCTTCCTGGTTGGCGGCTCTCTGCCGCGCATGACCAGCTATGGCTTCCAGATAACGGAATGTCCTTTGGCCTTCATAGAAGCCCGGAGAACTTTTCTCGGAAGAACAACAACCCAGACAACCGTTCGGTGTGGCGTTTTGGCGGGGAGACTGGGAAGATTCTCACAGAGAACATCCCCGCCACCCCGTTCTACAACGTCATGAACCACCCGCTTGTGGACTTGCCGGGGTTCGATGTTGATGTCCATTTCCGTCGGACAGAGGGCCTCTTCGTTCGTGATTTGAGGAACTACGATGGCATTTACTACGAGTTCCAAGAGGATCGGATTCAGTGGGTTGATGTAGCGGAACAGTCAGCTACTCGGATTTTGGCTCCCGCCGATAACCTGCCCTTGGCAGCCCAGTACGCCCTCCCCGACACCATCTCGTCGGCGGCTATGGAGCCTGTTGATTCAGGGTACGGGTTGTACTTGAAGCAGCCCAGCCAGGGCTTCGAGGAGCTTGTGTGGAAAGAGGATTTCCTTCTTCCCGGCAATGGGGGTCCGGGGCTTGCCCCTCTGGTAAGCGTCGTCGGGGTCCAGATTGCTTCAGGAGGCGCGGGCCAGTTTACGGTGGCCAGCCCTGCGTTCAGCGACAACAACATCTCAAACTGGCATGACCCTGTTCAGGTTCCCGAAGGGCCTCCAGAGCCAGGATTTCTGCTTCATATCCTTACGGGGGATGCAGAAGGCATCTACACGATAACCGCTGTGGATACCCCTACTGGTTCCCTGGTGGTCACTCCAGGCTTCCCCGCCTCCGCAGGTCCCCTGACCCCCAGCCATAGCTATGCGGAATGGCGAATCTATGAGGGGCAAACCCGTGACGTGTACGATCCTGCTGTCGTGGCAGACGTGGTGTTGGATCCCTTCAACCACCTGCTCAACGAACCTTTTGAGATCAAGGTCCTCTCCGCTATTGGCGAGGTGGTCGCGAATGAGCCTGACTACACTGCCGTTGTAGGCAAGGCGAGGGAGAACAATCGTCTTGTATGGGTTCGGGCTGGACTGGATTTCTCCCCCTCGACCCAAGACCAGATTCAGTACATCACCACTGGCATCGAAATCGGTGTCATCGCTGAATCAGGACTTCGAGTCCCCGATACTTCCGATCCGTTCTTTTTGGCTGAAGACTTCTCGATTCGAGTTGAGGGTCGGGCTTACACCACTGACTACCCTGCTTCGGGCGACGGTCTTCTTACGATTGGAGCGCCTCTCCCCACTCCTATCGCGGGCGACACTGTAAACGTCGTCCCTGTTATTGGAGACATCCAGTTTGGAGAAGACACCCTCGCGGATAATGCCGCTGCGGTGGTTTACTACGATCAGGCTCTCCCGGAATACGCTCCCGCAAACACCGCTCTCGCCAACCCGTCCACAGGGGCGCTGGTTCTCTCCCAGGCCGCTACCTTGGCGTGGTCGGGGGACACCCTCTACTTCGTGGAGCAGATGGTCACTGAAGGGTCCCTTGATGTACGGATGAACCCTATTGGTGGGTCTATCTTTTTCAACAGCCCGCTACGAGAGGGCCAGATTGTTGAGGCTCACTACTTTCAGTCCGACATGGCAGGTGTACGGAAAGAAGATGAGGACGGAAACTACGTTGAGGTAACGGAGAAACTCCCCCTGTACGTCCAGTTGGAAGAGTGTACGCGAGTGGATGACTCCACTTTTACGTTCAACCCGACGGGACGTACAATCGCGGACACGGTTGATCCAATGGTTTGGGCTGGGGTTGAACTCCAGAACTTCGGCGGCGCGGTCACCTGCACGATTGACAATGCGACGGCCACCATTGCTTTCCAGTCCCCTGTGGACGCTGCGGATAGCGTGAGGATCAACTACGGGGTCTACGAAGCATTTGGTGGGGAGATGGCCTATGACACCTCCCTCCGACCGGTTTGGCGTCCCCCCTTCATGATCGACAAGGATCAGAGTGACTTCACCCTGGAAGGAGATAGGCGCGACACCCTTCAGACAGGCCAGTTGATGATTCTGGGTCCGTCCCCCTTCTACATCACGGGGACTTCCTACGACCCTCAACTGGACGTCACTGTAGTGGGCATCTGGCCCCCCACCTCTACTGCGGTTGGTACATACGCACCGGGGAAAGACCTCCCAACACTCCTGACAGCCGACCCTGTGGCAGTGGTCATTGACCCCGCAGGGGCCGCCATCCCTGGTGGGGGCTACACGGGGTTTATGATGTCGGTGGATGCGGAGTACGCACCCGCTGACAAGTTCGCCACGCAGCTTATTTTCAAGGGCGACCTTCGGACTTACACGGCCACTCGCCATCTAATGGAGTTGGGAGGCTATCCGCTTCTGATCGACAACTCCACGCTATCGGAAGACGGCAGGTACACCCTTGTCAGCTTCGCCACCCCCCTCCCCAAGAAGATGGTCTTTGGGGTGGATGCGGTTCGTATTTCGGTGCGTCCGGTGTACGGCCCCAACCCGTATGAGTTCAAGGGGGTTTCCCCTTTCATTCGCCCGGAAGGCTTTGCCCTGTTTCTGCTTGGGTCCACTGATTCAAGCGGTAACGAGCTACCGGGTAAGGAACTGGTGGCGGGCATCCACTACATGATTGACGCATCTACCGGGGGTGTTTCCCTCATGCGTCCAGAGCAACGAGCCTTGAAGGGTGGTGAGCGGCTCCTTCTCCAATACACCAAACAAGAGGTGGTGCATCCCGTCATCGAAGATGACGCCGTTCTGGCCCCTTCCTATAAATCCAAGCACCTTTCTATGGTCGTCCCCTCGGGCGAAAACGGCATCCTGGGATCAACTTTCCTTGCCAAGTATTGCTTCCGAAACCCGGATTCTTTCTATGCAAGCACCCTTCCGGTGGAGGAGTATCTTTCCGAGGTCCAGGGGATTGCTGTCAAAAAGGTAGTTGAGTCAGGACCTCAGACTGGAGGCCCCCCGGAGGCTTTTCCTGGATCAGCCGACATCGAGAAGCAAGGCATCTTGGGGCTTCGGAGCGAGGTCCAAGACCTTTTCGACCAGGATCGGGGTGCGCGAGTCTATCTCTCCTTCTACAACAACATTGTTGTTGCCTTGGAGCAGATTCACGAGAACATTGACGGCAGGATCATCGGGGATCGGGATGGGAAGTTCCGGTTCTTCGTTGGCCGGGGAGTCCGCTACGCTCTCCCAGGCTACGAAGACGAAATCACAGGGTTCCTCAACCCACGGCTGATTTGGCGGGACCTTATTGAATCCTGGGCTTCAGGCTTGGGTGGGGCCTACTACACGGAAGAGGACGCCCTCTACTTGCCTCCCACGGCCTTCCCGCTTGACCCCACCTCTTTGGTGTATCCCGGAAAGACGGGCGGCATCCCTCCTGATCCCTTTGGACTCATGTTGTTCATGGAGCTTCAGCGGAGCCGGGTGAAGAATGACATGGACGACATCCTGATGATCAGGATGAAGACGGCCATCTCGTTCTCGCTGTTCCCGCCCTTCCCGAAGATTGAGTTGATCGCAAAGTTCGAGAAAATGTGGGAGAAGAACCGCTTTTCTCGCCTGTACCCGCAACGCACCAAGGCGTTCACTCGGTTGCTCCCAGGGATCGGGGCCAACTCCGAAGCGAATGAGCCAGGAGTGTACGGCTTCGCCCGCATGGAGGATGTTCCCGGCCCCAATCCGGGTGAGGTTACAGCACAGGTCGCCAGCACCTTTGGCCGTTCTATCGGGCCGATAGCAAACCCTGCTATCGGGACAATAGAGGGGATTGTCTCGGTCGTTCCTAATGACCGTTACCCTCGCGCCCGGATCTGGGCCTACTACCCAGAAGGCGACCCTGACCTCGATGACGCCATCTCGGCTGCGGGTCTGACAGGGACCACAGTTGGCTCTGCAACACTTGTTTGCACGCCTCTTGACTTCGTGGATTTCCCCATCGACTCGAATACGGGCTTTCCCGACTTTGCCCAGCTTGCAACGCAGCTTGAGGGGGGCTTGAGCGACCTCTCAACGGGAAGCCTTGAACTCTCCACTCCTGGTTTTGAAGCAGGACAGCGCCTCCGCTTCGGAATCCCGACAGGTGAGGTATTCGACCTCTTTGATACGTCTGTCACTTACCCGAGCCTCTTTGGCCTGACGCCGCCCAGCCCTATCAAAGCGCCTGTTTTTGTGGCCGAGGTGATTGGGGGCGCTATCCTTATTTTGGGCAAGCAGGATGGAACCGCAATCGCTGGAACCTCCATCCAGAAGAGTGATGAGGGCGACTTCGAGGCCAAGTATGGCGACACGGCTTTTGTAGGGTCTGCCCTTCCAATGGACGAGGCCAGCGCAGCGAGCGACCCTCCTGGCATCGAGGACATGGCCCTCTCGTCAAAAGCTATGTCTGCTTACCGGATGGGGTTTGATCTGTCCGTTGCACGGCTGAAGAGCCAGTACCGTGATTTGAGCTTCCCGTCTTCTGAAGACATCTTCGGATTCCCCTTGAAGGAGATGATGGGGCAGCAGCCTCCCAAACCTCTTTCTTGTCTTGAATCAGAGGTGTCGTTCATCAACACCTCTGAAACTCCTCTGGAGCTTCCGTGCCTCAAGGGCGAGGCCCGTGATGATTCAGGGGATGTGCAAATCCCCTATCTCTCAACAACGGTGACGGAGCTTTCGGCTCTCTACGAGGTGTGGCAAAGCATCGAGTTCTTCGCTGAAGCAGAAGCCCCTCCTGGAACCTACCCCATCCCGGCAGCTACCTGGATGGGGCAGGTGCCGAACCAGTATTGGGGGGCCGTCTACCCGGATGAGTTCCTCATCAGCGACGGCTCTATCGGAGAGTGGAGCGACGGTGCTCTTGGGCCTCCTAACTATGCAGGTTCCCTTTACTCGGACACAGACTGGATGCCCTGGACTGGCACGACGCCCTATGTCCAAGGCACTTTGACTGGCTCCCTGCGTCCGTATGATCTTGTCTTTGTGGAGTGCCCGGATGACGGAGGTGCTGGCGACCCACAGGAGAGTTCCGGCCTTCCCGCAGGCGGCCAGGGCATCATCACTGTGGGTGCTGTTCGAGGAGCCGCTAACCTTGTAGGGTCGAACCCGTACTTCGAGCCGCCCCGTTTTGTGACGGCAAGCCGCCCAGCCCTCACCGCACCTCTCGCAGTGCCTCACAGGTACATGGCCGAGAATGTTTTCGGCTTCAACACGGCCTGGGACGTGGGCGCGGGTGCCGCTACCTCTGGGTGTCAGGTCACCGAGGTTTTCAGCGCAGGGGTGTACCTCATCACGTTTGACGTGTCTTCAGCATGGCTGGGGAACCCCGCCAACAGGTATGTCTTGGATGACGGCTCCGATACCCCCTACCCGGCCACTACGGGCGGCCTTCAGAAGCTGATTGTAGATTCGTGGGCTACTTGGGCGGGCCTCAACACCTGTGTAGTTACCTTCTACAACCCGGACCCCAACTTTGCGGGTGACCCGACGATCTGCAAGCTCGCTTTCCGCAACCCGTCGGCCTTTGCCGCTTATGGTGTTTGGATTCCGGGCGCAGGTGCTCTCAACTTGATCATGGCAGGCATCGGCTGGAACCTGGACGGGTCGTTCAAGATCATGTTCGAGTCGAACGCCTCCTTGCTTGGGGCCACCTTGGGGTCGCCAGCCGGTCCTCTGGTCAATAACAACTACTACGACTTCAACATCAGCGTGGACACCTACATGACCACGCAGACCTCGAACTACTTCAACCCTCCCGCTGCTCCGGGGTCCAACTACGGTTCGAGGGACGCTTATATCCGAGGGGATCGCCTAACTTTTCAGGAGAGCCTCTCCTTTGCCACGGCCCTTCCTGTTGATTCCCGCCCTGCGAACAACAACCCCACCGTAGACATGGGGTTGAACCTAAACGTCATCGAGACCCAGATGGGGAAGCCGGGTTCCCAGTTCGCCAGTTCCGTCAACGAGGTCCAGGAGACCAACGACAATGTTCGGTTCAAGTTCCGTAGCCGAGTCGGCCCAGACCCCAACAACATCGTTTCTGCGGGAACAACCTATGTAGGAACCTTCGTAGGGGCAGGCGTTGGGGTCGGGCGTGTGCGGGTGATGCCCTTTGAGTGGGGCAACCAGTCCATTGTCGATCAAGTCGTGCCCGCCACCGCTCGAATCGAGAACATCCTCTTGTCGGCTGCCCCGTCCTCCGACCTGTCCACTGACGACCCCACAGGTGCAGGGAACTACCAGATTTGTCTGGGCGAGGGTTCGTTCTACGACTATGAGCACGACTTCACAGACGCGGCTTACCAAGGGGCAAGGTCTTACATCCTAAACACAGGCGCGAGTATTTTGGCTGGGTCTGTGGGAGAGGTTCAATCAGGGGATATTGTTGTAGTCCCTGGCGTTTGGGACTCGGGCACTAACCGTCTTTTTGGTTGTACCAGGAGCGGCACCTACGTCGTTCGCTACGCCTTCGAGCCAGACAATGCCGCAGGAACTCCCAGCCTCCGAGGTCTGTCAAAGGGGGTCTATGCCGGTCAGGAAGGCTGGTTGGAGCTTCCCTTCCCTACGGTCCTCAAGTGGGACCACGATTCAGCAGGGAGCACCTTCACCATCACTGTGAAGGGTGCCCTCCCATCGGTGTACTACTCCCCAACAGGCCATGCGTTCCCGGCGTCGGGGCAGCTTTATCTGGTCCTCAAGTCGGCTTATTCTGTCCTGCTCCCGGCAGGCTATGAGATCGACAAGGATTGCGTGTACAAGGTCCAGTACACAGGGGTCTTCACGGATGCCGACGGTAACTCCGAGTTCCACCTCCAGTACGGCGTCTTGAATCCCCCCGAAAACGCGCAGGGGGACATGCTTGACCCTCTCTCCCCTACCAATAGCTGGGACATGTTTGAGGACGTGCTTGCAGTGGGCCAGAAGCTCTCGGGGATGCAGTACCTTCCCATCGGCTCCTTCGGTACTTACACAGACTCCCACGGGGTTGTCAGGTCGCTGCCAGATAACAACTTCCAAGGTGCCCCTGCCGACAAGCACGGTGCGAATGTTTGTGCGGGATTCCGGTGGATTTCCATGCGGAACACCAACAACCTTCCCGATCCCGCCAATGTCTCCCCCGAGAACACGGGCCGGGTGGTGCTGTGGGACTCTGACTTGAGTGAGATTGTCCACACGGGGGCCATCGTTGACACCGTGTTGGGTGTCCGGGTTCCTGTTCCTGTTGATCCGGCGACATTCCAGGCCGACCTGAAGGCCCCGGTTTTGTGGCGCAATGAGGCAGCCGACAATGAGATTGAAGGGGTCGCCACCTACATTGACATCAGCCATATCCAGAACAATGCGGTAGATCCTCAATGGAACGAGATTCAGTTTGATTTGACCGGTGCTTTGGTGGTGGACCCTGCTGCGGTCTACACTTACGACCACAACCTCACCTGTGTGCTTCCTGGGCTTTTCTTCTGGACAGGGGATGACTTGGCCGATGACGGAGAGGACCATAAGGGCTTCTCCGGGGTGGCGGGGCTTATCCTGGAGCCGTCCTTCCCGAGAACAGCCAAGAGCCTGCTTCAGTCCTTCCCTCACGTTGTGGACGCTGACCACACCATCACGGACTACGAGAACATTGGCCCACGGAACAGCAGCGACTTTACTTCAGCGTTTATGCCTTCGGAGAGAGCCTCGTTCTTTGTGCGGCGTATTCGCAGGTGGCATGAAATCCAAGACAGGGTTGTTGCTGATATTGACCGTTTGAAGTTGGTGTATGAGATTCGCCGGGGTGCGGTCAGTTCTTATGATGCTGCCACACGCACCTACACTGCTGATACAAGTGTGTGGGCTGACGGAACAGCTACGAACGTGGGCGACTTCAACGACCCTGCCGTAAACATCCATCCTGGAGACATGCTTCGCGTCATCGACTCTGATGGAAGCCTGCTGGAGACTGTCGAGATCGACAGGGTCCTCACGTCCAACTCCTTGATTCTGAAGTATCCCGGCATGTCCGGGGGTGACGCAGCCCCGGACATCGGATCGTACTTTGAGGTCTACCTCCAACAAGCTCCGGTTCCTCATGAACAGTCTAACGAGCAACTTCTGGAGTACCTGACTGATGAGGTGGTTTACGAAAGGGAGGTGGTTTACAACCCCGCCGATGTAAACACTACGGGTGGCTTCGTGGATAGGGAAAACACCCTCCGAGACTCTGATGTTTCAGGGGCTGGCGCATGGGAGGCGCTGGGAGTCCAAAAGGGTGACTACCTTATCATCGACCCCGCAGGGCAAGATCCTTTGAGGCGTACCAGCTTGTACGACCCCGCCGAGTATGCAAAGCGCCCGATGGGGGATACGAGTATTGAGGAGCGGCTGGATGGCTCTTGGATGCAGGGGGGACCTGCCATCCTTGATGATAACCGGGGATTCTACCGGGTATTGGGGGACGAGGACTCTACTACAGGCCGTTTGCAGGTGGACGGTACTTGCCGGTTTGCAGGTGGTGGCGATGACTCGTCAAGCGACGTGATCTTTGGGTCTGACCCGCCTGCAAACGGATACGTTGTCCTCCCCCAAGTCAAAGGGTCGATAGGCGAACCCGGACCCGTTCCAGGAGAAGAGGGGCAGCAAATGTTGCGGCACACCTCCTACGTCGAGGACCCGGCTGACCCCTCCTTTGCCAAGCGCCCTTACGATTTCCCTGGAGGGGTCTACAATCGTTACAACAGCATCGCCCCCTTTGGATACAAGATCATCCGGCCCTCCCCCGTATTTTCGGATGAGGCTGCCGAACTCGTTTTGTTCATGCGGGAACGTATGCTGTCGTGGATCGAAGAAATCCACGAGTGGTGGGACAACTACCGAGGCGGCTCCTACTACGTTTTCCAGCGGGACGAACACATTGATGATTTGGGAACTCCGGGAGACACCTCTGACGGAGTGGGTCTTATCTACAACGCTTTGTACAAGAGCCTGACAGGGCTGACCGAGTACCAGCCCTTTGCCAGCAACCAAGATTGCCTTTCGTTGCTGGACCGTAGGTTCTGGATCATGGATATGCGACTTGATTCAGAGCCGACCGGTGGCCCTGATTTCTATGCCAGCTTCTCTACCGGGGAAGGCCGCCCGGTCCTCCCGGACCTCTTGGACGACGTCCTCTCCAATGATGATGACTTTCGGGGAATCCGGTACTCCTGGATTCAGTTCCGGGCTGATTGGGGGGATGGGTCTATTCAAATCGCAGACAGGGCTGAAAGGCGGCTTGGCCGGAAGTTGGTGAAAGAGAAGATCCTTGTGAAGCAGAAGAAAGCCCTCAAGAACAAGTGACCGGTAAAGTGTATGTAGGGCCTTTCGGGTAGGAGACGCCAATGTCAGTAGAAGACGACATCAAAAGGATGCGAGAGCAACTGCGCTCGAAAGGCATCAACGTCGGGGGTTGGACTGATGTTGAGGAAAAAGAAGTCAAAAGCCCTATTCTGGAGAGGCAGAAAGAAGCTCTCGGAAAGGTCGCTGTGCTTCTTGAGCAGCAGGTCGAGCGAGACCATGCCGAGATGGCCCAGCTACATATCGCTCTCCAAAGGCTGAAGAACGGCGGCGGGGCGTGAGTTATGTCTGAAGGCGGCAGCGGAGAGGCGGGGTGGCTTACAGTACAGCCTGATTTGAGCAAGCTACTGGAACCCATCCGGCCCATCATCGAGGCCATTGATTCGGTTCTCGAAGCCCTGCTGCTCATCCTGAACATTGTCCAGTTCATCCTGAACATCATCAAGGCGTTCTTGATTGGCTTGCTGGACCCCATCCGCGCCATCATCGAAGCCATCATCGAAGAGATCAGGAACATCATCAATGATCTTCGACAACTGGGCTTGTATATCCACGGAGACCATCACCTGTTCAAGTTCAGCAACCGCTTCAAGGACTTGAGGGGCGGTTTCACGGCATACCAGACCAGGATGATTAGCCGACTGGTGGACCGGTCAGACCCTGACCGTCCCGACTGGTCCTCGTCTTCGGCGGCGGTGGCTGCCTTCTTCTACATTTCTGGACAGGACATTGATGACCTGATCCGGCTCATCATGAAGATCATCAACTTCTTCAAAGGGATGCCCGCCACGAAGACTAACCCTTTGCCCAGATGCTCCACCCCCACAGTGTCTTATGGTACGGAGGGGGCTGGAATGGCCGCTTTCAAGGCGCTCGGTGACGCACTGGCGGGAAGCGGGTCGGTTCCTGAAGAGGCTGTTATATCTTGGTCGTTGCCTACCCCTACGGGCGGCCTACCGGGCACAAGCTACGCTGCCCCACGCGCCTTCCTTGTCGAAGTGAGCACTTTCCGGGACGGGTTCACCGCCTTGGGCTGCTACCCCAAGGCAACAGGGGATGGTTGGTGGTTCGCAAACTCTCTTGACCCGGCTTCTGGAGGGCTTCTCCGTTGCTACAGCCCGATGGACACTGTTGGGTTTGGGGATCTCGTTCAGGCGGGCGGCTATACCGAGTACCAGGGCACGGATACCACCTCCACTTACGGCACCTTCGTAGACCCGGACGGGTCCCCGTGGATGGGGGGTTCCCCGACCTGCATGTTTTTTACGATGAGTCCGAACGATCCGTGGATCCCCCCTTGCGTGATGAAGGACGGGGAGAAGACTTATTTCGGGAAGGCTTGGCTCGTCAGCAACACAGCTATCAGTAAAATCCTTGGCGGCGGCACCTTCACCATCATGTTGAAGAAATCCGAGATGCCCGTTCACGCAACCGTAGAGACCAACTCCGACGGGACGGTGAAGTTGGTAGATGCAGAGAACCCGACCTACTACGTTCGTGTGCGTGCTTTGGGCAAGTCCGTTTACCAGGATTTGGGTAGTCCTTCGTCGCCTATGGTCGCCCCCACGAAGATGGGTGAGCAGGACTATCGGTTGTGGAACTTTTCACAGGACGCTCTTGCAAGGGCAGATACGCCTACCTCCTTTGCCCCGTATGGCCCCGGTAGGTGGGCACCTCCCTCGGACCCAGGAGACCAAGGATCGGCCCCAGAACCTAACCCAGATGGGGCATCTTCTCTGGACATCGGCCCCGTATCGGCCCCCGTAGAGCTTACCTTTCCAACCGACAGTTCGATGGCCTACATCGAAGCCCTCACCGCCGCTTTCGTGACGGCCCAGTTGGTAAGCAACTTCCCTGGCATGGAGAAGGGTGAGTTCACTGCGGACTCGGCCTACGCTTTCAATGACGCAAGCAGATACGCAGCCATCAACCCCCTGGGCAATGCTGCCATGCAGGTGCAGCAAAAGTGCGGGTTTGGGCCGAAGCTCACAGAAAATAAGAACTACCTGATGCCTCTGTACAGGGGAAAGAATCCTAAAGGCTTCCGCGCACAAGTGCTTCGCAACGCTATTGCGTGGGCAGGTGCGGCTTACCGTAGGATCAACCCCTCTGAAAACTTTATCAGCGTGGTTGAGGACTTGGCCAAGGACCTGCTTGAGTTCAAGTGGTCAGATATTGACTCCAAATACCCCTCCAACACCATCTTGGAGAGCGTGGGGTATCAGAGGAAAACCAACGACGTGGCAAAGGAGGCGTTCACAGAGGCCGCCAAAGGCGTTGCCGGGAATCTGGCGGCGATTCCTTGGGGTCCAGACAACCCGAACCGGATGGAAGCATGGTCCTCTACTGACCGTCCCAGAACGCTTACATCTTCGCCGGGAGTTGCTGACGGCACTGAGTTGGAGTTTGATCCGGGTCCTCTCTTTATTCCAGACCCCAACCAAACACTCAACGCTATGGCGTCCAGTGCGCCTTCAACCATCCCCGTGGTTTACGGAGGCACTCCCAGCGGCGTCAAGGCTGACTACATCTGTAACGTGCTCCCAGATGAGGTCATGTACAGCGCAGAGACTATCTTGTTCATGCAAGGCCGGATGATGCCCAGCAGCGCAGGAGGCTGGATTGCGGTACGCCCCTTCGACAAAGCTCTCGCGCCTGTGAACGAGATTCTGGACAAGATTGAAAGGTTCCTCATGGCTATCCTGGATGGCCTCCAGGGACTGGTTGATGAAATCATCCGGTATATCGAAGGCATCCAGAAGCGCATCTACCAGCTTCAAATGCTCATCCAGTACATCCGGTCCCTCTTGAGGATGATCGATATGTTCGCCCTCCCCTCCTGCTCGGGGCTGATCCTGGTAGAGAACGGGACTGACGGGCTGCTTCAGGGCCTTGTGATGGCTACGGATAAGCCAGAGGACGACAGAAGTGCTTACGGGGGAGGGATGGTTATTGCGGCTGGTGGCCTTCCGTTGATCCTCCTGGAGCTTCTCGCTGCCATCATGGGTGGCGGGGGAGATGACTGATGGGGTTCTGGGCCTTCGGAGCATCCTTTAGGCGTACCCAGTGGGTGACGTGCCGTGCCTTCGCGTTGGAGGGTCGGCGTCAACTGTCTTCCCGTGAAAGGGCGATCCGTTCACAGATAGAGCGGATCGGAGAAGTGAACTTGTTCTGGAACAAGGATGAGGCAGGCCACGCCACTAACCAACGCCGCCTTCTATCCGTGAGTTCCAACCAGTCGGCAATAGGTAAGCTGATGCTGGCTTACGTTTCCTTGGGGGGCAACCCGTTTGACATCTCCATGTTCCTCAACCCCCGGACGGGCCTCTCGACCAAAGATGAGTTGATCGTCAGGAATCAGCCGGGTGGTGGTCTGGTGAGCCTGGAAACCGGCACTTTTGCGTGGGGTCCCTTTGACGCATCCAAACCCCAGCAAGGTGATTCGACTGTTGATCTTTACAAGTGGGGTCGGAAGGGTGGTCCTTCTGCTCCCGAAGATCCCGGTGACGTCACCACCATGCACAGGTTGCGTGCGCCTTACAAACAGGAGCTTGCCTATCGGTTCACGGACCTTGAGCGACGGATACTCAAGCAGTGTGATTTGGTCGAGCAGTTGCAGGAGGAGCTTGAATGGCTTTCCCAGGCGGGCGGCCAAGCCACCGCTGTGGGGAACCTACCCTTTTCCGAGGTCTTGTTTGACCCCACCGCCACAACAGCGCAGTTGGTTGCCCGTATGGATAGCATCTTCTTCACGATGGACGAAGATGATTCCACAAACATCGTGACGGCCAACGAAGATTCCGTCAATACGGAAGGTCTTGCCTTTCACCCGACGCTTTTGGACGACGCCGATGGGGAAGGGGATAACAGCTTGTAGGCGGTGCCCTGCCTATTGGCGACGACCGTCGGAGGTCCAGTGTCCTACGAGTTCCGAATCGGCTGGCCATGCAGCCATCTAATCCTTGAAGAGCCTACCTACCTGTCTCGTGACAGGCGCTCATTAGGGACGAAAGCGCCTGTGGCAAGCCAGGATTCAGTCCAGATCCTTGTGGATGACAAATACTACATCCCCAACACTGGCTTTTACAGCCAAGCCCTTCTCACTGGAAGCAGGAGCGCCCCCTTCCAAATCCAGACCTGCTCCAACTTGTCAGGACCGGATGCAAACCTGCTTACCATCACGGCAAGCAAAGGGTCTTTTGAAGTGCGCCTTCCTGAAGGAGACAACGTATCTTTGAAGGATGTTCTGAAGGCTATCCGATCTGCCAATGTAGATGAGGTAGTGGCCGTCGGCTCTTACAACGGTGCTGTAAGGTTGTTGGATAGTGCCTCCATTGGAGCGGAATCATTCCTCCGTGTGGGAGGGGATGGTGCGGATGCCTTGGGATGGGAGATTCAAAAAGGTGCGCGAGGCAAGATGCTTTACCCGCCCTGGAAGCTGCATACGCAGCGGGAAACCTACCCCAGCCCTCAACTGGCTAACGCACTCACAGCGGTTAGCAGATACCCCGTGTTCCAAGTCCCCATCAAAGGGCACTGCACCTTCAAAATCAGCTATGTCTCAACCCCAGAAAGGTGCCCTCGCTGCAACGCAACGTATGTAGAGAATGACTACCGCTTCAATGCCTTGGGGCAGCCTGTCCTCATCTACAACGAGGACATCCTCTACCAGAGTTGTTTGAAGATGTTGCTCACCTCTCTCGCATCAAACCCTTTCCACCCCAACTATGGGACCCGGCTTATGGACAGCATCGGGCAGAAGAGGTTTGGGGACGCAGCCCTTACAATCAAGGCATCCGTCCAGAAGGGTCTTGCGAAAGTCAAGAGCGTCCAGTCGCAGTTGCGCGAGTATCAAAACCTCACCCTTCAGGAACAGTTGTACAGCGTTGTTAGCGTTGACGTGGCAGAAGGGGATGATCCAACCACCTTTTTGGTTAGCGTCATCGTTCAAAACGCTTCGGGTAGGCCCATTCGGCTCTCGATAGCCTACACCGCGCCCGGAGCGGTGGCCTTGGCGGGTACTAATGGACAGACCCTTGGCCTCAACGCTGCGGGTCTTGGCGAGGATCAGGGGTACTGATGGCACAAACAAAACCATTGATTGTTGGCCCTGATGGGGTGCCTGCGGAGAGCCTTCGGTACTCGACCACCATTGACCGGCAGTTCCTCCGGGGCACGATGCCCACCACAACCGTTGATGTTCAGGTGTCTGTCAACGGGAGCGGCTATTCGTCTGACCCTTCCCTTGTGCTTCTGACAGGTCACCAGTGGACTATCCCTAACCCCTCTTATGAGCCGGATGGTTTGTTGTTGAGGAGCGGGGTGAACACCGTCTTGATTCGAGGAATCCTCTCGAACGGCTCCGTGACGACTGAAATCGAAGCCTTGATCACGCTGTCTTCGGACAGGGATGTTGGTGTGGTTGCTTCTTCCCCCACCAACATAAGGATCACCCAGAACAACTACTACGTTGAGATTTCGGCAGAGGTGGACGAAGACGTTGTGGGTTTCCAGGGGATGAACTTCTATGCCTCGGCTTCCCCTGGCGGGGGCGGCACGGGGTACAGCCGCATCAACGTAGACCTTGTAGCCGACGGGGTTGTGGAAGAAGAGGAGGATGCCTTTGCGTCTTTCACGGTGAACTCGAAGATCGCGGTGGATAATAACGGAACCCCTGTGGCTGACCCCCTCTATGTCCAGACCGTTAGCGTTCAGGTTGATAAGGACGGCACAGTTGAACAACTTGACTACGACGAAACGGTTGAGGTTCCCGAGATAGCTCGCGACATCCTGTTCACCGGAACCTACTCCACCATTCGTGAGGCCACTCGATATTCGTTCAACCATAGTCGATCAGGCAGCCCCACCAGTGACCCTGCGACAGTACGAATCGCTGCTTTCTCCGCTATCCCCTTTGAAGATCCGCTCTACTACGCGGTAAGTGCCGTCTACTACGACCCTCTCCGCAACCTACAGTACGAGTCCACTCTTTCCGAAGAGGTTGTGGGACGACCCTTGAAGGTGACGGGGGCGATGATCAGCCTGCCCGCGCCTTCCAAGAAGAACATCATCACGGACTTCATCACCAACATTTTCAGGACCAACCCCCAACTCCGTGTGGAAGCAGGCTCCGTTCTCCGTGACACGGTGATCGACCCGTTTGCTTCTGAAGCAGAGCGTATGCGGTTCTTGTTGGACTTCTACCATCGTGCCCGAACCCCCCTTCTCATGCTCCAGGTAGACGACCCTCAAGGGGTAGGCACTTCCATCCCGGTCCCACACTCTGGGTACAAGAGGGGCTTGAAGCAGGCTTTGTACTACACCACCGATGTACAGGTACAAGACCTGATCGACAGCACTTTTGATGCTTACGGGTCGAACTACGGGATGAAAAGACGTACTGGTAAGGCGGCTCGCACAGAGGTCACCTTTTACGTCAAGGCTCGACCAACTACCTCGGTGGTCATTCCTATCGGAACACAGGTCATGGGTGGTGCATCCACCTTTGCAACGACCCGTTCTGGAACCATCGACCTCGGAAACCTTGCCAGCACCTACAACCCCACCAAGGGGCGGTACGAGATTGAGGTGCCGGTGCGATGCTCCCAGGTGGGTTCTAATGGAAACGTGGGTGCGGGACAGATCAACCAACTCGTCACCAACCTTACGGCAGACCAGCAGATCGGATGCACGAACTCTGGAGCGGCGTTCGGAGGTGAGGACTTGGAGTCAAACCTTGCCTTCACAACCCGAGTTCTGTCGGCCCTCGCCTCTGTTGATTCAGGAACCGCGCAGGGCTACCTCCAGACCGCAGCGGACACCGCAGGTGTTCTGAAGGCAGAGGTGGTAGCCGCAGGCGACCCTCTGATGCAGCGAGACATAGGAACAGACGGAAAGCATCACGGGGGGAAGGTGGATGTTTGGGTCCAGGGCGAGAACACCGCCAGCGTCACCGACATCTTTGCCTTCTCTTTCGAGATTTTCCAGGACATTCAGTTTGAAGTTCTCGGAAGCTCCTCCGACTACACCTTCCGGGCTGTGGATCCGTCGCTTTCGTCTTCCTCCCCCATAGCGGCGATGCTGGACTACCCTGATTTGGGGTATGAGCTACGGAACATCTCAACAGGGGAGGTGTTTGATCTAACGGGTGTGGAGGTCGTCTCCTACGACACCATCCAACTCTCAACCGATGTTGTTCAACCCGCACTCGACCTGACTGATGTTGTCCTTGGAGCCTACCGAAAGGCTTCCGCGAACGATTTTGTTCTGCTTCGACAACCTGTGAGAAGCATAACCTCGGTGGTTGGGACGGTAAGCGGAACCCTTCCTGAAGAATCCTACAAGCTGGTTCGCCCGGATGCGCCTCTTTTCACAGGCCGTTCGTCCTTGGCCCAAGCGTACCTCTCCATCACAGGGTACGAGGACGGCTCTGGCAACTTCATCCCTTCGGGTGACCTGACAGACGTGACGGATGAGACGCATGTCATGACAGGCCAGTATGTCGAGTACGTCACAAAGCTGGGTGCCCTTTACTTCACCCTTGTGGTCACCAACGAAGACGGGAGCATCATCTACCGGGGACCTGACGACCCCAGTGGAGTTTCTGACTACTCCATCGATCCGGGGACTCAAACGCAGGCTTTGGGTATCCGGCGAACCAGTAACAGTGCCATCCCTTCTGGCTCTACGGTTTCGCTCTCGTATTCGCATGATGAGAACTTCACGGTGTCCTACACCACCAACCTCATCGTGTCTTCGGCACAGCAGGATTTGGATTTCTCCAAGCACGCCACCGCTGATGTCCTGGCAAAAGAAGCCATCCCTGTTCCAGTTGACGTAAGCGCCTCGGTCATCCTTCAGAAAGGACAGGACCGGACTCAAGTTGACTCTCTCTTGAGAACGAACTTCGCCAACCTTTTCGGCAACATGCGCCTCGGAAACCCCCTTCGTCAATCGGACGTGATTCAGCTTATCGAGAACACGTCCGGGGTTTCATATGTTGTGGTTCCTCTCACCACCCTTCTCCGTCAGGAGGGGTCCCAGGTGGTAAGAGATGCCTTGTCCACAGACGCTTCGAGTGATTCTGTGCTTCTGCAATCCCTTACTACCAACGTGTCCGTTGTCTACATCGTTGTCCAAGAACTGGAGGCGGCCACGGTTGACGGGGGAGGGGCCGAGGGTGATTTCAAGGGCGTCTTCCAGGACGAGGTGGAAATCAGCTTGCTTCAAAGCTCCGAGTCGTTGAGCACCTTGGGCCTTGCTTCAGGACAGGCGTACCTCATCGGATCCGAGGGGCGCTCCATCCAAGGCTACTCGGATGATGCAACCCTTTCCGCGCAAGGGTATGCCACGGCTGATTCAAGAGTTGCTCGCCGTGTGGAGCTTACTGCCAACCGGCTTCTTGTCTCCCTTCCTGTTGGGGAGTCTCCTACCGAGCACGCCTATGCTGTCACCTACATTGTTGGTCCTGATTCGGGTCCCAAGAACATTGTGGTCAACCCAACATCAGTCATCTCGCAGGGGGAACTCACGCTGACTTACGACGAGGATCAAAATGTCTGATGACGATGATGGAGATCGCCCGGTATCGGATCTTCCTTTTGCCCTGGCTCAAAACCCAGCCCCTTACCCGCTGACAGGCCAGGGATTTGAGCGTGACATCAACGTGCTGACCCAGCACCTCATGGCAACTTTCAGAGCTATCCTCCCGTCCAACTATGTATCCAACACTAACGGGCCTTGGTACACCCTCCAGTTCCAGGCGATGGCAAAGGAACTGGCGGCGCTTCAGATCGAGATGAATGAAGAGTACAAGGATGTAGTGTGGGACTTCACTCGCCCGGAAGTCCTCTGGCAAATCCTTGGGGAGATGGTTTTTCCGCAGGGGGGAGCCACGACTGTTCGCACGAAGGATATTCCCGAGATTGAAGGTGACGTTCCTTACCGGACCTTCCTGAAGAAGATCGCTTCGCTGCTGATTGCGGGTGCAACCAAGAAGTCCATGAAGGGGGGCCTGGAGGCGATTGATCCAAACGTGACTGCCCGGATCATCGAAAAGTACCTGTACACGCCGCCACGGGACCCTACGGGCGGTTTTACTTTGGAGGAGCAGTTCGAGGTTGAGGTGTTGATCGACAATGACAACAGCTTCCCTCTGGACCCTTTCCTTTACGAGTACAACGCCAAGTTAGTTCTCTACGCCTTGAAGCCAGCCCATGTCTTTTACTCGTTCAGCTACCTCTTCACGGATGCGTTTGGGGTCATAGCCTCGGACGAGAACGGGCTTTCGCTCGACCTCGATTCTTACTACTACGACGACATGCGGAAGTGGTGCCTGGGTGCCAAGCGCATTTCAGGGACTGGGACCGTCCTCTCCAATCGTTTCTTTTTCACCGACACCTCGGTTTCTTTCGAGGGGATTCGGCCCGGAGCGGTGTTCCATATCGAGTCCGGGGAAAACAAAGGCAGGTATCAGGTAGCTTCGGTGCAGGCGTTTCCTCTGGTAGAGGTGCAGCCCACCGCTTTTTGGTACAGGACCTTTCCTACGGGCCTGGAAGGCAAACTGCGCGTTCTCGACAAGAACACGGTGTCTGACGTTACTGCTGACTGGGGCAAGTGCGTGGACGGGGAGGTTCTTACCATCCACGCAGGCCCTTACCAGGGAAGCTACCGTTTACAGGATGTACTCGGGAGCAGGGGTGGCCCCATAGGGAAACGGCGTACCCTCTACATCGGAGGGGTTCCTCATCAAGTGTGGCCCTCTGGCTCGAAGGCGCGAATCTCCCCCAGCACCTTGAAGCTGGACAGACGAATCCCGGAAGTTTCCGATGCACAGGCGTACACGGTTACGGTTGACCGTTTGGGCGTTCAGAAGCCTCGTCCTGTTGTCGGAGAGGATGTTTCCAACCAGTTCTACATTTAGGGCTGTGACAACGGGAACCTGTTTTGGTCCTCTTTGTCCCAAGGTGAGTCCTGAAGCAACAAGGCACCCCCTTCTTCAAGGAGGTTTTTCGCTTCCTGGTGGGCGTCGTCCTCTGTGTCAAAAGGACCTACCTCATCACCTCCGCGCACGGTGATCATCCACCCGTCGCCGCTATCCCATACCTCCATCGCCATGCACAACGGCCAAGAGGAATCTGCATCCACCAGTTCACCCCCATTCCAGGGTTGTCGCATCTTCTTCCCTGGAGTGATCGCGACATACGCGGCTGTTCCCTGTTTTGTGGGTAGAGGCGGGAGTATCAGTTCGGAGACCTGTCGCCTTTCGAGTTCCCTCAAAATGCAGGCCACGTTATGGCTATCGTCCATAATCGCGGCGATTTGGGCGTACCTTGCCGACACTCCCGCCCCCTGCGCCCTACTTGTTGGACACGAACTTGTTCAGAGTTTGTGCAGTCTCGATGACTTCATCGAGGGTGTAGTAGGTCTTGCGCTCCTTGGACTTGTCCTCTCGGGCCATATGGGCGTTCTGCTCAAGGATGTCCTTGGCAAGATGGAGGAGGTCGAACCGCATCTGGTAGGGGTTGGCTGAAATAGCGGTTCCGTCTGGTGTTTGGGAAGGCATAGCTTCCTCCTTTTCTGTGTAGTGTGTGTGTCGCCCTTATGGGCACTTTCATACTACCCGGAAAAGTGGTTTAGCTACCCTCCAACCATGATAAATCAAGGCTCCAGTCTTCTTGGGACCGTCGTGCCCACACTTCAAAGCAACCGTCTACATAGGCCATCGCGTCGTCAGCACTCCAGCCGTTGATCTCCATGAGGTGTTCAACGGCCTGTGGTGCTCTTCCGACAGCCCCCGCTCTTCCGATATGCTTTACCTCATGGCACTTGGGACACAAGGCAATCAAGCCAACCAGCTTCTGGACTTTGGTTTCCTCGTTGTAGTCCCACCGTTCGTGGCACTCGACGGGCCACTTGGGACCCTTACCTCCGCATATCTCGCAGCGGTAGTGGGCTGCCTTGTACGTCGCCTTGCGTAGACGGTCCCATTCAGCCTTCGGAAGCTCTGACCGGAGGTTAGCCCCCCATTGTCCTCGGGGGACCAGTTCAATAGTTAGGTGTGGCTTCTTCATCTTCCCAATCTGCCAGCCCTTCCTCGATGGCGACCTTACCCGCCCGACGAGCGGAGCGTTCTGCGGTACGCGCTTCGGCAGCCATAGCCGCCCGAGACATATGAGTACCGAACTGACGCTGATGGCCTACTCGACCGCGAGAGCGAGGGATAAAACGCTTCGTCCCATCCTTCCAAGATTTACATGCCTGCGAAGCCATGACTCCTCCTATGCTCTCTATACGGTTCGGAGGGTATACCGGAACCCCCTAAATCTTCGCCCGGTGTCTTGCCTATGCCCGCAGGCCGGTAGGGTTCCTTTGGAGACTTCTTGATGGCAGCACGAATCCGAAGCTGGCTGAACGCCGACCACGCCACTGACGTGGATGAGCACAGCCGTGATGACCTGTCCTTTGCAGGGGCCGGGGACAACGTCTACGTCAGTTCTATCGACGCGGCAGCTACCTATGCTTGGACTATCGTTTATGCCCCCGAGGGGTCGATGGCGACGTTTTCCGGCAACGCTGCTGACCCGGCTCCAGGATTCTTCAACTGCGATATGCCGGGAGCCTACCTGATCCGACTGGTGGTGAACGCAGGCACAGCATCCGAGGGGACGCAGTACGTTCGACTTCGGGCACTGACGACCCGTGCCTCCCTAAAGCTGGTAGCCGCAGGAGAGCGGCGGGACTCTACTGGAATCATCCCGGTGGATGTCGATGTTGAAGGGTGGGCCAACGAGCAGAACTACAACCTCACACAGCTTGAAGCACTCATCCCTACGGGAACCGTGGAGACTGTGGCTTCTACTTTCCAGTGGAACGCTGGCTCTCCTGTGTCTGTCACTACATTGGATGCAGGGGATTCAGTCCTCGAAATCTGGTTGAGCTTCTCCACGCCGTTCCTGGATGCAGCTTCCACAGTTTCCGTGGGAACAGACGCAGCCCCGGAAAAGTATTTCCCGATTGTGGATGTTGACGTAACCAACACCACCTACACGCTCGCCTATTCGCCAGGAGACATTTTCGGCGTCTTCGGGGAGTTGTGGGTGAGCATCGCTCCCGGTGGTGGGGAGACGCAGGGCGTCGGCACGATACAGGCTCTCATCCGACGAGCATAGGTTTCCGGTGGCTTCTCTATTGCAGCCATAGATTGACGAGGCAGAGTGCCTCAAGCGGAGCTTTTTGACTAACCCCCCCCCGCAAGGAGACTCTCATGTCCGTCGTTCGCAAACTTCTCGGTACTATCGAAGATACGTTCTGGATCTTCCAGGATTCCAGTTCTGGCCTTCAAGGCATCCACCTCGACAACATCACGGGTACAGCCGTCGATGTCAAAGATGCCGGTGGAACACTCGTCCCTGTTCGCGTTGGCGCACCTGTTGGTGCGGATGACGCGGCACGGCTTTCCGATCTTCCTCCCGGAGCCGGATCGGAGCAGTCATGGATCATGATTCCAGTCGCATTCGGTAACCAGGGCACTGGTGTAGCAAGCACCGCCACCGTCCCTAACAACGCCATCATCCTCGATGTTCGTGTCAACGTCACGACCCAGTTCGAGAACACTGGAACGCCCACCGCGATGCCTCTTACGGCAGAGCTTACGGGTGTCGGAGCCAACTTCTTGGATGCCGCAGACAGCGACACGACAGCAGCAGCCGACTACGTCGTGTCTACGGTCCATATGAACTCTTCTGGCGGGCCGCTCACTGTGACGGTGAACTGCGGTGCCGCTACTTTGAGTGCTGGTGCTGCCAACGTGCTTATCAGCTACTCGGAACCCGCTACCTGATCCTCCCTCCCTTCCTGATGGGGTGTCCCAATGAGGTGACCATGAACGCACTGCTATTTCAGAAGCTCCAACTTCCGGCAGCAGTGTGTTCATGGCCCTCGGGGATCTCCGGTGAGGTGTCGAGATGGCGGTAGCGATTATCGAGGCCACCATCACCCGACCTTCGGGGGGACCTCCAGGACCATTCACGGGAGTTAGTAGCAACGACCTTTGGGTATCCGACACGGTTACCTGCGTGTCGGTGTCTACGGGGGTTACGCCGTCCACGACTTATGCGTGGTCTATCGCGTATCAGCCGCATGGCTCTACGGCCTCCTTTACGGGGGATCCGACAACAGCCGCTCCGGGTGATTTCACGATCACTCACGGAGGCCCTTACCTGATTCGGCTTGTGCTGGATCAAGGGCTGCCGACAGAGAACGAGCAGTTCATCAGGCTCCGGGTCAAGGTCACCCTTGATACGGAAGACCTCCTGCTTGTTGCGGCAGGGGAACAGTACGGGGGTGCTGCTACCCCCATCCCTGTAGACATCGACCCGGTTGGATGGACGGACGAGCAGAACAACAACCTGCTCGCCCTCCTCAACCTCATCAAGCCGTCTTACACCTCTGGTCACGTCGTGTACGTCGATGGCTCTGGAGGTGGTGACTACACCACTATCCAGGCTGCCATCGACTACGCGGTGACCCAAGGCCCCACAGCAATGGAACCTTGGGTTGTTTTGGTTCGACCTGGAACCTACGACGAGAGCCTTACTCTTCACGAGTCGGTTCACGTTTTTGGGTGGCCCGGTTCCTCCTCAAGCAGTCCCTCGAACATTGTTCGTATCCGAAACGAGGCCCTGTCAGGCCACACCCTGACCACTACGGCGTCCACCCAAAGGGTGCTGCTTCACAACCTCACCTTCCTCCAGCAGCACCCCGCAACCTTTGCGGCTATCACCGTAACGGGTGGAGGTGGCGTTTCCTCTTACCGTTGCAGCTTTGAAGTAGAGGGGCTTGACCCCTCCCAAGGCCCAGCCTTTACCCATAGTTCTGGCGGGACAGGCACCTCAGAGTTTGTAGATTGCCACTTCACCATGAACTCGGGGGCTGGGGTTGACTGCTACCTGCTTGGAGGAATGGATTCCGAGCTTCGAGTTCGGGAGTGCTTCTTCCAAGGACGTTCCGGGATTATGGTTGGGTCTACGGACGGGGTCCTTGACCTCGCTGATTCAACCCTGGTCATGGACGGCACGTTCGGTGCCCGCATCCAAGACGTAGGGCAACTCTTTGTTTCCTACAGCCGCATCTCTGGAGCGACCGAGTCTATTGACGTGAATCCGGGCGGGGCGGGTGGAACGTCCCCACCTGTGGGAACGTCCCTTCAGGTCCGGTGGTCTATCCTTGATTCAGCCATCACGTTCCGTACAGCCGCCATTATCGGAACCACTACCTTCTCCATCGGAAGCACGGAACACGGCACGATCACCTTTCCCGACGGACTGCCCACTTCCTTGGTGGCCTCTACTCCGTCAGACACCATCGGCTATGACCCGACACTTTTGCCTGCGGCACCCGACATCACGGCTACCGATGTCCAGAACGCCCTGGATCAGATTTACGACTACGCCAGCCAAGTGCGTACCCTGGACGACGCTTACGACGGCGGCCTTGGTGCAGGCGGCAGCGGCAGGACCATCGTCGCAGACGCAGGGGCCGTGCAAATCGTAGATGCGGCGGTTCCAAGCCCAGCCCCCGTGCCGGGAAGCACCCAAGGCTCCCTCCAAGTCACCGGAACCGTTGAGATTGGCGGTGTGGGTAAGCCTGAAATCAACCTCAACCCCAACCCGTTCGGCATCGGTGCTGAAATCACGATGGGGTGGCAAATCTGGCCGGGGGACGCCCTTTACGGGTCCACCACTTTCCTGCGTGCCGCCTCCATTGAGGAAAACCCCTGGCGAAACTACAACCTGTTTGTGGGGACCAGTCCTTCTGACGGCGGTGACCGCATCGGAAAGGTCATTGTTGCTGGCGGCCAGGGCTTGGAGGGCCTCAAGGTCACGCCGCCTCATGCTGGTGACGTTTACATTCTGGGGGGAGACACTTCTGAACCCGTTGCCGTTACGGATGCGGGGTCGGTCTTTATTGGTCCGGGTGGTTCGATCACGGGGAGTCCCGGATCCATCTTCTTCGGACGCCCGGAAACGGCTACCGCTGCCACACTCACGGCACTCGGTGCTTGTGTAGACCCTCTGGTTACTGGTGGAGACATCACCTTCGGCACTGAAGCAGGCGGCTTTACCGTCAGCTTTGCACCGGGAGACAACTTTGCAACTGTGTTGTCGAAGTTCAACACTACTGGCCGTGTGACCGCCACTGACGCAGGTGGTGGCGTGATTCAGCTTACGACCACCACGAAGGGTCCCATCACAGACATCTTTTGGGTGAGTTCGGATGGCGGTGGCGGGGCAGGCATCGACTTGGAGTTGGGAGGCTTCGAGGGTCAGGTTCCTGTGGGTGGTGCCTGGGTTGACCATATGGAAATCCGGGTCACAGACCACAACGAGATCACCTTCGGCCCCCTTCCTGGCCCAGCCATCGGCCCCATGATCTACAACGCGGACACCGGAAAGCTGACGGTTCCGGGCCTCATTGATCCTACTGGAATCATTTTCGATAATGCCCCCGTCCCGCCAACGGGGCCTGCAAAGGGCGGCATCTTTGTTTCTGACGGGACTGATCCAGGGGCACCCCTCATCAACAATCCCTACTACGTTGATGAAGCAGGGGTGATCACGGATCTTTTAGGCGGCGGTCCCGGTGGTTTGCCTGTTCCCGATGATGAGGGACAGATCCTTTTCGCCGCGACCCCTGCTGCCTTTGTCAAAGCGACCCCTCTGGTCGATGCTGACGGGTATCTGGTAACCAACGGCGACGGCCATATGGTGGTGACATGAGTGCATTTCACGGTGATCAAACAACAGCGCAAGGAATCCACACTCTCGTGGCGTGGGAGTACACTTCCACGGTTGATCGGGATGCGGCGGTTTATACCGGGGCAGACACCGGAAAGATGGCTCGCGTTGGCGCTGGTACTCCTTATACCTTCTTCGTTCTGACAGACCCCACAGGGCCGACATGGGTGGAGCTTGGCAGCGGGGGCGGCGGTGCGACCGTCAACCCCTTGCGCGGACGGCTGTACGTTGATTCGTCCTACGCTCTTGGAGGAAGCGATGGCTCTATCGCTGCCCCTTACACCACCATCCAGGATGCTTTGACGGCTATCGGCACTCCTGCGGTTCCGGTTGAGGAACTCCAAGGCGTCACGGTTATCATCAGTGGCGGCTTCTATGACGAGAACCTCGTCTTCCCAGACAAGCGTTCCATCTCCCTTGTCGGTGACGGAGAGGTTTACCTTACGGACACTGCTTCAGCTACGCCGCGCACCATCTCCCTGAATGCTGCTGTTGCTCCTTCCACGAACGCCATTTTTACCATCTCGTTCGAGCGGTTCCGGTTTACCGACACCATCACGTTCCAAAGCACGCAGCCCTCCTCGTATGAGGTTCACCTTATTGATTGTGGGCTACAGGGGGCTGGTGGAACAGGCGGCTTCTTTGACGCTACCGGCTGGGCCGGGGGTGGCCAGCTTCGCATCGAAGTGGTGGATTCCATCCTTGCTTCTTTCTCGGGAGCCGACCCCGTCCTTGATGGCGGCGCAGGACAGACCGTTGGGATCAAGCGCCTTGTGAACTCGGAGTTTGGGGGAGACATCAACATGGCCGGTTACGGCCATATCTCCGGGTGCTTGTTCACGGGAACGGACTTCACCTTTGATGCCGGGGGTGGCGCTACCACTCTTGCCAATGTCCAGGACCCTATCGGCTTCTTCAACTGCGGGTTCACTATCAGTGCGTCCTTTGGCGCAGCAGCACCGCTGAACAACACTGATTTCCTCGTTGATAACGTCACCCTTACGAGCTTCGACAATGTTGGCGGCACCTACACGTCAAACACCACCGGGCCGGGTGCCTTGTATGGCAGTTCGCCCCCTTCCGGTGGGGCCGGGGGTGACCTTGCTGGGACCTACCCCAACCCGACTGTAAATGCCATCACAGTCGGAGGCGTCCAGATGCCTTTCGACGCCACGATTGTGGCGAACACGGCACTGGTGGTGAACGCAACCGGAAACGGAATCATCGGAGGCAGCCTGGGGGGTGATGTAACATCCGGGGCGGCTGGAACTGTGGCAACCCAGGTTCCGCATTTCTCTGATGCTACCGGCAAGCTGATCTCCAACACCCTTGTGAGCATCAGCGACAAGGCTGACCCTGCCGTAACCCTCAAGGTTGATGCCTCCACACTCGCTTCACCCACCTCTGCCCAGATTCGGATGGATGCCACTGCGGCGTCTGATTTGGTCAATGTCGGGTTCGACCTCGCCAGCCTTCCTCAATGGGACCTCGGTGTAGACGGGTCGATTGCGGGCAGGCCCTTCCGCTTCAAGAACGGCGGTATCAACGACGTGCTCTTGGTTAGCAGCACGGGGGCCTTGACCATTGGAATCAGCCCCCACGAGTACGTCCTTCCTGACGTGGACGGTACGGCAGGACAGGTTCTCCAAACCGATGGGGCTGGAGGCGTAACTTGGGCTGCCCCTGCTGGAGGCGGCACGGTCACCTCCTCAGCAGCGAGCACAGTGGCAACACAGCTTGCCTTGATGACCACGGACACCAACATCTACAATGCCCCTAATGCCACACTTGTAGACGGGGATCTCGCTCTTGATGCGTCTTCGCTCGGGGCGGGCCATACGGCATCTCTCACGCTGAAGTCTGGCCACTCCACCGACCCCTCCATCCTTATGTTTGAGGATGCGTCTAATGCCCGGTGGGCGGTAGAGACCATCAATCCTGTCACTTCAGGCAATCTTCGATTCAAAGAACTGGGCACTAACCTCACTGTCATGTCTGTCTCGACCTCGGGTGCCCTTACCCTTGGCGACCATGCGGGCGGCAGTGAGTTCACCCTTCCCAGTGCAGACGGAACTCTAAATCAAGTTCTCCAGACTGATGGTGCAGGTGCTGTCGCTTGGGCCACGATTGCTGGAACCGGAGACGTTGTAGGTCCTGTTTCAGCCACAGACCATGCCCTGGCTCGTTTCAACGCTGCCACCGGGAAGCTAATCAAGAACAGTGAGGTCATTCTCCTCGATCACACGGAATCCGTAAACGGCGACATCGAGATGACCTTCAATGGGGCTGCTGCGGGCGCAGGAGCAAGCGCCCTGTTGAACTTGGACCACGGCGGGGCCGTGGCTGACTTGGCAGGCATAACCTTCTCTGCTGCGGGACCCTCCAAGGGCGCGTTCGGACTTCTCGGAACATCCGATGTCCTCGTGATTCAGGATTCTGCGGGCAACGAAAGGTTCTCTTTCGGCACTGAAGCAGCAGGAACTCCGGGAGTCCTCACCATCAATGGTGCGTTTTCCCTTCCCAGTGCTGACGGAAACCCAAATGATGTTCTTCAGACTGATGGTGCGGGGAATGTTTCCTGGGCCGCTGGCGGTGGTGGGGGCACCCTTCAAGATGCCTACGATGCTGGGCATACCATCACCACTTCGACGGGTACTGACATCGACCTCACCCTTTCCACTGCGGGTGGGGGCCTCAACGTCAGCGGTGCTGCTGCGGGCGACGGGACGGTCCTGTTCGGAATAGGCACCGAGCTTCTCGCCTTTACGGTTGAAGCGGTGTCTATTGGCATCGCCTCCAGTGCAGGTGCATCCTTCATGGGAGGGTCCAACACGCAGATTCGGATGAATGCGGACGACGCCGCAGATCGAACGCTTCTGGTTAGTGCTGCTAATGCGACGGGGAACGCCCTCCTCACTCTTGATGCGGAAGACCAAATCACCATCGGTGGAACCAACACGGTGGCACCGATAATCCAGGTGGACGCGGGCGTGGATGCCCAAATCCTAAACCTTTCCCAAGCGGGAGCGGGAGGGGAATCCTTCGGCCTCTTCGCGGGCACCGCAGACCCCAATGGATCCGTGTCGGCAGACGCGGGATCATTGTTCGTCCGAGACACGGGTGCGACGGCAAGCCTTTACCAAAACACGTCAGCCGGTTCGGGCACAGCCTGGACGCTGTTTTCAAGTGGGGGAACTGGTGATGTTGTAGGCCCCGTAGCCGCGACGGACACCGCGTTGGCTCGCTTTGATTCCGCTACCGGCAAGCTGCTTCAGAACAGCGAAGCCACTCTCACCGACCTTGCCACTGACAACAAGGTGGTCCTGACCTTGGATGGTGGTGGTGCGGGAGACGCTGGCTTGACTCTCACTACGGGAGCCGCACCAGGGCACGACGCCACTGTTACTTTGGATCACGGTGGGGCCGCAGCCGACACAGCACTTCTCAAGTTCCAGAGCAACAGCACCCTCTTGTGCCAACTCGGCCTCTTTGGAGACGGCGTTGCCTCCCTTCCTGGAATCACTTTCCAGGACGACGCAGGCCACAACAACCTGACCCTTACCTATGAGGTAGACGCTCCCGCAGTAGGCTTGCACACTACGGCGGCCACGATTGATGCGTCTGGGTATGTCGCTGGCAGCATCGCCTCACTTGTCGTGGACGGCGGCCCGCAGGGTGGTCCGGGCTTGGAGACGCACGCTACCTTGGAGTTCAAGCAAGCAGGGGTAGCAGGCTTCCACTTCTTGAGCCGCATGGGCGGGATGGCTACGACCCCCACGCTCCTGCTCAGGAGCGGGTTTGGCGACGACGTACTACAACTGGATGCGACCGCAGCGGGTGCGCCTGAAATCATCATCAACGGGTCTGACCTTGGGGGTGCCCATTGGTTCCTTCCTACGGTAGATGGAACTGCCGGACAGGTTCTGACCACAGACGGCACCCACAATGCTGGGGGCGTCAGTTGGCAAGACCCCGCTCCGCAAGGCGGTGTCGAAATCAAGCGGGTGGACTTCGACCACACTTCGGGAACGGTGAACGTAGTTACAGACCTTGCAGCCGGGGACGTGATCCTCAAGGTTTGGGTCCGGTACACGACTGTCTTCAACAACGACCCCAGCACTATTGAGGTTGGTAACACCGGATCCGTAAATGCGTACTTCGCATCGGGAGACACCGATTCCACCAACACTGCTTCGGGCTACTCGACGGAGCCAGTGGAGCCTGTGACGGCAGGACCCATTCCTCCCGACGTGATTCTTACAGTAACTACGGGCGCTTCTGCTTCCACAACCGGTGCGGGCTTTGTCTGCGTCATGCTCCACAAAGCGTAGAGGTTACCTATGGCCAATAAGAAAGTAGATTCGATCCAGAGCCTCGGTGAAGTTGAGACTAATACTCTCAAGGTGGTTTCCGGGGCCAGTGCAGGCCATGTTCTGACTTCCGATGCTTCAGGAAATGCGGTGTGGGATGCTCCCGTTGGTGGCTCTATTGCGACCACCCAGCAGGTCATCGCTACTCCGTTCAGCTTCAGCGACTACAACGCCCAGGTTACCGCTGCTGGTGCTCCCAGGTATGCCCAGATCCAAACCTCTACGATTCTTCCCCTCAACGCTATTGTTATGGGGGCTGGCGTTTACATCGACGTAGCCTGGAACATCGTAACGAAGATGAGCATTGGGACCGAGGACAACTCTGGAGTGTTCCCTGTGGGTCCTCCGGTTGGTGCGTGGGAACGCTTCCAGGACCACGCGGACAACACGCCAGTCACCAGCGGGATGTATTGGGTGAATGACTGGGCTGAACTGGCCGGGGCTACCCGCATTTACCTGACCATCGAGGCCAATCTGGCCGTAGCCATGACTCAAGGGACAGGCCAACTGGTCATCCGATATGTAGAAACTCCGAGGACCTAACAATGGCTGACTTCACTACCGTAGCTCCCCAAACTTGGGCCACACTCATCACGATGCCCAAGACCCACCCGAATGGTCTTCTGGACCCGTCGGTGATTTACACGGACGACAGCGGGAACATCCAGTGCGCCAAAAAGGACCTCTCGGAGTTGAGGCCGCTCTTTGCCGGGACGTCAGCCAACGCGAATAGCGTTGTGATCCGGTCGGAGTTCGACACCACAGCCTCCAAAGCGACGACCAACGAAGGAAACATCTCGGCTAATGCCACGAGCATTGGCAATAACGCGAGCGACATCACCGCGAACACCACGAGCATCACGACTAACGGCACCGCTATTGGCACGAATACGGGGAATATCTCCACGAATGTTACGAACATCACGGCCAACCAGACGACAGCGAACACGAACGCTGCGGGCATCTCGACCAACGCAGCCGACATCGCCACCAACCTTACTCAAATCACGGCCTCCTACGAAACGCTGAAGATCGACGTGGATTTCGACGGTGTGACCCGGACTTCCACCACCACCCTCAATGCGACGGCCAGGGTGTCCGAGGTGAGGTTTGAGTTCGACGGCACCGCTGACCAGCGCACCCCGGACGAGAACGGTTCTGCCCCCACCCTTCAGGTTCATTTCCAGGGCGGTGCGGCGGGAAGCCTTCTTGATTGGACCTCTCAACCAGGGGTCGAAATCCCAGCGGAGATTCTCCTACACCCCCAGTGGACCTTGAACGACACGGGAAACAAAGTGCCTATCGAGGTGGTGATGAGCAACACCACCTTCGGGGCTGTCCCCGCCTTTTCGATTGTGGTCGTCTACGCAAACAACCCCTTGAGCTAAATGAGGTGAACTATGTCACTCCTTGGCGGCTGCGGCTCCCCTTTCTACAACTCCGTTATCCTTTACGACGAACTTGCCTTCAAGACAGGCGTCACTCCGAAGGACTACCAGAATAAAGGGCAGCTTCGCCCTACGCTGTCACTATCGACGGATGATGCAGGTAACCAGTCCTTCAAGATGACTGACAGCAAGGGCCTGAACGCAAGTTCCACGGCTATGCTGGCACCCCCTCATATCTCGTCCGTTGGGGCGCGGGATGCCTGGGTGCAGGTGACCTCGGGCACCTTCAACGTGACAGAGTCACTGTCGCCCACCAAAGAGACTGATGGCACTCTCATGGGCGAGCAGATTGTGAAGCTCCTCGCCCCGGATGGTGCTGCCGGTATTCGGATCGTGTGGCCTTTCGTTGTGGACTTCAACCATATTCAAGTCACTTGGTTCGGGGCTGATCCAGTGTTCGGGACGTTCAACATCGGTGCAATCCACACGGGCCTGGGCTTCCCTACTGTTGCCCTGAAGATGGTTGACTGCGAAGGCACGGTCTTTCCGGCTAATGCCGTGGGTCTTTCCGGCTTCGAGAACGGGGTTACCATTTCCCAACCCCTAAAGCTCGCCAACTTCTTTGGTGCAGGCAACCCCTCCACTGCTGTGTTCAAGCCTATGGGCATCGCCAACCTCGTCCTGGACTTGACCTTCAGCAACGGCGATACACCCATCCTTATCGGAAGTGCCGCTTTTGGAACAGACCAACGCGCTCTTGTGCCCGCATAAGTAGGGTGGCTGTGTGGCTGTATTTCTACCGGGATTGATGGGGGGATTTGGGTACGGAGGCAACGCCTACGGATTCTCACCCTACGGTAGTGCAGCCCACCCAAGGCTCCCGGTCCCACCGGGTGGGGGTTATGGCGGGGCCGCCTACGGTCTTTCCTCGTATGGTTCGGTAGACATCACGCCTCCTCGGGTGACGGGGGCCAACCCTATTGACGGGTATTCCGTAGAGGTTCTCTTCAGCGAGGAGATGGCTCACGACAGCCATCTTACGGACGCCGCCAACTACGTCCTCACCGCTACTTACGGGGTTCCCCTCACGGTAGTGCAGGTGTCTCCCGGAACGCCTGGATCACACGACGGTTACACGTCCGTCATCGTCTACCACACCGGGTCCACACTGGGCGGTCTTTACGTCGTCACCGTAGACCCCGGCCCAACCGGCCCTCGTGATTTGGCTGGAAATATCGTCGGGCCGCCCCCGACCAACTCGGCTTCTTTCTCTGCTTACGGAGACAAGTACACGGTCAATGCTCTTATCCCGGCTCCTCCCGGTGACGATGGCCGTACTGTTCTCCTGGAGTTCTTTGATTCAAGAGGGCTGCCCCAGGCCCTCCTCCCTGAATCATCGTTCTCTCCTGGAGTGGATGCGGTCGCTTCGTATTCTGTTGTGGGGGACTACCCCGTGGCTCCGGTCATCCATTCGGCAGAACAGGTAGCGGCTCTCCCAAGCAAGGTCTTTCTCGACGTCTCACCGATGACGAAGGTGGAGTACGACCTGACGGTTGGCCCTGCTGAAGCATTTGACTACCAGGGCAAAGAGCTTCCCAGTGCAGCCACGTCCTTCGACGGCGTTGAGGTCGGCACTGGAACCTCCGAGATCGTGTCCAACCAGCTTGTTTTGAGCAAGGCAGTGGGGGTCACTTACGGGTGGTCCTTTGGAGACACTTCTGGGAGGCTTATTGACGGGACCACTTACAGGGCAGACATCGTTTTCCAGTGCGGAAGCGCCCACATTCACCCTCCGGTTACCGGGTCGTCCCTATTTAGCTTCACGGTGAATGACGGAAGCCGTCAGGTCATCCTGACGTTGGGCGACATCGCAGGCACCAAGGTGATCGACATTTCGACACCTCTGGGGGTTGTGGGAACTGTTCCTGCGGAGTGGGGGGCGAACTCTGCCGAGACCCTAACCCTGGTCAGGAATCAGTACGGGGGCTTCTACTCGGTCCTGTTCAACGGAGTACCTCTCCTCACCTTCCCCATCGGGGCCGTGACTCCTACGACTATTCCCGTAGGGGCACAGGCTTTGTTGCTGGCCCCTCACGAAGTCCAGCTTTTCGTCGTCAAGCAGGTAGAGATTAGTGCTTCCTCCACCGTTTTCAGTTCGACTTGGAACTTTATCCATGAACTGAAGGACGCCTTCCTGGGATCCGTTGTTCTTACCCGTGACGTGATTCAGACAGCCCGAGGGCCGTTGGTTCGAGGGTGGGGTGATGCAACCCCCGCGACTCGGGATGATGTTGAAGTCCGGTTGGATGGGGTCGGGATTGAGGTTCGGGACGTAAACCCTTGGGTTGGCGAAATCTACCCCACCATTCCGATCCCGCTGGCGGCTCCGGGGGACATGTCGGTTGAACTCGACTACATCTGGTTCTCAAACCCTCCAATGGTGATGGAGGGCCTCAACACCAGAGGTCTGACCCTGAACAAATGGGACCGGTCAGTAGGACACACGCCGGGAGCGCACTCACCTGTTCCGGCATCTTCAAAGGGAGCCTCCCTCTACCACCGCTTCCCGATGGGGACGCTCCTTGGTCCGAAGCCCCAGAAAAGCCCGAAACATATCGGCCACCGGTACATGGGTTTCCAACTGGGGGGCTATTCTGCCCTTCTGAACCAGCCAACGACCCTTTTGACCAACCAAAACCCTCACGAACTTTCTGTGGGGGGGATGAAAGCATCCTCTCAAGAGGAGGTGGTCACCTACCACGGAAGGGTGCCCCCCGCCGATGATTCAGCGGCTCCTTGGGCGCTCACTGGGACTGACGCCGGATATGTCGGGAATGAGGACGACTACATCCTCGTAGATGCTGTATCTGGAACCTACAAGGACGGCACCCCCGCTCTTTACGAGAGAAACGTCGATTTGTCCTTGGCGTGTGCTGTTGAGTACAGCGTTCGCGTCCAACTGAAAGACACCGGCACCTACGATGGGGTCTTTTCGGGTGTGGGGATAGGGGTCCATGACGGCCTGAAGATGCCTTTTGTGGGATTCCTCAAGGTTGACGGCGTCCGGTCGCTGGGGCTTCTCGAAAACGCTGCACGGCCCGATCTGGAATCCGCTTGGAAGGTTGGCCCCGGCCTGGACGGGATTGCCACAACCGCGACCACCATCAAGCTCCCCTACAACACCCTCCTTTCCGGGGTCAAAGCCGGAAGCGCGATTCGTATTCCGACGGGTCCCCAAGCCGGGGTTTACACAGTCGCATCGTGCGGGACCTACTTGAATGAGGACGGGACAATAACCCTTGTCCTGAACGAATCCTTGCCCGCACGGGTGGACCTGTTCGGCAACGACACCGTTTACCTTCTCTTCGATGTCCCGTGGGGTGAGGAGCTTGTCTCTGTTCGGATGTTGACCGATTTCCCTGGAGGGGTCACAACGGTATCCATCGGCGGCTCTGTGTCAGGGACTTTGGTCTCCGAGGTTGTGGCGACTGCGTTCCCTGCTTCCACTTCCCTTGTGATCCCAGCTATTCCAAAGGGGCCAGAGAACGGCTCCGTGTTCTGGGGTTCTTTGTCGAGGAGGGCAACTAATATCTCGGCTTGGGAGGTGGTCCACTACTCGGTGATTCCCAAGTACCTTGTCGAGACATCCCACGGAATCACGGTCCTCACGGAGATGAACCGAGTTCCACAAACCGGCCCCACTCCTTGGTTCATCTCCGGTGGGTTTGGCTATGCGGAGGTTGATTCAACAGGGGACACACTGCTGTTGAAGTCCAACTCGCAGGCTACTAACGCCCTGAATCATGGGAATAACCTCACGTTTTCGTACAACAGGGCCGTCCCGTTCCTCACGCCCAAGACAAGGACCGAGGTGGAGGCCACCTTCAAGGTGGAAAGCCACATCCAAGGTTCTGCCAGCGCCTCGCTGATCATCGAGGATACGGAACGTGTTTCAAGAGTTAGCACCATCTCATACCTCCAAGGGGAGAACGTCACCGAATCCGATGGGACGCCTGTATACAGGAAGCTGCTGAACCTTCCCGCTTGCAGCCTGTCCGGTTTGCTGAAGCCCGTTGATGCGAACTGGAGTCCCGCAAGCTGGAACAACACGGATACCAATACGGTGGCCGTGTTCGGGAACCGCTTGGTGGTTTCCCAGGGCGGCGTGGGCGGCTCCCTCTGGTCTCAAGGTAAAACGCTGCCCTCAAGCGACCCTCTTCTTTTGGACGGGGTGATTGCGGATGCTCGCATAAAGATCCGGTCCTCTGAAGCAGCCGATGGTCGTGCTGGCCCCACGTTTGGGGTGGTCGTCCCCTTCAGTGCCACGACAGCGATCAACATACAAGTGGATTGGCTCCCCGACGGCAAGGTGGGGCTAATCAAGCTGCCAGAGGTCCCCGGTGACCCCTCTGTGATTGTGGATGCTTGGAGTGTCGGATGGGACGACCAGCGGTTCCATGACTACCGACTGGTGTGCGACCCCACAGCTAACATCGCTGTGCTTGTAGTGGACGACGAGGTCCAGGGATCAGCGCCCCTCGACTCCTTCCTGGAGGTGCCCTCCGATAAACAGAACACCTTCTACGGCAGGTTCGGCGTTATCGAGGCTGCAACCTCCCTTTCGGTGTGGGATTCCTTCAGCGTAGTCCCGCTGCGTACTCTTGTGACAGCAGCCGCAGGGGCGAACGGAGCTATCGTTCGTACCCTTGGTTTGCTCGTAGGGGCTGACCCGGACAAGCTCGATGGCTACCGCCTTCCTCGCCTGGACTCCCTCTCTGTCGCAAACACGGATCCCAGTGCCCAGATCGTCCCTATGGACTGGAAGCAGGACTATATCCGGGCGCGGATGTACTACGACCCAGAGTGGGGCGTCTGCGTTTACCGGCCTGATCTTTCCCCTCCACCTTGGTACACGGGCGACTTCGCTACCGAAACCACTGATCCAAGTGCGGCTTGGATCTCCGTAGAGACCCCGGACATCCCCACCTTGGAGAAGGAGAAGGGGTCCATTCGGTGGGGGTCCATCAACCCGTATTCCATCACGTCGCAGAGATGGCGTTCTGTCCGTTACCGCTTGAGAGGTGCCCCTGACGGTTTTGGGATTGCCCCTCAAAACATGATCCTGAATCGGTATCACCGCCTTACTTCAGGCGAGTGGTTGTACGACACCACCCCTGAAGTAGTGACGATCAACTCATCTTCGCACACCACAGTGAGCGTCCGTGCCAGCGCCATGCAGGCAGATCGGGTCTTTGTGGTTCAGGTGGATGGGGTGGTGATTCCCATAGCAGACTGGGCCTTTGACAAAGCAACCCAGACCATCACTTTTGTAGCTCCCCTTCCCTCTTCCAGCTATCCCGTAACCATCACCTTTGTTGCAAGTCAGCCTGTGACGGAGACATACCTCTGTTCGCAGCCGATAGAGCAGTCAGTCACGCTCCTCAATGAAGGAACGCCTCCTGTACCGACGGGGCGACATACTGAATCAATCCGGGAAGTTCTTGCTGGGTCCCGGATCAACGACCCTCTTGATGTCCTGGACGACGCCGAAACACTCATCACCAACGACCCTCACCGGGTGGTGAAGTTCAAGGAGACGGCCACCTCCCTCTACACGGACATGTCTTTCTGTGAGGTTGAGGACGGGGAGAGCATCTGGATTTCCTCGCTGTGCGATGGTCCCGGAATCGCTCAAGGATTCGCAGGCATCGAGGTTGACGGAACAGACTACGGCAACAGCTTCACAGTGCCAGAGGGTCCCGCAGGTCCTTGGGGTAAATCCTCCCCGACCTTCAAGAAGTCATCCACCTACTTCGACCAGTCTTCGGTGTTGCTTGCTTCAGGCGGCGTGATTCAAGGCGGCGTGCTTGGACCCGGAACAGCGGTTCTTTACCCCAATGCGAGAGGCCCTTCAGGAAAGCCGCCCCCAGGAATGGGCCTGAATCAAGAGTTCCGCATTGTCATGCAGGACGTGACACCTCGCACAGACAGTTTCGACCCAGGCTGGATGGGGGACAACGTACCTCCAACCAACCCGATCCCCGTGACGGACAACCCGGATGGCGTCCCTGGCACGTTTGGTGTTGGGAAGTGCGTGGCACGTTTGGTGGACTACGGGTCGGATACGGGCACCTCCCGCTTGGGACCGTGGGGAGCCAAGACATGGTTTGGAGAGGTCATCGTCTTGGACAACGCCTCTATCCTCGCGGGAGACACCATCACCATTGGCGGCCTTCCCCTTACTGCTTCAGCAGGCGCTCCAGGAGCGGATGAGTTCCAGATTGGTGCTACCGATGCTGAAACAGTGGCGAACATTCGAGATGCGATCAACGACACCGCCAATAGCTTCCTCGGCCTGTGCCACGCTCAAGTGGAAACACTCCCCACGACCAATCAGGTAAACATCTCCTCGTCCCGCTCCCTTACCTTTACGTTGAGCAACGAGGTGGCTTTCCGACCCAACCCGCGCACCGGAACCCTCGTCAAGAGGTCTGTGTTGGCTGGCGGTTCCCAGTTGGATGGTTACCAGCTTGTGCTGTCTGGAGGGCTTCCCCTCCCCAGCCCCACTGTTACGGTATTCACCATTGAGGCCGCAAGCGCCCCGTAAGCGCCCTACAAGGTGCATTTTCAACTACCGACGGTTATTTCCCTATCATCCCAGTCGGGTTGACCATTTTTCATGGAGGAAACATATGCGACATTTTCTAACCCTGATCGTGCTGATGTTCGGCTTGACGGTCCCCACTACTGCTTTTGCAGAGGAACCAGCAGCCGAGGCTGCTGAAGCAGCGGAAGCAGCCGAGGCTGCGGAAGAGGCGGCACCCGCTTCTGAAGATGCTGCTGCCTCTGAAGGAGAGGAGAAGGCAGAAGACGGCGACGACAAGGCCGAGGAAGCCGAAGCTGTTCCAGAGACCCTGGACGAAGCAGCCGATGACATCAGCCTTCTTGTCAAAGCGGTCCAAGACAAAGACTGGTCCCTTGCACTGGGATTCCTGATGATGCTCCTTGTCATGCTGGCCAACAAGTTCGGCTTGAAGGACAAGGTTGGTGCCAAGGCGATTCCTTGGGTGGCTATGGGCCTTGCAGTGGCCAGCACCTTGGGTGTCGGCCTCGCGAGTGGCGTGGCCCTTATGGATGCACTTGTACAGGGTGTCCTGGCGGGGGTAGTTGCAATCGGTGGCTGGGAGCTTATGTTCAAGCATATGCTCAAGGGCAAGTCTGAATAGCCCTTCCCAGTTCGACACAACAGGAAACCCCCCGACCCTTTGTGGGCGGGGGGTTTCTTCGTCCTTGTTGGGGTTGTGGGGGGTTTCAGCGGACCTCTTCGGCCTGCCGCTGCGTCAGGGGTGTGGCCTACCTCGCACACCGGAGGTCACCTTGGGTCGGGACAATGGCGACAAAAGCCCCTAAATACAATCCATCGAGTTGGTCCTCATAGTTGGAGGGGGAGGAGAGGGCCTGTTGGTTTGAGCGGCCTTCCCCTCGATGAACTCCTTACGGGAGAGGTGTCCAACGGGAACCCCCTTTTCTCAAGTTTCCTGTTTCGATGGTTTGGCTATGGCTCCAGACGTTCGACACCATGTACTCGCTGGCCTTCGGTAGAGTGGAGGACACGGAGGCAGGACAGCATGAGTTCAATGATGAAAGACAGGTTTCAATCTCCACGAGGTCGGGTAAACATGGGATTCTCCATCGAACATGCTGCTGCGATGACCCTCCCCAAAGGGGAAGTCTTCGTCAAGATGGTGGACTCCGTTACCGGGGAAGTTCTCCACGACGAGCACTACAACAACGTCATCACGGCAGACGCTGGAATCCAAGCCGCACGCTACTTCAAGGACCCTTCAGAGCCTAACAACGGCGCGAATATGCTGGCTGTTGGGACGGGGGCTTTGGGGTCATTGCTTTCCCCGGACGCCCCAAGCCCAGATCAGCGTTCCCTCAACGCAGAGATTCAGAGGAAGGCGTGGAGTTCGACTACATTCAGGAACGCTGACGGCGGCGCTTCCGAAATCCCCACCAATGTTGTGGACTTCACCTGCACCTACGATGAGGCAGAGGCGGTAGGGCCTTTGAATGAAATGGGGATCATGTCTACCCGTTCGGACAATCCCCTGGTCACTTACCCCAACCCGGACATTTACCCGGCACGGGAACTGTCACGGGACTTGCGTGACTACGACGTGTTGATCAACTACCTGACCTTTGGGGTTATCTCCAAGCCCAGCACGGCACGGCTCACCATCACTTGGCGAATCACGTTCTAACGACCTGAAGCAACGGACGTGGTGTACTCCTGGAGCAGCCCTCCCCCGCCTACTTTGTAGCAAGCGACGTAGTACCGACGTTGCAGCAGGGAGGCGATCTCATCCGTGATGAGGAGGAGAAAATCTCCATTGGCGTCGTATGCCTCATACACCCCCTCATAAATACCTTCCGAGTCTTCCCGGATAGACACCCGTACTTCACGGATCTCGGAATAAGGGGAAGGGAGAGCAGGCCAGCCCTCTGGAGGCTCCACCTCTGGTACACCGAACCCGCCATTCCAGTTGGACGGTCCTGTAGGGCGGGGAGAAGGGGGTTGCGGCTGGTGCGGGATCACAGGCACCACGGTGGGCGGCAGAGGAGACACCCCTTGGCCCAAGGGAGGGGGAGTGCCGATGCCGTTAGCGAAGTCCTGAAGAATCTGGAGCTTATCCTTTACAACCTCCACCTCGGAAGCGTCAGCCCAACGAACATCGTCTTTTCCTGAACCCACACGGACTCCAAGCCGATGACCCTTCACCCAAAAAACTTCGCCCTCTTCGGAGGTTTCTTTGATGCGTACCTGCTGACCCTTGGAGGGCACTTCAGGCGTGTGCGCTTGCAGAAGCTCGTTCCAGGTGTGGCCCGCAGGGGGCTTGTCATTGGAGGCGATGGTCGGGTCGAACCCTGGAACCACCACCACCACGTTGTGGGCTGCGGTCCAGTGGGCAGTTCCCGCTGCGTCTTTGAATCCGATGCGAGCACCTTGGTTGTGTAGACCTCCTTCCCCCTCCCAAAAAACTATTCCCGTTGTGTCTCTGGGGACTTTGCGGCCCTTTACTACCACCACACACTTCCCCGTTGCGGGGCGCAGGAGTTCAGCGCGAGCCTCTTCTTCTGTCAGTTTTGGGGCAGTCATGGGCACCTCTTTCGCCTTCACCTGTACAGGTGTTCTACGATAACTCCTCAACCTGGGAACCCCCCATCTTCGGTTCCATGCCTATCGAGACTGTGAAGCGGAGGTGGCTCTATGGGATGCGGGTGCCGCAAGAAAACAGCCTCGAAGAAACCGGCTGGTCATGCGACCATGAAAAAGCCGACATCCTCGAAGAGTTTGCCAAAGACTTTTGCTGCGAAAGCAGCGCCAGGAAGCCGAGGCACGCGAAGAAGTGCCTCTTACACACGCATCTCGCCGGGGTCGGCGGTGCGAAAATGATTAGGAATACGTTTCGGTGTCCCGGCTATATGCCTCGATGCCGTAGGTAAGGTACTCCCTCGTCGGAGCGGGAAACCCGGATGGCCATTAGAGATAAATACTTCACAGGTACTTCAGTTTCACGATACCTCCCTCCTGGGGAGCATTCGTGGGATGAGGCGGTCTACCAATCTGGTAAGCCTGTCCTCGATGCTGAACTGAACCTATCCCAAGAAGTGGGCCGCCAACTGCGGTCTTTGGTACAACAGCGCACTGTCCCGTCTGGGTGGTTGCGGGGGCCAGTCGCGCCTACCTTCCAGGAAGGCATGGGATTCCTTCCCACCTCCAACCCTAACTTCCACGCGAACTCGCTTTGGATGGGCAAGAGAACGGCTCTGGTAGCCGGTGCTCCCATTGTGGTGGAGTACGCAAACACTGCACTTCCTGACCAAAACCGCATTGATTTGAGCGCGGCCACCGTCTACGACGGCACAGGCCCCAGCATCAAGCGCACCGATTTTGTATTCCTTGAGGTCTGGCGATGCCTTGTCTCCCATTCCCCTCGTGCCTCTGCGACCGTTGAGGTTGTGACCTGGGCCGACATGGTTGCCGGTGATCAGGTGGTCATCAACGGTTTGGCCCTTACGGCAACAGCAGGCGCTCCAGGACTCAATGAGTTCAATCTGGGTGCCAACGCCAACGACGCCGCCGCCAACATGCGAGACGCCATCCTGGACCCGGTAAACGGCTTTGCGGGTACTTGCACGGCACAGGTCGATGTTTCTAATCCCGCAGAGGTAGACCTTCGAGTGGTGGATGCTTTGGCAGGAGCAGCCGGAAATGCTGTCACCCTGAGCCTCGTCCTCACAAATGCCGGTTGCATGACCGTAAACGGCTTTGCAGGCCCGACCACTTTTGCGGGAGGTGCGGACACCCCCAACAAGCCCACACAGGCCAGCCTGTATCGACACGGAAACGTCCAATCTCCTGTATCCACGAACCTCGCTGACCGGATTGCTGACCCTACTATCGGGACAGAAACCGCCGCGAGGGTTCAGTGGCAGTACCGCATCAGGGCTTCCGGGGTGTCGGATGCTATCAACTTCAAGACGCAGCAGGACGGTTTCTCTAACCCCAACGTGCTCGCTCAAGGGACACAAGCAGCAGGTGTAGCCCTCTACCCGTTCGTGAAAGCCGACATGACTTCGGTGATCGATAACAGCAGCGCGGTGGCCTACGACATCCGCGACCCTGGCCTTTGGGTAGCAGGTGACGGAAGCAGCACCGCTGCGGCTGATCTGGGCACTGTGGACGGCTATGTATACGCCATCCCTATTGGATTCGTGTTCAGGCGAAACGACGCCTACGACGGCGCAGCCCTCGGGATGGTCGGGTTTGATCCTCTGGACAACACCAACGGCGCTCTACCGTACACCCACCCAGTCTTTGTAAACCCTGTGATTGGAACCATCGAAGCTGACGAGTCAGATCGTCCCGATGGCTTCTTTCATGATGTCATTGTCTACACCGACTTCCTTGATTTGAGGAAGAACACCTACCCGGCTGGCCTGGACCTCAAAGCTGAACTTGAGCGCCAGATGAACCGGCTCCTCGACAACAGCTTGGGCACTTGGGCGATTGATTCAGGCGACAAGTCAGGCGCGATGGGCGGGGGTTCCGGCGACGTTAGCTGGAAATACATGGTCTGCAACGAGGTTGGTCGTTCCGACGCAGAGGGAGGCCATCCCACTGAATCAGGCGACACGAACCGAGGAAACTTCATCGCCAACTTCGACCATGTCCGTCGAAGATTCGCGGACCAGCCGGTGGTTGAATACCGCGTGATTCCGGTATCTCCCACGTTCACGACGATCACCCAACCGGGCCACTTTGTGGTCAAAGCAGACGCAGTAAGCCAGCCCAATGGCTGGGGCGAGAACGATGTCATCCATATTGACTTGGGTGACCTGAACGCCACTGGGGATGGGACCTGGGATGAAGCCACCGCCACTTACCACGGCGGTACAGGAGGCCATGTCTCCAACTTCTTCCCCTCCGGGACGATGATCACCGGAATCAAGACCATTAGGCACGATGACGGACTATCGAGCGCAGCCACAAGCCAGGAGGTCCAGATCAAGACGGTCACGGGTCTTGGGACGGACTACATCCAGATCACCCTGGACCCCAACCCTACTTCTGCTGATGGCGGGGGGAACCCGGCACGGGACCCGGCCCATGTACAGATGGTAGCAAACCTTGGCTCGGCTACTGATGACGGGAGTCCTCGACGTATCTTTGTAGAGCTTGAGGTGGCGTATCCTGTGGGGGTTGGAACTTCAGACACCCCGTGGTTGGACATCAACGATGATTCCGTGATTCCAGACGCACCTACCTCGGTTGGCGTCTACGAATACGGACCCGCCATCGAGACCGGACCCGTCACGGAACGGCCTCCAGACTGGCAGGAACAACTGCCTCCGTTGTTCCGTCCCTCTCACCGCGAAGTGAACTGGGAATATGCTTGCAATAACGGAGCAGCAGCGAGCGCCTACACAGATGTCTTGGTGTCTGCTGACCCCGCTACAGTCTACGTTCCTCGGCGCATGTACGGGTCAAAGAACACGGAGGTAACCGTCAGTGATTTGATCGCAGGGACCCCTTGCAACCCGGACAACGGCAACACTACTTATGGTTCCTCGCTACGCAGGGTCGTGTTGGACACCACGGGACCTGCTCCTTCGGTTCCGTTCACCAATGCCGGTTCCACGCTCTGCCAAGTTAGCTGGTTCCCCCAAGACCCCCTTCCCAACTCTGGTGCCGCTTACGGATACCAGCTTGCCGTGTACTACCGAACAATGGCCGAACAGACGGCAGGCAGTAAGGCGGGCCTCACAAGCCTCCCTGAAGACATCACGGTTGAACCTTTGGTGATGTCCCGTGACCTTTGGACCAACACCGTTTCAGTGGGTTCCGTGGATGTTCCATTCCCTTACCTGAACCCCTCGGATCAGATTCCGGTAAACAACGACACCCCCGCAGCGGACTTCCCCGGTGAATGGGTGCTTCAGGCAACTGCCGATATTTCAGTGATGGACTTCGATGCCGACGTGGGCCTTTTGAACCTGCATCAAATGGTGGCCGTTGACGGAACGCAGGAGTTCACTTTCAGGATGCCTGACATGGATACCGAGTTCCGGTCCCACTACAAGGTGTCGGATACCGGCTCTTACCGTCCAACGGCGATGACCCAGCCTTTGTCCGGGGTTTCTACCCACAAAGTGAGCTTCCCCTTCCTGGCACGGGTGAAGAGTGGTTTGGACGGCGTTCCAGGAGCCACCATGTGGAGGGAGAACGAAGTCCTTCTCTTGGTTGTTACTCGATACGCCGTGCTTGATGAGAACAACACCATTCGTTTCACCGAAACAGACAACCGCACCTGTGTTGGCGTTTACCGCACACAGGGCATGACCATTTTGGCCTCGGAGTAAAGAGATGCCCCGTAGAGTAGACCCAGGTACTATCGGCGTTGGCGCTGGTCTGGCTCCCGAGGGGACCGTCGAGGACAACTCTCTTCGTTACCCGGAACGGGATGTAGACCCGCTTCGCGTTCACGTCGTGGACCCCAGCCGTGCCCATATGGCTGTGACCATCGGTATTGACGACGCAGGCCACTGCTACACCTCCGACGAGGTTGAGGGCGCTCTACAGGAAATCTGTGCTGGTGCTGGTGCAGGCCGCATGAACGGAATGGTGGCTGGAGGGTTCTTCCAAGAACTCGCCCTGGCTGGCGGCACCCCCTACAACCCTACTCTTCCTGGACCGAATCTCACTCTCACGCTGGTTGATCCCACCACAGTTCTTATCAACGCCCACGTCATCGAGTTGGGCGGCGCGACCATCACCCTTCCTGCTAACCAGATCAGCTACATCTACGTTGATTGTGACAGTTCGAGCGCGACTTACGAGCAGATGGTGTCGAAGCTGGCTCCACCACCCCCTATTGATGCGGGCGGTGTTGAGCACGTCATGCTTGCCAAGGTATCAACAACCGGAGCGACTGTTGATACCTACCAGGATGCCCGGTTCTTCGTGGCTGACCTGGACCGGAAGCTGGCGTATTCCAGCAGGGAAGGGGAGAACGTCCAAAGCTGGTCCGAATCGTGCTTCGTTACTCTCGACGCTGCCCTGTTCTGGATGGAGTATTATCACAACAACGGCCTCGCGGATCAGGAGACAAAGACCCGGATCCTCATTCGAGGTCGCCACGTCATCTACAACACCCTCACGGTCCCTCGCCACCATGTTGTCTTCGAGGGGGACGGAGAGGCCGTCATTCGACATGCGCCGGGATCCTCCTCGACTGTGTTGTTCGACATCACGGATCAGGACAACGTCGAGTTCAAGGATCTGGAGATCCTTTCCTCAAACGCTGCGAACAACTCTGCCATCTTCAGCAACTCGACCACAAAGCAAGAGAACATCAAGATTTCTCGGGTCCGCTTTACCGCCGACGGCGCGGACGGGTGGGGGACTCCCGTAAACCTGCTTTCCAGCGGCGGCGGCTACCCCAACCTTCTGATTGAGGATTGCGTTTTTTCCAACTACCTCACCACCGGGATCGCGGGACAAGATGTAAACAGTGGACGGGTTCGAGGCTGTACCGTGGTGGCCCTGCCGACAGCCGCAGCATCCACTGGTGTCCAGTTCTCGCCGGGGGTCGGTGTCGCTGCCGACCTTTGGTTCGAGAACAACAACATCAAGGCAAGCCGAGGCTTCGACCTTGGTGCTTGTGAAGAAGTCTGGATCCAAGACAACCACATCGACATCAATGAAAACGGTGACTACGGGATCCGTTTCTGGAACCCGGCAGGAACTTCCGCATCCGACAGGGTTCATATCAATAACAACGTCATTATTTCGGACTCGACTGCCGGTTCAGGAGTCCTCTTTGACACCTCCTTGAACTCGGCTCCCTTGCGGGAGCATTTCATCTCGGGCAACGTCATCCAGCGACACGGCACACTGGACACGGCACACGCCTCACCCGCAGACGGCTGGGCTATTGCCTACGTTCCCTTCGCGGGGTCGCACGCTGCTTCGAGTGTGAATATCACCGGCAACAGCTTCTCCAACTGGTCCAATACGACTGTCCACGCTCCTCTGACGGCAGGTTCGGGGGGCGGCATTTACTTCGGGAGCAGTGTTGAAGGGCTGGTGGTATCCGGGAACACCATTGAGGAGTGCCCTGGATTCCTTGTGATGCACACAGGGAGCCTTGCCGCGAAAGACGTGGCTATCACCGACAACGCCGGGAATCTTGCCACGGGCGTTCCGGCTATGGGCGGTGTCATCCTTTACGGCGAATACACTCGCCTGAAGGTCTCTCGGAACAGTTTCCATATGGGTGGTGCGCTCGCCCTCGCGGGTAACACAGGCGGGGCATACGGCGTGCTTGTCGAGACAGGGAGCGACAACCGCTCCGGGATATTCGACATCAATGAAAACCAACTCCTGGGCATGATGAACGCCGCTATCCGTGTTGGAGGCTACTACCTTCAGGTTGGAATCCGCGACAACACCATCAACGGGTTCATCAGCAGTGCGGCCCCCGGAGAGAGTCCCGCAGTAGGAATCCTCTGTGGAAAGTCCCTTGGTGGTTCCCTGGTAGCCCAGCAAGTGAATATCGCCGGGAACAACATCAGTTCCTGTGCTCACGGCATCCTGGTGGAAGGGTCATCGCCCTTCTCCTCCAATGGATCCCCAGAGAACTATGTCATCACCGGCAACACCATCGAATGTTGCGGCGGTGCCATCTGGACACCTGCCTTCACCGTCCCGCTTACTGATCAAGCGTCTATGGGCATCGGCATCCTCAACGCCAAGCAGGTGGTGGTGTCGAACAACAGTATTCGTGAGATGGGTATTCAACGGTCCTTGAGCGGTGTGGTTGGGATAACGGGGAGCGATGAGGGCACAATCGGGGTCTGCGCCCTCAACTCGCAGCAGTTGAACATCACAGGCAACCAGATCAACAAGATGTACTCGAAGGCTGCCGGTGTCAGCGTAGGCATCAGGGTCCTTATCACCCAGGCCGGGGCCGGGGCTGGAGCATCGACCTATGAGTGGCGGGGGTACAACATCTCCGACAACATCATTGATAACGACCCCGTGACGGTCGCTGTGCCCGGTGACGTGTGCCGAATCAGGGGTATTGAAGTCCTATGTATAAACTCGGACGACACCTATAATCACAACCTTCAAGAAGTGCGGGTGGCAAACAACACCATCAGCCACCTTATGTCTTATGCCCATAGTGGGATTGCCAGCACCGGCATCTACCTCCGGGCGTGGACCACGAACTCGGCCACGAACATGGCCGCGCTCCGAGACACCGTCGTTACCGGCAACCAGATCAACACGGTGGAAGGTTTCGGCATTTTCGCAGAATCCACGGACTACCTCGGAGTTGACGCCCTCAGTATGCAGCTTTTGAGCATCAGCGGGAACACCGTAAACCGCATGGCAGAAACTACTGGGGTTGCCGATACGGCAGGAATCTGCGTGGCAGTGGCTGAAGAAGCAAATGTTCGAGGCGTCAAGATTGACGGGAACATTCTCGACAAGGCTTACAACCACGGGATTTGGATGCACCCCACGGGTGACACAACCATGCGAGAAGTGTCGATCTGCAACAACATCATCCCGGAAGTTACGGGTGCCCTGGCAAACCAGGGAGGCGTGGGGGTCCATCTTCAGGCGGCTGTTGCCGGGTCGGATCGACCCATTCTGACAGGCGTGCAGATCAAGGACAACCGAATCGGTGGGGACAACGGAGACCTCTCACAACCGTTGTGGCTGCACACCGGCATCCTCCTGACGTACCCCGAAAGCAAAATGCAGAACATCGCTATCGCGGGCAACGATATTGCGACGAACACTTGGGGCATCTACTGGACCCAGCAAAACCTCGGCGCTACCCCAGCTACTTGGATCGCTCTCGACGCCCAAGACATTTCTATCGTAAACAACCGCCTTTGGATGTTTCGAGGCGGGAACCTCCCGTATATTCCGTCAGGCTTCTGGCCGATCCAAGCCACGACGCGAGGGGTGGCAGTCGATAGGCTCACCATCGAGGACAACACTGCTTTCGGAGGCAGGTCGGCTTCCCCTGGCGGGGGCGGCGTGGGTGACGGTGGAACCTTCAGCCTTCGGCACGAAACCAACACAAACCCGATCTCTAACTGGTCGATCTGTCGGAACCGCCTCATCTCGACCTACAACGTCACCGACGACAACGGCCACGCGATTGAGATTGAGATTGAGCATAAGGCGGCTGCGAGCGGCGGCATCGACATCGAAGACATTGTCATTGAAAACAACGACTGCCAGAACGGCGAAATCAGCTTTGACGTGGACTTCAACGGTGTCGCGGGTGATGTCGATGGGGTTTCAATCTCGAACAACGAGATTCGCCCCATCAATGACGTACACGCCATCTACTGCAACTTCACTAACGGTGTGACCGGGAACGTCCAGGTTGTGAAGAACCTCAAAGTGGACGGCAACATCATCAGCAGTGTCGGGGACGTCAACCCAGGCAGCTTGTTCAACGTCAACCCCTTCCTGGCAATCACGATTATCGGCACGACCAGCGGCGGCCAGTACCTGACGAGCCTTCAAGGGGCTTCTATCTCTAACAACAACATTCGTGGGAACGAGTTGGTGAGGGGGTGTCACGGGATTTACTTGGATATTGGAGGGAACGGCGTAACGATTTCCGACAACACCCTAACGGAACTGGGTGAGGGGGATGCCGCAGCCCAATACTTCCCTGTTGGGATTTACCTCAAGCATACCCAGGGCAACTCCTGGAAGAACCTGAACATGACAGGCAACACCATCACGGGTGCTGGGCAGGCCGGTATCGAGTTGTGGGTTGGGTCCGAGGGCGGCACTGCCGGAAAGGACCAGGGGTGGAACATCTCTGAAAACACCATTCTCCGGTGCGGGACGAGAGGGTCCGGTAGCTGTAGTGGACTCAAGATCAGCGGGTCAAGCGGGACACTGGACCTTCTCAAGAATGTCCGGGTCGCCAACAACTTGGTTCAGGTTGGAGGTAACGACTTCGACGCGCCTGGGATTGTGTTGAACTTGGACGCATGGTCCCAAATCTCGCAGATCAGTGTTGTGGGGAATCAGATCAACAAGGTGGAGGGTCAGTCTCTCGGTTACGGTATCCGGCTGCTCACACCGGATACCAGCACGCTGGTCAACATTGACGGCAACAGCGTCAGACAGAACACCTATGAAGGAATCCGCGTTGATGCGTATGGAGCGATGTACAACGCATCGCTCTGCGACAACAACATCAGCACCAATGCTACTGTGAAGGTGAGTATCAGCGATAACGGTCAGATCAACTTCGTTGCAGACGCCCTCAACGTGTTGGAAGGCTGCAAGGTAGACGGGAACCTTATCCAAGGAAACACCGTTGAAAACCAAAGCATTGGCGGCGTCCATATCCAGCACGACAACAGCAGCGGGGGTGCTTACTTCACCAATGTAAGCGTCTGCACGAACTCCATCATCGACACCGAGCATGGCATCCGGTTGGGGAACCGAGGCTTTCTTCAGGACTACATGGTGGACTGGGTGGGGTTGAAGGTGGATGGAAACGCCATTCACAACGTACAGTATCGAGGGGTGAAGGGTATTGCCTGGGAGGCCGGGAATCAGATTTTCAGGAACTTCTCCGTCTGTGACAACCAGATCACCCACGAACCCACTAATGATTTCACGGGGGTGGACTTGGTTACAGGAGGGGGTGGTGACAACTTCCTATGCAACTTCTGGGACGTGAGCCGTAACCAGATCCTTTTCCTCAACCCGCTGCCTGACACCGCCCAAGGAACAGTCGGCATTTATGCGGTGTGTCTTGGTCAGGTGACTCAGTGGGGCTTCAACAATAACCGTGTTCGAGGTCATGGTCAGTGGGGCATCGCTGTCGGCCCCGGCCTTGCTACTACGGCGGTACGAGAGTTTCAGTTCATCGGCAACAGTATCGAGAGCACGGCTGGGAATACGGCCACTACGGGAAGTGGTGACATCAGTGCCGTCGGGGATCTTGTCATTGAGGGGATGTTCGGCCCCACTGCGATGAACGTGTTTACCATCGCTGATAATAGTCTTCGCAACCAGAGCAAGGATGCAGGTCGGAACGGCTTGGTGCTTGCTTCTTCTCTGGAGCCAGGGGAACTCAAGTTCTGGAACATCACAGGGAACTCCTGCGTCAACTATCAGGCAACCCGTGCGGTTGTGACAGACATGTTCAACACCAACTTCACGGCGTCTGTCATCAACAGCAACCTCAATACCGACATGGCAGCCTCCACTGACAACTTCGATGGTGGTTTGACTTGGAGCCATGCCACCAACAAGAACATCGGTAACGTGAACGGATGATGCAAGTAGAGGTTTCCCATGTCTGAACTTTCACGCCGCGTAAGAATCGTGGACGCCCTTGCGGCGTCTTCCTCGGCTGCCCTCAAAGAGCCTGCCAACTACATGGTCCGCAACGGTTGGATGCCGAAAACTGATTCAGGGTGGTGGTCCGAAGGGGAAATCACGACGGTCTTCGATGAGATCGCCGCCCAGATTCCTGCGGGAGCTACCAGGGTTTTGGAGCTTGGGTGCGGGTCAGGGTTGCTGGCCTCGCGAATCGCGGCTGTTCGTCCAGACATCACCTACTGCGGCATCGACATTGCCATTCCCCAGGTGCAGAGCGCCCAAGCACTTGCCGGGGGCATGGGGTTCAACAACTCCCCCGTGTTTCAGGTCGGCAACACCTGGGAGTTCCTCAAGGGAACCGAGGAAAACTGGGACTTTGTGGTTTCGTGCCGCCATGCTCTATGGGATAGCGACGAGAGAGAAGACAAGCTCTTGATGGAACTCGTCTTTCTCAAGTGCCCTTTTGGGTTCTGCATTGTGGGCAACAAAAACCGCATTGATGCGTTGCTTCCCCAGCATCTTGGACGCCTTGCGAGCAACTATACGAATCTCACAGCCTCTTACAGAGGGTTGGCGGGTTCTGGTGCCAGGGCTTTCATCACCCCGGATCAGTTGAAGAACCCGAGCGCGGCAGACGAGGCCAAGATGGACGTCTTGCTTTACACAGCAGACGGCCATGCACAGAACATCCCGTTGCCCGAGCTTTACGGCCACCTCACCTACATCAACAACGGAAAGTACAACCGTAAGGCGGCGACCGACAAGATCCGCAAGGCGGCCAAGGAGGAACAAGCTGTCCCCACAACGGTAGAGGGGCTTACCTTCAACTCGAAAGGGGTGGTAACCGCTGTCGCAACCAAGACTATTGCAACCGACTTGAAGGCTCCTCTCCGCACGAAAGAGTTGTCGCCCAAGGTCTTCATCAAGAAGGGTAACCAATGAGGGCTATTGTAGATTTGGCGACCAATCGGATCGTGAGAGCGAGTGCTACTCCCCAAGGGGAGTACACGAACATGAGCGGCCATTATCCGTTTCCTATTCCAGACGGTGCCGCCGTCAGCATCACTGAAAGCTCCCAGATCCTCCCGCAAGGGGCCGGTCTTTCTGGGCTTTCTGCACAAGAGTTGCTGGTTCGGTATCCGATGTATGAGTTCATCCACTACAACTTCTTGATTGAAGCGGCTGACATCGTAGCCTTGGACTTGGCTCCAGGCGCTCCCGTTCCGGCTGTGGCTGGGGCATCAGGCCCTCGTTGCATGGTGGGGAGAGGCGTAGGAGCGCCCAGCGGGAACGCACCTGGGTGTGTGACCCTCCTCAAGAGGAACAGTGCTGCTGGAGGCCGTAAGGGGCTTCTCGTCACAGACACCATCGACATTTCAGCCGTGACAACCGACCCCGCAGGAACTGATGAGGGAATGGTGTGGTACGCGGTAGCTGAAGTTGCGCGACAGGAGGATGTAGCCCGAGGCTACGGATCCTCCACCGTCAACCTTGGGAATCAGCCCGGTTATCGGTTTCTTCGACACGTTACTCCTGCTGAAGCCTTGGTGGATGCCTATTTGAGTAACGATGACGGGGCTACTTGGTATCAGGCCGGATACTTGGAGCCTACGGATCTTGTAAACCTGGGAGCAAACCTTCGGGTGTGCTTTCTCAACAACCACCCCAGAAATGAGTATGTCCTTTTAGGGTTCTGCGTCCTCTTCGTGGATTCCTGGGTAAGCGGGTAAGCCATGAGTGACGAACCTCGACATATCATCAGGGCCAAGGATTTGAACCGGGAGCAGTCATCCAAGTGGGCGGCGGGAAGGCAAAAATACTTCAGCGCCATCCTTCGCAACCCCTCTGCTTCAGAAAAAGCCAAGGCCAAGGCCAAGGTAAAACTTCGGGCGCTATCTAATCAGTGATGCCCGGTCGCCTTTCTATATCGTTCGCGGGGGTAGGGTAGGGCGTGACCCCACCTTGCTTTCATCGGAGAATGTACGAACATGGCACAGGACTTCGGAAATGGCGTAAGCCGCACGCTCTCGGCGTCTAATCGTCAGTTTCAGGTGGTTGTGTGGCAGGCGAGCAAGCCGCCCCTTGATTCAGAACTCAACTTGATGGCCCAGGTGGACTGGGAAAGAGCCGCCACCGAGAACCGGGCAAAGATGCACTCCGGGTGGCTTTTGGACCCTGTGAGGGCGTCTGCTGACTACGTCACTGACCCTGATTGGTCGAACTGGCTGTTGTTTGGCAACGAAGCACCCAGCGAAACGTCCCCGATCCTCTGGGCGAACGTGAACGGATGGGTCATCCCCGTTACCGGGACTTCCAATACGGATGCTCACCCCAGCAACAAGCTCAACTTGTGGCCGCCCCCGGCCTCCGATACCCGCATCGACTTCGTTTTTCTTGAGGTGTGGTTGGCCCAGGTGGCCCCCAACCCCTCGACAGAGAACAAGCCCAGCGCAGCCTTCATCTGGAAGTACGGGAACACCATGTTCGGTGGAACCAACGAACCCGATGACATCGAAGATCCGACGATTGGGTTCGAGACTACTGAAAGGCTCCAGGTTCAGTACCGAATCAGGGTTTTCGGTAGCGGTGACGGTGCAGGACAAAGCATTGATCTTGCTACTTGGCCTGACGGTCTTGATGACACCAACGTGCTCGCGCAGGGCGCAGCAACCACTCCCGTGACGGGGCTGGGTTGGACCAACATGCGTGATGCGCTTGGGGATCCTGGACTGTGGCGTGCAGGGAACGGCGACCCGACCAATGACCTCAAAACAGTAGATGGGTACAGCTATGCCATCCCCATCTGTTCGGTATTCCGCAGGAACAGCGATAACTTCGTGGCTGCCCTCAATGGGTCTACTGCCGCAAACCAGAACGGTGCTCTCAACCGGAACCCCTTCTCGGTTTCGCTGACGGAGGCTGCTGAAGCAGAGAAGACCTTTACCCAGGTCTCCCTTACAGACAGCCTCGCCGCTGGGGTTACTGGATCAGTGGCTCTTACAGGGCTGGCCGGTTCGGGGTGGGACAACTCCGACCTCTCCTGGGACCATGTCTTCGTGAAACTTGGCGATGAAATCGTCCATGTCACGACGATGGATGTAGCAACCGGCACCATGACAATCAACAACGGGTCTTCGGGAACGACTGACCAAGGCCGGGGTCGCTGGGGAACGCAGGACACCGTTCATCTGGCTGGCACTCCTCTTACCTTCTTCAACTCCCGCCCCGATGGTCTTTTCTCGGATCAGATCATCAATGCCGACATCCTGGACATGCGCCGAGGCGTTACCCCTTCGGAATGGGACTACGACCAGCTTCTCGCCCACAACTTGAGCAAGCTGCTTCAGGGTGAGCTTCATTCGACCTGGAAGCAGGGTGCAGTCAATGATGACGAAGGCACCGTGGTCGTTGAGGTGGACACCCTTTGGAACGATGGCTCCTCCACGGTTCCAGCACAGACCGTTGCTCTGGACGGGCCTGATGGTATCAGGACCGGCTTCTCGGACGCAGCAGTTATGCAGGCAGACGTGACGCTTCTCCTTGCGGACCAGGGCGGCGCTGCCCCCGTTACCTCTTGGGCAAGCTCTCATGCGTGGGACGTTGCCGCTGATTTCTCGGCTTCTGGGCAACAAACCGATGCCGCTGGCATCAGCAACGGCGACTCCATCTTCTTGTTTATCGGAGGCAACGACGGCACCAGTGGTGCGCGGGGTTCGATGCGTGCAGGAACAGAACGGGCTGTGCGGTTCGTGAACCCCAGGGAGATGGCGTTGCTTCAGGGCCGACCGCCTTCAATGAGGGGCAAGGAAGGGTTGCAGGCCCCTGTGACGGTGCAGTACCTGGACCAGCAGGCGACGGCCACCCCTACTCCGGGGGAGAGTGCCACACTGAAGCCTGGGCCGCAGTACCCTCTGTCCATCACTGATTTCCAGTACCCTTTTATTTTCTTGGGGGGACTCCTTGACCTGGAGCTTCAGGTAACGACGGCTGACTTGTCCCCAGGCACCTCTGTCGGAGGCTACGATGAAATCGTCTTTACCGGACTGGATTTCGATCTCGCTGGAGACTGGTACTCCAAGAACACTGCGGGGGCTTTCCGTAACGACCCCGCCCTCCTCACCCATCCTCTCTACCACGGCAAGAACACCCTCTTTGGGTTGCTGACCAATAACGGGCAAGACCGTTCGGGAATAAGTACCGAGGTATTTTTGGTGGTGACCGGGTGCTCCAACGCATCTAACAACGGGTGCTGGCGAGTGCTCGGGGCGGGCCAGACTGCGGCATACACTCCCTTCTTGGCGTCGGCCAGTGATCGGATGGTGGTGGCGAAGGTGGAAGGGACCTTTCCCCCAGCCATGATTGCGGAAAACAACGTGTCCGCTGAAGCACGCTCTTGGATGACAAGCGCGGAGGACGGTACAGGCGCGGTTACAGGGCAGGCTGCGGCTTGCATTGTATTCACTGATATTGACGGGGATTTCGCAGGCCAAGCGAACCCCTGGAACTCGTCAAATCTGGGGGCCAACCCCATTGCCCAGCCCATCAGTGGGGATTTCCTCGTTAGCCTCACGCTTTCCTACTCCCCCGGTCGGGGTGGCACAGCGCGGGTTGCAAACGAGGGCATTGATGCCTTTGCCGTGATCCAGCCTGGATCCAGCCTGCTTCGGCAGGCACCCACCTCGATTGACCCTGTGTTCTATTCGGAGGCGGGCGTCGTTTCGGTAGCGGAATCCTACTACCCGACCGAGTTGCTCCAGACCTGGAATCGGTTGGACAGCAAGGGCATGAGCGCCCCCTACGCGGAATCTTACGGCGGTGGAAGGATCCACCTCTCACAAGAGTCCCGTGAATCAGAGCTATTCGTTGATCCTGGGTCGAAGACGGTTCTTTTCCGTCCCTTCCAGCACAAGGGCATGACCCTCCCCCTCTATGATTTGAGCGCAAGCACGGCCTTGTACCCGGCAACCTACGCCCTCGGGCCAGGGGCGGGATCAAGCATTGACGGCGCAGGTCTCTTTCAGGGGTCCCGTACTTGGGGATATTCCTTGCCTCCGCAGTACATGCCTCGCTTTGGTCGTCAGGACATCCCCTTCTACCAAGACACAAGCGGTGCCGGGACGGGTTCCTTTTTGGAAGGTGTGAACCACCTCTTCCACGACAACACCTCTGACTCCTCCCAGGTATTCAATGTCATCGGTGGCACGGACAACGGCGGGGTCGCAGGCGTTGGATTCATGTACTGTCAGACTGGAGATCCGGCTACTACAGGCTTGGAGTACGGCCAGTACGGAGCCATCTCCGGTGGCGCTGGCACTTGCTACCAGGGTCGCTGCCGAGAGGATGTAAACGTCATCTCGACGGACACTCCCCGAGGACTCCGGGGTGTTGAGCTTCCCCCATACCTCGGCATCGCCCGTGTTTACGGCGTTTACGACATGCGGGACTGGGATGGTATTGGGGCATGGGAGGCTGACCGGGTAACCCCAGTGACAGGCCATATCCCCAACCTGCTTCGGACAGGTGCAGACAAGCAGACCCTCTACATCAACCGCAGCGGCGGTGAAGATGTTACCGGTGATTCTGGCTCTCATACCTACATGATCCCAGAAGACGTGATCGATATTCGCCGGTCTGCCCACTACACGGACGGTGAAGACTGGGATGATTTCGACTTCCTTGTTCAGTTCACCTGCTTTGGGTTCGGCACCGGGTTCATTGACGACAACAACTATGTTGCTGTGCGTATCCACAACGGTGAAGGAAACGACCCCACGGCGCTTGGGAACTTGACTGACTGTGAGATGGTGATCCCCGCAGCCGCTCCAAACGACACACAGACCTACATCGCGTATCGAAGGTCTGTGTACCAGGGCGACCCCTACATGACCAAGGGCCTCTCTGTTCGGAGTCCTGGACTTACTGACTACTCGACCCGGTACGGGCAGGTTTCGGTGGCTAATGCCTACGAAATCCACGCAGCTATTCAACAGTATGACAATGCCCACGGGTACACCCAGATCCCCGAGAAGCCCAACCCACGCTCTCTGGAAATCCTTGCCGCGTGTGACTTTTACACTACGCTGGGAACCGGAAAAATCGGGGGTTCTGTTTTTCCGGGAACCATCACGGATGTCGGCTACCTGAATGATTCGGGAGGCCGGATCCCGGCATCGGCCACGGCACCCCAGTATCAGGTTGCTGCACGCGCCTTCACTGAAGGACAACCCTCTTGGGCGAACCAGGGTGGGGTAGGCTACAGCGTCGTCACCAACAGCTTGCTTTCAACTGCCGACGGTAACGAGACGATCACCATCCGAAGGGGTGAGGTGGCAGTCACCTATGAATGGGGAAGCGCCGTCCTGACTGTTGGTGCAGATGCCACTGCCTCCGCACTCGCCCTGTATACGCTGATGATCAGTGGAAGCCAGAACCAACGTCTGATTAGAGGCTTGCGGGTGATGCCCACTTACACGGGGGACAACAAAGTATGGCTTACGTCCCTTGATGGGGGTTCGGCGGGCCAGGATATTGTGGTGGAGTTGAACACCGACAGGACCGCAGGTGGTTCGCAACACGCCGTCCTCGGTGGCCGGATTGATAAGTGGCTGCCGTCTCCCGGAATACTGGGCTGGAGAGGTGGAATAGGTGGTTTCGGCTCGGTTCCCAACAACTTGACGAACCTGAACCGGCTCACTCTATGGGCACCGGACATCCCGATGAACGGCGCGGCGAGCATCGGTAGTCCTACACCTGTGAACGTAGCGGGAATGACAGAACGACTGCCTCTTGGAATCCTGGTCCAAGACTCGGACTTTGTTGGGGAAGACCCGTTGCGTGTCGGGATGCCTTTCGACAGCAAAGCAACGGTCTCTGACTTCGCACCCACGGTGACGTCACCTCTCGGACAAGAGGGGGAGTATCGGAGACTGCTGGGCGAAGCTGGCGCTTCTATTGGAATGGTGGACGGGGCCGTTGAGCAGTACCTCGCCTACTCTTATGACGCTCCAGCGGGCGTCAGGCAGTTCCGTTTGTACCGGGGCGGCGGCTCCCTATACAACCTCGACAAGCTCCCCGGAGGGCCGGTGGAGTGGAGTTTTGGAGGGTGGAGCACGGAAGATGCCCCTGTCCTGAAGGGTGCTGCTTTGGTTGGTCGTGCCTTCCTGGTTCGGAACTACAAGGAAACAGCCTTCTCCACTAATGAGACTACCTCTTATGGGGATGAGGTTCAGATGGTGGTTGCTACCACAGCAATCTACGGACGCGGGCCTCTTGAGGAAGGCACAGACTATCTCTTGGCTGGGCAGATTAGCCCCACCGGGTACGGTAAGGGCTACTCGGCTGCGGATCGTTATCGGCTGGAGGGGTATCCGATGGTAAGCGGTCACACCAAGGGTGCTGAAGACGCGAACATTGAACTTGCCCCCTACCCGAACATTGATCCTGCCAGCGACGATCCCTGCCCGTAGGCTCTCAAGCCCAAGGGCTGCGAGTACGGAGGTCTTCGCTCATACCGATAAGCTCTTGCGCCACGTTTGGCAGCAGAGACATCAGAAGGGCACCGTTCTCGTCCATCGCGACATAACCATCCCCCTGCGAATGGATGGAGTGAATGGCGTTGAAGGGGAAAGGCATGGAAGCCAGCTTCTCCTTCACAGGAGCCGCGCTCTTGAGGTTGTAGGCACCGCCATTAGTAGAGGAGCAGTAGGTGTAGCCCTTCTTGTACATCTTCTCGTCAAACTTCTTTGACGCCTTCTCGAAGTCGTACACGACCGGGTTTGCTCGTCCAGTTGTTCCGGTAGCGCCCCAGTTGCAGTAGACCTCGTGTATCGACCCTCGCTTCGGGTCATACTCCAGGGTCCACCACTTGGAAGAGTATCCACACTCGTTCTTGTGGTTAGATCCTCGGTACTCCAGACGGATGAGGAAAGGCTGTCCCGCATGGTAGGCCCGTGTAGCTTGTCCAATGGTTGTCGGTGTAGGCATTTTACTGTCTCCTTCCTCCTCTTTACGGGGAGGGGGGAGAGTGGGAACCCCCCTGATATGGGTAAAGCCTCTATGACGACCGTATAGCTGGAGGCCCCCGTGAAGCACGACAAGCTGGTTCCATTCCGTTCAACTCTGGTGACGCCTGACGTAGAGAAGGCGATGCAGAAGCTGGAGAAGGCGGCTGTTGAGCACGGCGGGGTGAAGGTCCACTATTCAGGAACCCCGGCCCAAGAAGCGAACTGGCAAGGAGAGGTTGGTCCTACCGAGCTTCCCCCACACCTTTCGATGAGGATGGCTGGCCGAGAGGTCGGGTTGAAGGTGTCACTGACGGACTTCGACGGGGATGCAGGAACTCGAAAGGAGTTGGAGCTTGCAATCCTGTGGGGGTTGGCAGTGCCGTTGGGGTTCACGCCTTGGCAGCGATACCCGGTCCCTGGTGTGCATGACCATGTTTTCCACTTCCTCGGTCCTTGGAACCATGTCATAGATTCCCTACACGGGGAAGGAAGAGGCGAGTGGGCATGGCCTTCAGCGTGTGCTGCGGCCCAAGTAGTTGTGGGCAAGTGGGAGGGGGGACAACCTACGGAACGCCTGATCCAAGCGCACCTCCACCGTCTGGGTATCAACTGCGGTCCTGTGGACGGGGAGCTTGGGGAGCGCACCCTCTCCGCTTTGCGTGCTCTGGGGTTGGGCGGGATGCTTTCAGCAGACATCGCCAAAGCAGTCGCCAAGATGAAAGCACCCAAACCTTCCCCTAAATCCGCGAAGGTGGGCCATGTCATCCTTCCTGGAGGATCTCAAGCCTTCACTTCAGGTGCAGTCCGATCCATGCGAACCAAGACGGGCTACACCTTGTCTTGTGATGGGCCTGGAAAGGTCATCCTTATGATTGAGGAGCCGTGATGCAGCATCGAGTTGCCACCCCACCCCTAAACACCAACGATCCGAACCAAGCATGTATGTATGCGGAGGGCGATGAGATATTCAACATCGTCAAGGACGTGTCCAAGAAGCTAAACGCTGCCATGAAGCCTTTCGGGTCGCAGGTGTGGCCTCTCATCATGCGACTGGGACACGAGTACCGGGTTGCCCCTAACTACGTCATCGCCAACCTGTTTGCCCGTGAATCAGTGTGGCCGTCAGGACTGTCCCCCCAAGAACGGAAGCAGCTACGTCTCCTGACAGAGTTGTTTTACATGGCTGGAAAAAAGGTCCGGGTCAGAGACAGGCAGCAGGGAGGGACCCGAGGATTCCTGATGCCGGAAGACCCCAAGGCGATGGGCAAGGTGTTCAAGGAACTGGCCAAGGCTTCCGCAAGAGAGTTCCAAAAGCCTCTGCTTCGGGTGTTTGCTCGCCTGGAGGCGCAGGCCGTCCCCGCAGTCCAGAAAGCCTGCTCCTGTCTCTACGGTGAGGAGTGCAGCAAGGAGGACGCGGAGGAGCTTTTTGAGGCTGATTTCATCCGGGGCTTGGACTACAACCGCCTGCCCGTGGACAGGCCCCAGGCGATGAAGGCTTTGTTGACTGCATAGGGGGGGTGCCAGAGGGGCATTTGAGGGTATTCCCTTGTAGATGGAGGCCCCTCGATGCAAAGCGTTCACGCGAAGTTGAAGAAGATCCGTGAAAAGGATGATCTGAAACTCCCCGCACCTTCTCATATGGCCTCCACCATCACCAAGCGTGATGGGAGCGTAGTGCCTTTCGAGTTGCGCTCCTACCAGACCCAAATGGTAGTCCACCTACTGGCTATGAAACGCTTCGTGGTGGGTGACGATACAGGTCTTGGCAAGACCGTTGAGACGATTGCTGCCTTGTGCCATCTGTGGGAGAAAAACCCGGACCAAAAGGTTCTCATCCTCACCAAGAAGTCTTCCGTTCCTCAATGGGAGTCGGAGTTCGAGCGTTTTACCCAGCATGTCGCTGTCTTTGTGGCCCAGGGCAGTCCCGCCAAGCGGGTCAAGATTCAAAGCGACTGGGAGGCTTCCACAGGGCCTTCTGTGCTCATTCAGGGGTACAGCAGCGCGTGTAACGACTTTGCCCGCATCCAGCATTGGGAGGGGTATGTCCTCGTCACCGACGAGGCCACGGTCTACAAAAACGCCTCCACACGGGTCCATAAGATTTGCCAGTACCTGAGTGGGCAGGCAGAACGGGTATGGGCTTTGACGGCCACCCTCATCAAGAACTCTCTTATGGAGGGGTACGGGATCTACCGTGTGGTGGTTCCAGACCTGTTCCGAATGTCCAAGAACGCCTTCATGCAGAACTACTGCATCTTGCGGATGCAGACGGTGGCACGCGGTCGGCAAATCCCTGTGATTGTGGGCTACCGGGACCAAGACGTTCACCGCTTCCGAGATGCGATTGACCCCTACTACCTTGGAAGGCCCAAGCATCAGGTTGCCCATGAGCTTCCGGTCCTGACAACCAGGGATGTTTATGTCGGCATGTCCAAGTTCCAACGAGAGAAGTACAAAGAAGCTCTGGATGGGTTGTTGGAGCATGGGGATGGGGAGGACCGGGAGACAACACAACTCACGGCTCTCATCTACTGCCAGGAGATCGTGAACCACCCTGACCTCATCGGGTTCGAGGGCTACTCATCCGAGAAGATGGACGCGCTGGAATCACTGGTGTCGGAGGAAGGGGAACTGGCAGGGGAGAAGGTCATTGTCTTCACCCGCTTCAAGAAGATGGTGGACGTCGCCATCCCCATTCTGGAAAAAGCCGGTGCCAAGTGTGTCCGGGTGACCGGGGAAGAAGACGGGGACGAGCGAAAGGCGGCGATGGAAGCCTTCCAAGACCCCAACTCGGATACCAATGTCATCTTCATCACGATGGCTGGGGGCGATGCGATCAACCTTCAGGCGGCCAAGGCTCTCGTGTTCTTCGACACTCCGTGGAGTGCTGGAGACTACCTCCAGGTGTTGGGCCGGATGATCCGTATCGGTTCCGACCATGACCGGGTGTACGCCTTCCACCTCATCTGTAACGACACAGTGGATGAACGGGTGCAGGCGGTCCTCCGCAAGAAGATGGGGTTGATCGAGGCGGTTCTTGGGGAAAGGTTGAGGGGCGAAAAGGGTACTGGAAAGGTCTACTCGGTAGGGTCTGACGTGAAAGACCTTTACGACGCATTGGTTATGGACGCTATCGGGAGACAGGGATGAGTGCGAGAGAGGACTGCCCCCACTGCGAGGGCACCGGGACTGTACGGGCTGAATCCAAGCCTCCCCACCCACCCTCTTACCGCAGGTGCGTCTGCGTCTTGCACAGCGATATTCTCTCCAACGTGGAGCGTGGGATGAAAGGTCTGTCGAAAGCGGCCATCATCCCCGAATCACCCTTGTTGGGGTACGAAAAGAAGAACTTGAGGGTGAGGGCCGACAGTCGGACCTTCAAACGTCATATGCGACACGTTGCGGTTCGGATGCCCCCCACTTGGGGGTTCAAGGTCACGTCCGACGCAGAGATTGTGACCGCATGGTTGGGTTCCGTAGCTCTCAAGGGAATGGACATCATTGATCCTGACGCCTACATGGTGTCCACCTCCTACCTCTCCATCCCGGACCTTGTGATGCCTCCCGGTCTGCTCATCATACGAATGGGCGTCAAGGTGGCCCGCAACGAGGCTTCCCCCGAGGTTTTGGCTGAAGCCATCAACCTTCGACACCACGCTGGAAAGCCCACCTGGATCTGGGATGAGCCGAACCACCATCTGAAAGCAGGCCACCTTTTTTGGTCGGATGCGGTGGCCGGTACTTTGGAGGGGTGGGACCAAGAAGTGTTGGCCTCGGGAAAGAGGGCCGCCAATAAGACCTCCAATAAGACTTCCAATACCACCACAACCCAATCAGCGACGGGTCATGTAGCACCTCCACCGATGGGAGCAGGTAACCGCAAGACTAATCGTGGAGGTAAGAAGTGAAGACACTGCTTCGCTCCACGTTCATCGCGGAGGCAACCGACGATAAGGAGTTGTTCCTGCGGAATATGCAGGCTCTCCGTGATTCAGGGCTTGGGTTCGACAACCCTGAAGACAACGCCCTCTGGAGCTACGTCCTGGATTTTCGGGACCAGTACCACCACGTTCCTGACGCGACTACCCTACGAAACCACTTCACCAGTGTGCGCGAAGTCGAGGTGGTGGACCGGCTCGATGCCTTGTCGGTCGTCCCCTCACGCACACAAGGCGACTTCCTCCGCATTCTGGAGGCTCGGGCAGAGGATCGCAGGGTACGAATCGTTTCAGAGGTTCTGCGCGAAGCAGCACGGATTGTAGACACGGGAATCACTATCAAAGAAGGCCGTGAGGAACGGCTGCTCCGTGGTCCTGCCAGTGCCATCCGGTACATCCTGGACCGAGGCCATGAGGTTGTGATGCCTGCGACCGGGGTGCGCCTTTCGGGCGAGGTCACTGCCGACGGGGATTCCTTCGTCAAGGAGTACGAGAGGGTTGAATCAGACCCTCTCGCTGGTATCGGGCAGTTCACAGGCTTGGAGCAGATGGATGTAGCCTTGAAAGGGGCCAAACGAGGAGAACTCTGGACTCACGCTGCTTTCACTGGGGGACTCAAGAGCACCCTCGCTCTCAACTGGGTCTACAACCAAGCCGTCCACTACCGACACTCTTCCATTTTCTTCTCCCTGGAGATGCCCTACCAACAAGTTCGCCGCATCCTGTACGCACTTCACTCGGCCCATGACAAGTTCCATGAGGTACGAAAGGAGTTGGGGATTGGAAGGTGCGTCTCCTACCAACGGATCCGGGATGGGGAGTTGGACACCCTCGCTCCCGACGTGCTGGAGAAGATGTCCGAGGAAGAGCGGGAAGGTCTGGTTGACGGCTGCAAGGACCCCAACCGTCCAGAGCGAAAGTTCCTGATGGAGCATGTTGTTCCAGACTTCAATGACCGCGCCAACAACTACGGCTCCATCCATATTGAGGTGGCTGACCCCGACAAGTCAGACTTCACTGTTACTGATTTGAAGTCGAAGTCTGAACTCATCCACTCAAAAGATCCTCAAGTCTCGATGATTATTGCGGATCACGCGGGCCTGATGTCCCCCAGGCACAGGCACCGCTCGACCACAGAGAATCTCAATGAGGTGATTCGTGATCTGAAGCGTTTGGCTATGTCCTTCAACCGGGGCGCTGGGATTGCTGTGGTGTCCCTGTTCCAGATCAACCGTGAAGGCTACAAGAACGCAGAAAAGAATGGCGGTGCCTACAACCTCACCCACCTGTCCTATGCCAACGAAGCGGAACGGTCCTCTGACATCGTAACCGCAGGCTGGATTGACACAGAACTCGCTGGGAAGGGGCTGTTGAAGCTCCAATGCCTGAAGTCACGGGACGACGAACCTTTCGCTGACTTCTATTCTGGGATCGTGTGGGATTGCAGGAGGCTTGTGACCACTCATGACGTGACTCCTGAAGCAGCGCGGAAAGCTGGGGACGCCATTGACGGGAAGGTTGATGAGCAAGCCCTTGTAGAACAGATCACTGGGGGTTGAGGTGAAGGTTGTCCACGTTCTGCGTAAACCCCTGTCCGGGACCGTCGCCTCCAACACCCTGAAGCATGGGTGTGGGGGCCTGAACATCGACGCCTCCAGGATCTCCACCCAGGACAGCCTCGACGGCGGGGCCTACGCCAAGAACCCCGCGCCTCGCGGTGGGGGCTACGACTTGTGGACCTCTCAACGTAAGGGCGACTCCCAGGCGATGCGCCGAGGCTTCGCTGACTACGAGCAGCCTACGGGAAGGTGGCCTGGAAACCTCATCCTCCAGCACCTTCCAGGGTGTCGGTGTGAGGGCACGCGCAAGGTCAAAGGAGACAAGCGGGGAGCTACAGGCGGCAAGAAAGAATGCGGTCTGGAAGGGAAGGGGAAAGACATATATTCGGCGGGTTGGCGCGGTAGCACTGAGGTTGCAGGAGCCGCTTACGGGGATATTGAGGGAAACGAATCCGTAGCCAACTGGATCTGCGAGCCGGGTTGTCCGGTAAAAGCCCTGGACGCCCAATCAGGGGAGTGTCCTTCGTGGGGAGTCACACACCAACCGAAAAGAAGCGGGTACAGCTATCGTTCTGACGACGATGGTGGAGCGCATGTTTACAGGCCCCCCGACACGGGAGGGGCTTCCCGGTACTTCAAGCAGGTGGGTGGGGAGGATGAGTAGGGGCAGGCGCAGAGCCGACCGAATCAGAGAAGAAATCCCCATAGTCCAAGTGCTGGCTGACTACGGGTACGCGGTTTTCCCCGAAGGTGGGGACAGGGAGCAGCAGTTCTCTTGTGATCTTCACGGGGATGGTCACGACACCAAGCCTTCCGCACGGGTCTACCCTGATTCAGCGAGCTTCTATTGCTTTGCCTGCGGGCAAACACGGGACGCCATCACCCTGGTTCGAGAGAAAGAGGGTGTCGGATTCGGTGACGCCTTGAAGATGCTTGAAGCACGGTACGGCCTGCCTGCACTCCCGTGGGAAGCAGGGGATTCATGGGAATCCTTGTCCAAGAAAGTGGAGGGTGCCCTCCACAGCGGCCCTGATGTTGAGGAGACCCGGCGAAGAGTGGAGCGGTTTGTCCTGGAGTTGACCCGAGAAAAGTCGCTGACAATGGAGAAATCAGCGGCTCTCTGGGAAGCCTTCGACAAGGTTGCTTACCTGCACCAGAAGGAGTCAATAGACGACCGGCAAGCTGATGTCTTGTTCCTGAAGATTTTGCGGTCTGCAAAAGAGGTGCTGGGGGTCGGACAGGCCAAGTGAATGGGTATTGCTATCCTGCGGAGGGAAAGTGTCGGACTTCTTTGATCAGCTTCAAGAGATGGAAAAACCCGTGGTGGAGAAGAAGCCGTGGATGGATTCTGTCACTATGTCTCTTGCCACGACTGCCGACCTTGATCGGATCGTAGAGGAGTGCATCGAAGCAGGAGTGTACGGCCTGGACCTGGAAACCACTGGCCTGGATGCACGGGTCTTTTACAGTGACGACGGCTCCCCCTACACGAACGATAAGATCGTGGGGTACTGCATCTCTCCCAACCCTGACACGGGCTACTACATCCCCGTCAGACACAAGGAGACTGAAGCCAACGTCCCTCCCCGGTTGGTTGCAGAGGCCGTGAAGAGGTTGGTCGAATCAGATGCGGTAGCGGTCTTCCACAACGGCAAGTTTGACCAAGAGTTCCTTCAGCACGATGACTACGGACCTATCGGGGAATGGGACAACCCGAAGAAGTGGGAGGACACGTTCATCCTCGCTTACCTTCGGAACACCAGAGAGAGGAACAAAGGGCTGAAGGCCCTCTCCAAAAACGAACTCGGCATGGAGATGATCGAGTTGAAGGAGCTTTTCCCTGTTGAAAAGCGCCGCAAGGGGTTCCTGGACTTCTCTACATTGGACCCCGAATGGGAACCGACGGTGTGGTACGCCGCTGCCGATGCCATCTGCACTCTGCGGCTCTTCCATATTCTGCACCCAACGGTGGTGAACAAAGACGACCACCAGCGCAGCCAGTCCACCATCTATGCCTTGGAGAAGGGGTGTGTGACCGCTACCCGGTGGATGGAGCGGTGCCGTATCCATGTTGACCGAGACAAGATCGAGGAGCTTATCCGAATCGGTCAAGCCGAATGGATGGAGTGCTTGAAGGAAGTGTATCGGGATGGGTCGGAGCTTCTCGGGCGCGATATTCGCCCAGGCTGGTTTCGGGTCATGTTGGAAGGGGACGGTTCGGAAACCGCTTTCGACCCCACCACTATCCGACCCAACTACATGGAGGTGCGAGAGCGGGCTACCCAAGTACCTTTTGAAACCCCTCCTCCCATCTCCAAGTCAGTACCTTCGCTCACCAATCCTAAACTCCAGGAATCAGTCACTTTCCCAGCAATCTATGACGTGACAATCCCGGCCAACCTCGGCTTGATGATGCGGGAGTTGAAGGTTCAAGGCTTGCGCCCTACGGAAAAGAGCGGGCAGGTGAAGACCTCCAAGGACGAGCTTGAAAGGGTGATTGACAACGCAGGTGACCAGTTTCCTTTCATGGCCAAGGTCAAGAGGTTCCGGGAAGTAGCCAAGGGATTGTCCTCCAACCTGTTCCCTGTGTGGCTCGACACCAGCACCCAACGCGCTCCAGACGGGTGCATCTGGGTTGGATTCAACGCCCACAAAGTGGATACGGGGCGATTCAGCACCCCCGCCCCAAACAAGAAGAGTTTCAACGGGCAGGTGCGGTGGAACCTTCACAGCATCCCAGCCACCTATGACAAGTCCAAGCCTTCATGCCTGCTTCGGATGCGAGAATGCTTGACTGCTCGACCGGGCCGCATCCTTTTCGCCATCGACTACTCGGGTGTGGAGCTTCGGATTGTCACGAACATCTCTGGCGAGCCGAAATGGATCACGGAGTTCTTCCGCTGCTCCTCCTGCGACCGAAAGTTTGAGAAAGGCCAGAGGCCGCCTCCCTTCTGTCCTGACTGCGGTTCCGATAAGATTGGTGACCTCCACACACTGACGGCCCTCTCCATCTACGGTGATGACAGCCGCTCTGGGAGCGGTTTCAAGCAGAAGCGGCAGAACGCAAAGGCCCTCAACTTCGCCATGTGCTACGGCGGCGGTGGGATGGCGGCCCAGCGTGCAGTCGGAGTGGACAAGGAAGAGGGCCACCGAATCAAGAGGCAGTTCGACAAGACCTACACCGGCCTTCGGCAGTGGTGGAGGCTCCAGCACAAGACCGCCAAGAAGCAGAAGTACGTCACCACTGCATTTGGAAGGAAGTACCCCCTCCCTGACATCGACCATGAGATGGGCGGCTTCCGTGCCAAAGCAGAGCGGAACAGTGTGAACGGCCCCGTGCAGGGGACCAGTGCCGACATCATGAAGTTGGCGATGGCGCTCCTTTACCGGGAAATCAAGAAGCGGGGGTGGCTGAAGAAGGTCCTCATGACCGTCACCATCCATGATGAGTTGGTCTTTGAGATCGAGGAGGCTGTCGCGGAAGAGGCGGTGATCCTCATCGAAGACGTCATGGTCAACAAGACCTCTTGCAACCTCCCGTGGCTGATCCCACTCAAGGTAGACATTGAGTTTGGCGGCAACTGGACTGTTCCTAACAACCTCACTGAAATGGAGAACAACCAGGGAGGAGGCAACTGGACACCTCGGTTGGTGTCGGTTTTCCCTACCAAGTACGCCACCTACCTGGAAAAAGGAGGCACTCCGGTTGATGGCGAGGCACCTGCCCCCCAACCAACGGCTGTGCAAAGTGATCCAAAACCCGAAGTGGTGAACGGAAAAGGGAAGACACTCCCCCAAGATATTTCCGAGAACGGGGGCGGGGAGGTCCACGTCTACCGTGTGCCCTCCCATAAGCTGACACTCACGACCGCTGAAAGGCTTGCTCGTGTCATTGATTCCTGTGCGGGGAGGGGGACCGACACTCTCCGAATCGAGACTGATGGCGGTATTGATCTTCTAAACGAAGAGGTGCGGGTGTCTTTTATCGAGTTCCAGATCGTTGCTCGACACGAGGGTTTGTGATGTCTGACAACATCGCCAAGCTGGAATCCCAGGTTCGCCAACTTGAAGCGGATTTGAGCGTTCTTTCAGAGGCTATGGCAGAGATTCTGGCATGGTCTGTCGAAGCCGAGCGGTTGGGTGTCATCCCCTTGGAAATCAGAAGCAGAGCCAAGGTGGCACTGAAGCTGTCCAGAACGGATGCCGAGATCGCTACATTGGAGGGGGTGTTGGAGCTTCTTGGGTACGGTGATGACGCGCTGTACTCTACCTTGCAGGGTCGTCTTGGCTCGCTTCGGGAGAAGCGGGGAGAGTACAGGATGGCTTTGGAGGGAAAAGATGCCTCGTGACAAGATGGGAACGCTGGAGGACGGCACGTTTTGCCAGAACGGAAAAATCTGGCCTCCCAAAGAAGTGTTTGGGTACGGCCCGGACCCGGAGGCGGTACGACCTCATGTTTCTGAACATCGCTACGAACACGTCAAGACATGGAAGCGCGTCTGTGGCCTGATGAAGATGAGTCAGGACAAGTGCCCCAGTTGTAAGTTCGCGCTACCTGAAGGCCACGGCCCGAAGCTGGAGAGGGCTGTAGATACCGTACAGCCTCCAACCAACATGTTGAGTCGCGGTCGTTTCGGGAAGCGCCGATGAACTCCCGTGATCTATGGGACGAGTGTTACAGCGGAGATCATCGGAAAGAATCCCCCGCTGCGTTCAAGAAGCTGTTCTGTGGTAGCTGCCTCAATCCTGGGTGTGTGAACTCTGTCCAGTCCCAAACCCTCTGGACCAAGCGGATGTTGACCCAGAAGGACGTGCTCCTGGAAAATCCGAGGTTTGCATCGGAATCCGATTCAAGGTTCGATGCGATCCGTGAAGTTGACTTTCAAGACATGGTTCAGAGTGCGCTTGCCCTTGAAGTGAGTGCCCAGAAAGGGGATTGGAGCATCCCTACGGAGGAGGAAATCGGCAAGGCCGCCGCCGAAATGGTGGGGATGGCGGTTCCAATCAAGCCTGAACCAGAGCCTGAACCTGAACCTGAACCCCCCAAGAACCATCCGCTAAAGGAACTCAATGCGAAGCAGGCGGTACGGAGACTGCGGGATGCGACGACGATTGAAGAAATCGACTTCTTGCTGTCCCCTCTCGAAATGGGCGGTACGAAAGAGGATCGCAAGACTGTGCTGCGAGCCGCCGAAGGTCTGCGTCTGAAGCTCCAGCCTCCTCCAGAACCGGAACCAGAGCAGCATGAGCCTGAATCAGAACACGAGCAGCACGAGCAGCCCGAATCAGATAGCGATAACGAACCGACTCAGGATGAAACCCAGCTTGAAACTGGTTTTTGGAGGGTTCGAGGTGACTCTGGGGACATCTATGATGTGCGTTGCTTTGATGACGGGTCGTGGTCGTGTTCTTGTCCCGCTTTTGTGTTCAAGCGAACACTTTGCAAGCATGTCATCGACATTCAACAACGCTTGAACAACGCCCCTCAAGAACAACCGGCTGCCCCCATTCGGGAAAAGGCTCCGAAGCCTCCTACACGGGAAGCCCCCGCAGGATTTATGGGCAGGGCCAGAAACACCACCATCCCTTCCGAGGGTCTTATGGTGGGAGGCCCTACAGCACCGTCGTCCGTTGATGATTGGGCTGCCCCTACCCCTGTGGTGAGGAATCCCCGCGAGCGAAAAATCGAGCCGGGGGGTCGAATAACGATGGGTGGGGGTACTCATCAGAAGGGAGGAGAGGATGAGTGACTCGATGAAGCTGCTGAACCAAGCCAACGAGTTGGTGATGGGGCTGCCCGGAGCAGCGGAGATTATGGAAGCTGCCAAGAGGGGCGAACACACCCCGATGGAAGCAGCCGTGCTGATTGCAGGTCTGCTGGCAAAGAACCCCGACAAGGCAGAGTCCCTGGGGTCCCTTGTCCAAGTTGGAGGTCCTGCTGCCCCTACCACCCTTGAGCATGACAATGGCAGTACCATTGTGAACCCCCTCATGGAAGCCGCTATCAAGGAGCGGTGCAGCATCGACGGGGATGCCCCAGAGTACCGTGTAGGCCCTCTCCCCGAAGGAGGCACCCCAGCAGTCCCGGTACACACAATCTCGCCTGATCCCATCGCCTTGGGTGTCATGCTCCAACAAGCATCCGACGAGGTTGCCCAAGAGCTTCGCAGCGCCCGGAAAGAGTACCAGCAGCTTTATGACCGGCAGCAGACAACGGTGAAGGCTTTGCTGGAGTCCAGGGGGGAGGACGACCCAGAGGTTCAGGCCCTTGTCCAGACCGCGAAGGACGCCCTCCCAGCCCCTCCTCTTGGTGTGAAGGGGTATGAGGCTGGAACCCTTCCAACCTTGAGAGAGGTGGCAAAGCCTTCACCTGTCGCACTTGCAGCCTTGACCCAAGAAGAACGCCAGAAGGCTGCGTATCTCGCCATCGCTACCACCCAAGGGCGCAGGTCTTTGCGGCCCGTGGTCGAGGAACTGATGACACAACAGTTCAAGAAAGCGGGCTACAAGGTGGGCAAGGGCGATGTAAAGGATGCGGAGAAAGCACTCAAGGCCGTATGGACGGTTGAGGTGTACGGGTGTGACGAGGTGAGTGATTCCTTTTCGCCCGCAACCGCCGCAGCGGAAACACTCACCCTGGACTTGATTGGTGGCGAGAACGGGGAACTCCTGCGTCTCGACAAGAACAAGGCTTACATTCTGGAAGTCAGGGCTATCAACGCCATCGCTGACCGCCAGTACGGATGGGGCGCACTTCTGCTCCCCGAGGAGGAAGCATGAGCATCGGCCATTGTATGGGAAGAACCTTGCGCGAATCTGGACACGTTGATCATCTGGTGGTCGTGGTCCCGGAGACGCGACTCGGGGAGGCCCTCAAGTATGCGAGCGTATCGGTCCCGCAAGGGTCAGCTTGCGGAGGGAACACCTGGATCACGCCTGACGGGAAGAAGGTGACGGTCACCTCGGTCAACTCCACCCCTACCAGTAAGGGTTTCTCCCTTGCCTTGTGCGGGTGGGGAGATCGGGACCATGCTCCCCAGTGGGAGAAGCTCACCCAGTGGAAGGATGCCGCCAAGGCAGTTTAGATGATGGCCCATGAGATTTGGACAGTGCAGCTTCAAGGGGGTGACCCCTTTGGTTTGGGGGTTCCGGGGAATCCCCGAGTAGACCATGACGGTGCTTTGTCAGTGTTCCATCTTGTGTTGACCGCCCAGCAAGCCGCAGTGATTGAGGACATCGCAGACCGGAGAAACTGCAAAGCCACAGTAAGGCTTCTACACAAGCAGACGGACGAGCAGAAAGCCGAGAGGATGGCGCTGTTGGGAGTACAGCGGGGGGGTAAGTGCTGGCCTTCAGGGGCTTGTCCCAACTGCGCTTGGTTCGACCCTCTCATCGAAGAAGGGGAACCTTGCGGCTATGTGAACTGGCCTTCGGAGTCACGGACTGCCTTCCTCGAAAGCGAGAAGGCCGCAAGTGATTGGGAAGCGTGCCCTGTGAAAGATAGAATCTCAAAGGCCAGTTGATTCCAAGTCCTTGCGTCGAGGAGCCTTCTCGATCTCCTTTGCTTCTTCCGTGAAGACTTCTCGCTCCCGGTCATAATCCTTCCAAGCGATAAAGAAGCCGACAGCCACCATTAGGTTCATCACCACTGACGCTCCTGTTTCCAGTAGCGCGTGATAGTCCTCAAAATGGAGATGGACGTGACCCACGATCCAAAAAGGAACGGCGAACTGTTCGCTGTACCAGATGAGGAAGAATCGTCCCAAGGAACGTGCTTTGCGTAAGGTTTCCATCGTCTTCCGGTGCCCATAGAAACCTCACCGGGGGGTTCCGAGACACCCTTGGCAACGTAGAGAGCCATATGAGATTGCTGCCGCAAGAAATGCCGCGAGATCCGATTCACCAGAACATTCTGGATGCTTTGGTGTCGCTGCCTCCAGAAGTCCGGGATGAGGCCGCAGAGCAGGCCAAAGGACTGTTCCATATCCCAGGTGTTGGGTTTCACCGGGCGCTTTGGGTGCTGACACTTTCCTTGGCCTACTACAAGTGGACGGGTTCCAACACCTTTGTAGTTCCCGGTGCCATGCGTAAGGCGTTGGAGAAGACCTCTTTGGAAGAGGTGACGGCTGACGACCTCAAGCTCCCCTTCCCCTGTGTGTTTATTGCACTGCCAGGGTGTGACCACGAACTGTGGGGAGGCCCCCGTACCCAGTGGCATCAGTGCGCTGGAGTGTTCCTGGTTCGACCTACACCAGAAGTAGGGTTGTATGACGAAGAACGTGACCTCATCACGGTCTACCTGTGGGGGGTAGAGAACGAGAGGTCGGACAGCCCCGGCGATGATGCCTCTTTCTGGATGACGATTGACCTGAACGAAATGCGTCAGATGCAGATGGATCTGGAGCAATACCTGTTCATGATGCTGGAAGATGAAAAGAGGGACGAGACCTCTAACGACCTTCTCCCCCTTGGACTTCGCCTGGAACTCGGCACAGAAATGCCCAAGGGAGCCAACCGCACGAAGCTGGTGAACAGCATGGTGTCCATCCTTCGTATCGCCATCAACACGTTGGTGTACCTCGACACGGATGAGCCGGATGTTTCCGAAGACCCGGACGCGAAGAAAAAGCGGGAGGAACGCAAGGAAGCGCGTGCAGCGTTGAAGCGTATGAAGAACCCCAACAAGAGTCGTGGCAGGAAGCTGCGTAAGAAGTTGGAGGATCTCCCCGAAGATCGGATTGTGTGGGTCGGTGCTGCGATGGGACAAGCCTCCGACGGGGACAGCAAGCCCCAGCCCTCGACCGGACGCAGGAAAGCCGCAGAGCATTGGGTACGGGGCCACTGGAGGCCCAAGAGGCGCACCATCCAAGCAAAGATGGCCGTAGCCCGGAGCACTGCCGACAAAAGCACGGAGAAGGCTTTCTCCCTCATGGAGAAGGCATCTGCGCTTGAGGCCGGGTCCAAGGACATTCCCGCAGTCCTCCAAGATGCGCGTGCAGCACAGCAAGAAGCAAGCGAAGCCACCCTCGCCTACAACGATCTTCAACAGGAGTTTGAAAGGAAGAGGAAGTGGATTAGGCCCTACAAACGGAACAAAGGGGAAGAGCGGCAGGTAAAGTCACGCATCTACGTCGTAGGTGACTGATGTCTGATGAAAAAGTTGTCGATCTCGACAAACATAGGCTCAAGATGGACCTTGAATCCCCGCCTATTGCCTTCTTGGAGGCCGTGTGGGGGAACCGGGTATTCGGCTTCAATGCGGTGGTTCGGGACCTGGAGGACCTTCGCAGAGGAGGCGATGGGGGAGAGTTGGACAACCCACGCACCCACTACGAGGTAGTGTTACTCGTCAAGCACACCCGTGCTCTTGCCAATGACATAGCCCGCCGTTTTGGGCTGGAAGAACTGATCAAAGAAGAGGATGACCTACCATGAATAGAAGAACTGCCGACAAGATCGTGAAGATGTATGAAGCGGGCCACCGCACCCACAGGCCCGACTCTGTGGGCACTGCCTTTCGGAAGATGGGGCTGCCCGTCCCTGGACCTGACAAGGCCCCGGTTGTCCCGGAGCCAGTGGACGTGGTGAACCCTCCAGTCTCTATTGACTTCAAGTCCATGAAGGTGGCTGAACTCAAGAGCATCGCCAAGGAGCGAGGGCTTTCCGGGTACTCCAGTATGAAGAAGGCCGACCTTATCGACGCACTCTCCGCATAGCTTTCTTGGTAGCGCGGTAGGTTCGGGTACGGTGACCCCATCGGATAAGAAAGCGTGCGCCTTTGCCCGACCGGCTGCAAAGCCGGTACAGGCGGCGTGCGTCTTTGGCATCCTTCATGGCAGTGTGGGCACCTTCCATAGACCAGTCCAGGAACTTCCTGATCTTGTCCATTGAGAGTGATTCCAGGCCACACGGGACCAGATGCTCATAGGCAAGCGTCACTGTATCGATCTTGTGGTAGGGCAGGCGAGGCTTGAGGCCCGCACGTTTCATATTGGCTTCGAGCATGTCGAGGTCGAAGCTGATGTTGTGCCCCACTACGATGCTCCCCTCCAACACGTTGAGGATGAGCGGCCCCACGGTCGCCATCGTCTCCATATGCTCCCACCGAGAGGGGTTGGCGGCGTAGCCGTTTAGCTCAAGGGCCTTGGGAGCCGCGACCTCGATGTTCTCGGGACGGATCAAGGTTTGGTAGTGCTCTCTACGCCCGTCCGGGTACTCCTTCACAATGGCGATCTCGATCACCTCGTGAATGCTGGAATCAAGGCCCGTGGTTTCAGTATCCAGGAAACACAAGGGCTTTTCGGACAACGGTTTTCGCATCATATAGTCTCTACGGGATTCGAGAAGGTAGGGAACCCTCCAATGCCTTCCCTATACGGCTTTGTAAATAGTACCGCTTTCCCCCGACAAGGAGTCTCGTCATGGCTGTTCGATCTACTGCTGGTGCCTACCAGCCTTCTCCCCCCAATCTTCGTATTCGACCTGCTTTCGGCAAGCGCATCGGCGGTAACGTCGGACGTAGCCCTGGGATGCGGGACGGGACCACCTCTTCGGCCTACTCGGCTGGTGCGGGTGCCTTCCAGAACGGCGGCAACGTCAAGCCCAACATGTGTTGTGCGCCTCCTCCGGGAGCGACCCGCATGTTCAAGATGAACGCAAAGATCGGGTAGGGGGGTTCCATAGCCTCCCGTGCTCCGTAAAGAGGGCACGGAGAGGCTATGCACCACCAACCACGACATATCTTTGTAGGCGACGTTCACGGCATGTTGCCGGAACTGGTCGAGTTGATCGAGCGCGTGAACCCTGGCCCTGAAGACCAGATCATCTTCGTTGGTGATTTGGTAGACAAGGGACCGGACAGCGTTGGCGTGGTTAGGTTCGTGCGTGAGTTGTCCCAGACCCACAAGGTTGTTGTGGTAGAGGGCAACCACGAAGACAAGCATCGCCGGTTCCGTCGGAACTTGACAGTGCGGCCCGAGGTCGCTGCTGGCCAAGCTGAACGGCAGCCCGAGTTGGCTTCTATAACGAACGACTTGACCGAAGAAGACGTTGCCTTCTTGGACAGCGCAGTTCCCTTCCATCGGGTTCCCGAGCACGGAGTCTTGGTGGTCCATGCAGGCGTCCCCGGTGACATGGTGACCTTCCCTGAATCAGTGGAAGAAGTTGCTTCCATGTCGGGGAAGGCTCGCAGGGCTATGGAAAAGACTGCACGGGTTCGACACGTCAATGCCGAGACTGGCAAGTTCGTGCGGTTGGGTGACGAAACCGAAGCTGACCCGTTCTGGGCCGAGGTTCACGATGGGCGTTTCGGCCATGTTGTGTTCGGCCATGAACCTTTCATGGATGGACCGGCGCAGTTCCCCCACGCTACTGGTGTGGACACAGGTGCCGTGTTCGGCGGCTCCTTGACTGCATTGGTCGTAGACGCCGAAGGGGAACGGTCTTTCGTGAGTGTTCCCGGTCGTCCCGTGGCCCGCCCCCGCCTGTGATAATAGGCGGGGGTTCCCTGCCTATCAAAAAGGGTAGGGGTGATGACGGAGAAGCCATGAACAATGAAGACATGAAGAAGTGGACGGGTGTGCTGGTGGGCGGGATTCTGGATCAGGCAGTTGCCTTCCGCGAAGGTGGCGATGAGATTCCCCCCGTATTCTTCCTGGTGACCTTCCCTGACGGAGAAGCGCCCATTGTGTATCAGGTAAACCCCCAGCCTTCTTGGGGCGACGACCGTGAAGGGATAGCCCACAGACTGCGTGTGGAAAGTGAAAAGGTGGGCGCACGATACGTCGTTCACCTCTGTGAAGCGTGGATGTCTATTCCGACCAGGGAAGAGGCCGTGGCGGCAGGGGCTTGGGTTACTGCCGGGTACTCGCTCGAAGACTACCCCGACAAGACAGAGAACATCCTGTTGTCTGTGGATGGCCCCGACTTGAATCAGATCCTCTTGCACGAAATCCACGCTGATGGGTCAGTCGGGGAGCGCCAGTCAGTTGACGGGGAGTTCGGAGGCACCTTCCACAACCTCTCGGGGCACGTCGGGTCCAACTAATACGGTATTGCCTCTATCTCTCGCGCCTTGGCAGGAGAGGCTATGGCGACGGTAAAGCTCATGGGGCTTCGACAAGGGCTTCAATCCCTTGCAAGCACCACTGATGAAATGGTGACCGATGGTTCAATGATCATCGGGGATGCGGATACGGACGCCATTGAAATCAACGCAGAGTTCACCTCCAGCTTGATCCCGGATGTAGACAACACGGTGGACCTGGGGAACGGGGATAAATCCTGGCGCGAGATATGCCTTGGGACCCGGATCAACCTCCACGGCACTGGAGATTTTGGCACACGGCTTGAGTGGGAAGACCCATCCCAGAATGAGACTGTCACCATCCCGGCCATGAGCGGACACCTTGCCTTGGAGGGGAACCTTCCATCTTTCCTTGGGTTCGGTAAGAACAACGCGAAGGATGCCCCGCAGACGGACTTTGAACTCTCCACAGTCAACGGATCAACGAATGCACAGGGGTGGAGGATGCCTGTCGCAGGACTGGTCACCCACATGAGCACCCAGTTTGATTCCACCGAGAGTGGCGGCCAGAACAGCTTCATCCTTTCTCTGTGGAAGAACGGGGTGGACCAAGGCGCTAACTATCGAATCACCCTCAACAACGTGTCAAGCGGGGACATCGGAGGGTCTGTGGAGTTCCAGACCCCTCTGACGTTCGCTGTCAACGACAGGCTGACCTTGAAGATGAGCATGACCGTATCCGGTGGGCAATCAGACTCTTTCACCGTAGACGATCTGGCTTGCCTCTTGAGGATTCTCAACTGATGCCTACCAACGTCGTCAAGACCCCAGCCGATGAGAAGAAGTGGCAGAAGGCCAAGGCCCGTGCGAAAGAGCAGGGGAAGGCCGAGAACTACGCCTACATCATGGGAATCTACAAGAGCATGAATCCAGACAAGTTCAAATCAGCCCAACGTGTCGCTGCCCGGTACGCAGCACTGCTTCCTTTGATGGACCCCCTCTACAACCTGCGGGAAGCCGCCAAGGAACTGCTCTTGCTGGAGGACCATCTGGGTCATGTCCAGAAGCACTGTCCTGACTGCATCCGTAAACATCTGCTCACCACGGAGGCACTGCTTGAAGAAGCAGTGCGCCTCGACACAGAAGGGGAGATGTTGGGGTTGCTCTCACCGCTTCCGGCACAGGTACGGGAACTGTGGACAGCCTATCAAGATGGTCGCCCGGAGCATGAGATCGGGCAAGCCGCCCGTGTTTTGCGTAAGGGACTCGTAGAGGCTTCTGCCGCTGTTCGTGTGGCTGCCCGAAAAGGGCCGCCCATGCAGATGGGGTCAGCCGCCATGCTCAAGCGTCAGGGCCTGATTCCAGTGGACGTGTTCTTCGGTGAAGCACGCCCCCACGACCGGCCCATCATCGGCTTGGGGGACGGCATCCAGGATCGCCGTGGCAGACTGCTTTTCTTTGTGGGGGTTGATGACCGAGGGAAGGCGATCCTTGCCAAAACCATTGGTGAAGCAAAGCGGAAGCACAAGCAGATCATCGAGGATCGCAAGCACTACCACACCGCGAAGAGGGTGGCCGAAAGGTACGCGATGCTCCCAGAGCAGGTGACGGATGAAGGGGACCATGAACCCCGTTGGGTCGAACCAGAGGGGGGAGAAGGCTCCACGCTTCCGGGTAGTGAGGAAGAGGACACGGAATGACCAAACCCGAGCCGGAAGCCTTACAGAGCCATGATTGGTGCCCTGCTGGATTCTGGGCTATCTCTCTGAAGGACGAAAAAGCGTCGGACCTGTTATGGTTGTACGCACGCCGGGTGAAAAAGAAGGACCCTGGCCAGAGTGAAAGGTTAGAAGAAGCTCTAATGAGGGCTGGTTTCGACCCCCTGAAGGTAAAGATTGGCCGATAGTTAGGGGGAGGGGGGTCAAAGTTTCTCTCTGGCGGGTATCTCTTACCTGGAGGTGCCTTCCGTGACCAGGAAACTGAAGCCCATCGAGCTTCCCATCGACCCTTCACTTGCCCAGGAAGTCTTGAACTTCCCGGTCGTGGGGTCGGAGGGGGAGGTCACCACCACTATCGGGGAGCGTCTTCGAGAGGCCGTAGCGGCTATGGCCGAGGCAAATGCGTTCCTTGCGGATAGTGCAGTAGCCAAGCTGCTGGCCCAGACCTTGATGAAGGACCAGAAGCGAAGGGGCTTTCCCTCTTTGCAGGTGTCGTCGGAGGGGAGCGTGGTCCTGCGTATCGACTACGAAGAAGAGGCCGCCACCCCAACCAAGCCCAAAACGCTCCCCTCTTTGGATTCGTTGAGAGAGCAGGCTGCTGTTGCGGGGGTGGACATTTCTGACCTGGGCCGCAAGAAGCACGAGATCATCAAGAGGCTCAACGACCATATAGAAGGCCCCACAGAAGAGGGGGTTCCTCCTTCCAGGCTGCGGGATGAAGTGACCGAATCGGTGGTCTCCATCTCCAACATAAAGCTGCCCTCCCGCTGATCCTTCTGCGGTAGGCCCCCTATAAGGGCTGCCAAACGGAGGATAACGTGTCCAACTTTGGATTCTGGACTTACGGCAATAAGTGCGCCCTGGAAGGGGCCGCGTCTACTCTTGTGGAGATGCCTGACGGCAGGACGGTCACCCAAAAGAACGCCGATAACCCCGCGATCCTCGAAGACTACTTCATCGCGAACGCCCTCCGTACCTCGAAGCAGGCCCGGAACGACTTCAACCGTCTATTCCATACCTTGAGTTGGGAGGCGCAAGACCGCCTTTCCACCCTGATAGCCCAGAATCCCAGGCAAACGTCACTGCTCGTTAGCGACCAGGAGTTTGCCGATGCTATCCAGCACGCCGAGGTTACGGCAGGGGTGCGGACACGTCTTGAGAAGGCGATCCGAAAGTTGCCGGGGGGTTTGTAGTGCCGCCCCGCAAGAAACAAGAGATAACTGCCCCCTGCACCCAGGAGAAAAGCCCTCTCAAGTCCAAGAAGTTCGTCGCGTACTTGGTAGCAGAAGCCACCTGGAAGCTGATCCTGCTGATAGGGCTGGGAGGAATCATCTACACACAGACCCACCCGGAGCGGGCAATCGAGGTTGACACCTGGATGTACTGGCTGCTCTTTACTTGTGTTCTTATCGCTGGCTTCGTAGAGGCTGGTTTCATTGGAGGGCAGGCGTGGCTTGACCGCTATATTCGTCTCGCTCTCATAGCTGCCAACAAGGGGGATTCTCCCCCCAACACCATTCAGGAGTAAATCATGGGTAGAGGAATCCCCCTTGCTGCAATGGGTCGCCCCCTTCGTAGGAGCGGCCATCCGATGCGCCACAACAACCCAACTGGAGCCGAGGAAGCCCCAGCCCCAGCACCGGAGCCGGAAGCGGCACCCGAGCCGGAAGCCGCTTCCTTCAGCATGTCCAATACCAAGGCAGAGCTTCTGGCCGAAGCAGATCGTCTCGCCCTGGGCATGACCAGCGGGAACACCAAGGCTGAAATCTTGGCGGCTATCGAAGCTGCGTAAGCCACAGGTGAGCACGGATGTCAGAGCTTCAGCCGATGGTGGTGTGCATGTACACCCGGACGCGGGAGTATGGGTTTTGTGCGCCTCCCGCTGGTAAAGAGGTCTACTTCCACGCCGACGTGTTCCACAGGCTACAGCCACAAGGACCGCCCCCCATCATAGGGGAGCGCGTCCTTGTGACTGTCGTTGAAGGGAAGAGGCGTCCAAAGGCCCTGGTTGTTCAGAGGCAGGAGCGTCCTTCACGCCTGGAGGGGGAGGTGTCCTCGTTTGATCCGGGGAAGGGGTGGGGCTTCATCTCGGCAGGGGGCAACGTCTACTTCCTTCACCGAAGCGAGATGGAAGGTAGCTGGCTGCCTGTTCGCGGGTCGCGGGTATCGTTCTATCCTGGTGCCAAAGATGGGCAGGCCCGTGCTTGCCACGTCACGATGGAGGTTTGATGGCGATCAACGGGAACCCGTTTGGGGGCAAAGGCGCGGGCAGCACCTACACTCCCATGTCTGACATTGAAAGGGAGGCTGTCTCTCGTCTCGTGGAGGCGGGCAGGCTCCGGGTTCATGTTGTGGACTGGGGCATTGTGAACAACCCCCGAGTCATCATCGGAGACTTGCGTATCGGGCTTCATTTTCGGATGGAGTTCAGCAAGCCCGAGGTTCCACAGCCCGTACACTACTTCGACCTTGAACTCCGAACGGATTCGGGCCTGTTGTTGTACAGCGAACGGCAACCCACCCTCTACAACCATAAGCCCATCGAGGTATGCGCCGGGATGTTCCTGGATTTGGCATGGGACATCGCGGTTCGTCATATGGACCCGAAGATCGTCAAGGCCATCATCCCAAGCGCGACCGGATTCACCTCACGCTGGCAAGACCGTGACACCGGGGAGATGACCCTAAAGGGAAATACCCGGAACATGGATGCGGCCACCCTTCAACGGCTGAAGCAGGTCCGTGCCTTTGAAGAAGCAAACAAAGCAGACACCAAGAAGCAGGCGGCGAAGGCCACGGCGAAGGAGCAGGCCCGAGAAACCGCTGCGAGAATAGCGAGAGCCAAGAAGTAGCGAAGTGTCCAACTTCGACTTCATCCCAAACCACCCTTGGTTCCAAGGGAAGTGGGACCCGCCACTGCGGGTCGATGCCCCGTTCTGGCCGCCACGCAGGGAGCCGCCGAAACCCTCAAAGCAGAAGCCCCCTGCAACAAAGGCTGACCCTTTGAAGAGGGCCTTTTGAAAAGATCAGGTTTTGGGCAAAAAAGGCACTCTTGAAAACCCAGGTTCTACGCGGGTTTTCGAGGACACCTTCACGACCATCAGAAAAACCGGAAGAAGTCTTACTTTTTCGGCCTGTCGAATCATGCTTTGAGGACCCTGTTGTAGAAAACAGGGTGGGGTTCCGGTTCAACACGTCTGCCGTATAGAGCTACGAGAGGTGAAAAACCTTTCGGGGTTCTCCCACCAAACGGGAGAGGCAATCTCCCACCAAACGGGAGAGGGTTACTCCCCCTTATCGGAGACGCGGCCTGCCTGCGAAAGTGGACTGGGGTGGCTTCCAACCAAGGGGAGCGCGACTGTGAATGCGAGAAGACACAGGGGTTGGCCCCCCAAACAAAGTGAAAATGTCTTGCTGACTCATGGCTCAACTCCTGGCTCAACTCCTGGGGTCAGATAGACCCCCTCCATTACTGATTCGGGCTGCTCGTTCCACTTCCGAAGCCCATGCTTCCACAACCTCAATCGCCCGACGAATGGTCGCTGGGTCATCCCCCTCGACAACCTCGACCTGACCATCTGCTACGCCCATATTTCCGTGGCCAAACCTGCCGTCGAGAGAAGCCCACAGCATGTTGTCAGGCCACACCGCCACCCACGGACGAAGGGCAACCGCCTCCACCTCGTCGCCCTCATCGTCATAGGGGTTGCCATCCCATGACCACCCTTCGGGAAGCGACGGGGGCACACGCTTCGCCAGCATCGCTTCCACAAGCGCCTGCACCAAGGCTCGCAGAGAGTCTGCCTCCCATGCCTCCAACACCGCCTCTGTGGGCATCAGAGCTATCCCGTCGCAGTCCGCGTCCAATAAAGACACCTTGGTGATCTCGCCCTCGGGGGTTGTCACGATGTCCACAGCGTACTCGGTTCCATTCACTTCATACAGCATGATGTTCTGCTCCTATGTGGTCTTGCTCTCGGTGAGCCAGGATCTTCTCCATCTGGATGTACCACTCGTCTACGGAGAGATCCAGTTTCATCAGGTTGCACTCCTCGGGGAGTCGCCTCGTAGGCGAACCGAAAAGGCCCCCCTTATCGGGCCACCCGCTTTCATTTACCCTTCCACAGCGCCGTTCGAGTCGGTAGCCAGGGGATAGGCAACCCCGTTGAGTTGTGGAAGGGTTCTTTTCCCAGATTGGGGGGTTCCCCTTTCCTACTTCGACCGTAGAGGGAATAAGCCCACGCGAGTGCCCGGTGACTTACCTTCTTCAAGACCGGATTCAGGCTTCGTGTAAGAAGGCGGCTCACGCGACACAGTGGGACGGTCCCCAGTAGGCAACACGAGGCCGAACGGGATTGCAGGTGCTGCAAAGCCCCCTCTCCTAAAACCCCGTTGATCTGGACGGCACAAGGGAGGGGGCTTCGTTATTCAGGTGCGTAGTGGGGCGAGTTACCGGGAATGGACGGGTCTGTGAAGTCGAAATGGGTTGTCTTCTCTGAAGCCAGCACTGCCGTCTCCAGACACTCAAACACTACTGCATAAGGGCAGGCATTGGCATTAGGGCGTCGATCTTCGAGGTAGCCACAGCCATCCTGTGCGGTGGCAAGGGGGATGCGGATTGAGGCCGTGCGGTCACTGACACCGTACTTGAAGTCCCGATAAGAGCAGGTCTCGTGCTTGCCTGTCAGTCGCATCTCGATGCCATCACCGTAGGCAGCAAGGTGGGCGTTGATTCGTGCGGGGTTTCCAGCGGCTTTACACCATGCCTTGATATGCTCCATGCCTCCTGGCTCGCGCATCGCCTTCGTAGAGAAGTTGGTGTGCATTCCCGCACCGTTCCAGTCACCGGGAACGGGCTTCGGGTCGAGAGTGGCATTGATGCCGTACTCTTCACCGAGGCGGTAGAGAAGCCAGCGGGCAAGCCAGAGGTGGTCCCCGACTTCAAGGGCGGTGCAAGGTCCAATCTGGAACTCCCACTGCCCTGGCATCACTTCCGCGTTGATGCCGCTGATCTTGATTCCGGCGTCGTAGCAAGCCTGGAGATGGTCCTCAACAAGCTCGCGGCCATACACCTCGTCAGCACCCACGCCACAATAGTAAGGGCCTTGGGGGGCCGGGAAGCGCCGTTCACCGCCGAAGCCCAATGGACGGGAGCCTTCAAAAAGGGTGTGTTCCTGTTCCAACCCAAACCAAGCGTCAGCATAACCATCGCGTGCAGCCAAGAACTCACGGACCTTGGCGCGGGTGTTGGTGGGGTGGGGGTGGCCTGCCGCTGTAAACACCTCGCACATCGCCAAGTAGTTTCCAGCCCCGCGAACCGGGTCTGGAATCACACAAACAGGCTTCAGCACGCAGTCGGAGGAGTCCCCCGTGGCCTGTTCGGTGGAGCTACCGTCAAAGCTCCAATCGGGGAGTTCCACGGCTTGATCCGGGAGCAGATCGGGTAGCACCTTGGTCTTTGACCTGATGGTTTGGGTTGGGGAAGCCCCGTCAACCCAGATGTACTCTACGAACATGTTTTCTCCAGTAGGTGGTGTGGCGCGGCTCTAACTGCTGTACCCGTCGGATGCCCACCCTCCACCTTTCAAAGAGAAGGATGTCTGGGAGATCATCTTCTTACAGTCCTTGGCTTTGCACGCAGGACAGTCTTGTGGATTGTCGCGTTCGTCGTGCTTTACCAGCCGCTCGAAGCGTTTCTCGCATTTCTCGCACTTGTACTCAAAAAGAGGCATAGGCCCTCCTTGGCCCACAATACCGATAAGGTGCCTATTCGATTCGAGGTGCGGAGAGAACATGGCGCGTACCCCCCGAGAAATAATCCACGATCAGATGCGGCGCTGGGCTGCGGATACCGAGGAGCCAAACCCGGAAAAATACCCGGACTGGTACTTTGTTTCCCGAGGTTCTCTCTCGATGCAGCCTGACTACGGAAGCCCCAAGGGAGCAGCAGTGCCACGCGGTGAAGACAACCCACAACATGAGCGCCAACAGGAGATGCTCCGTCGAAGCACGGCCTCTCATGTCGAGAAGCAAGCCTTCAACAAGGAGAACGCCCCGGAACTACTGGGACAACTGATTCGGGTGCTTCGCTCCAATGAGATGGAAGATTCTCTGGAGGCCCTCAAGAGATGCGGCCTCACCCGCAAGCTGAACGACGAGTGGATGTCGGACACCCGAAACCGCCAGAAGCGCAAGCGTGACAAGCGGGCGGCCCGTAGGATGGACGAGGACCTTGGCCGGGAGTGGAAGAGGCACGCTATGCGGAACCACCGGAAGTGGCAAAGCTGGGATGCTGATGACCTGCTTGATGAGGCCGAGAGTTTTGCCTCCATCTACTGGAAGCAGATGAACCTGGACCCGGACGACGATATTCCTGTACGGGAGGTTGCTCGGTATGCAGAGGAGCAAGGGCCTTTCCTGGTCTTCTTTACAAAGGACATAGGTCTCTTTGACGGCCCTGTGCCCCGTGTCGCTTCAGCCGAACGGGTAGCTGCTGCGTACCAAGTCAAGACGGCCAAGCGTAGACAAGCGCCTCCCATGCACCGTCGCCCAGGTGGTGCCAAGCACCGTCATGATCCAGGAACTCGTCCTGGAGCACGGCCTCCAGACGCATGGGAAGACATTGGGGTAGGCAAGGACAAGCGCCAGTACGAAAAGGCGCTACAGCGGATGCTCCAAAAGGGGATGCCCGACCGAAAGATCCTGCACAGCCTCACTACCAAGTGGCGGCTCTCGCAGCGGGACGCACAAGCGGAACTGGAACGCCTCAAGGGACGGTACGCCAAGCGCGTGTACAGCCTCCAGGATTTCCAGACGGCTGCTTTTGAAGCAGATCGGGCAGTGGGCAACGCAGTCAACGCGACCATCCACCTCAAGGAAATGTGGGATTCCTTCGAGGAGATCCCACCGAAGCAGCAACCCCTCTACGACTTGAACCTGAAGACGATGTACCAGTTGAGCAAGCCCAGAGGCTATGCCAACAACGTGTACGAGAAGCTCAAGAGGTACAGGTAGTGGACTCCTTTCAAGCCGATCAGAGGGGGCTGCTCCTGCCTCGGTTGTGGATGAAGACCCGGAGGGGGAACCGTCCGTAGCAGATGCCGATGGCAGCGGAACTGACGCTGAACATGTGGAAGCTGAACCGACCCTCACCCCTCTCTGGAAAGCGATACCTACGCCTCCCCCCAACCCGTCTTGCCCCCACCTACCTGCTGCCACAACAGGTGAAGACGCTGTGCCTGTTCCTGCTCGTTCAGCCTGTCGGGGTCTACACCACCCAAGTCCATGCCGAGTTGTTCCAGTACGCAGTAAAGCGCCCTCAACTTCCACGACCCGTCTTCCACAAGGCGTGACCACTCATCTCCGGGGAGAGACACGACACCATCCCACCCAAGCCCTTGGCACAGAAGCAAGGCTCCGCTCTTGGTCAAGGGAACCGCAAAGTTGTTCAGAAGCAACACCCCGACCCCTTGCTTGGGCAAGCCTTCCAGAACCCCTCCGAGGAAGTCGAGTGCAGGGATGGGCTGTACTCCAATGTGCGGCATGTGCATCGCATACTTGAAAGTGTTTGCCGACAAGGCGGCATCATCCCTCTTGGTGTAGGCGAGAATGACCGCTGTTTCTCCGAACGACCCGAACCCTCCGAACATGAGGAACTTTCCGGGGCGTGTGGTGAGAATGTGGACATGGTTCCCGCGCTTCTCTTTGCGGTTCATCCGTCGTCGGTCTGCTCTGTTCATGGCTGGCTCCGTGGTGTGTGCGGCCCCCCAATGCGAGATCGCGTAGAGGTCGGGGAGTCGGACCTGTGTGGATATACCGGAAAGGGTCTTCCAGAAGACCCCCTCCGCGATGTTGCTGAATCAGTAGTTGCTGAATCAGCACCCCATGAAAACCAAGGTTTACCCTCGCTTTTACCGGACAACCCACTGGAGGACCCCATGCCAGAAGAATCGCCAGCCCCCGAAGAAGACAACACCGAGGCTCTGGAAGCCGTGCCTGATCCCAGCAGCAACGAACTCACCCAAGGCTTCAATGACCTCGCCCAGACATTCTTCAAATCAAGGTCGAGATCCACACGAAGGACAAGTGGGATGAAGAGGAGGCCCAGCAGCGAGTCGCAGCCCTGGAACAAACGGTCGTTGACTACCTTATCGAGAGTGGGGTGGAAAGCGAACGGATCACCGTCGAGGCCCAAGGAACCACAGGGTCCGATTGGATAGACATAATCATCGTTGAGATGGAGAACTAACATGCGCTACCCCTCACCCCTCATCTGGCTTGGAACCTGGAAGATCCGGGACGGGTTGTCGCTAAACGGCTTCCACTTATGGGATCAGAACGGCTCGTGGCGCGGCGTTTACCGGACAGTCACGCGAGCAAAAGCTGAAGCAAGACAAGCCTAAACCCTCGGGTCATCCGGTCCCAGGCCACGGCACCACTTGGAATCCGACTTGGCCCACTTGGTTCGTGCCGTACCGCGCTTGCCCCGCTTCAAAGCGTACTCGGCTTTCATGGCATTGGAACGACCCTCATAAGGGCCGTACACCGCCCGTAGAACCCAAGGGCGGTGCTTGGAGGTGTACTTGCCTCCCCCTTTGATTTCCCCGTTGTGTTGGCGAAGCCTGCGCTTTACGTCAGTGGTACACCCAACGTAGTGAAATCCAGGAAGAGGGCGGCCACGTTTCCCGACCCTCCTCTCCAGTGATTGGATGACGTAGACCCAATACTCGTTAGAACTGCTGCTCTGCATCCCAATCCCTCGCTGCCTTACGCACAATACGAAGGGTCTTACCCACCAGGGAGGGGCTTTCGCCAACGCGGGCAGCGATCTCGGACTTCTGAAAGCCCTCCATAGCCAACTCGGCGCACCGGATGGAGAGTTTGGGGTCATGGCCCACGTCGCGAGCACGTTGTCCAACAGTAGAGAGGATCGAATGGCGAGCGATCCTTCCAGCCGCATAGTCATCAGTGCGGTCGTCTGCGATGGCGATGTCAGCTTCCGACACGTCCAGGAGATCGCCGTCCACCCCCGTCACCCCAAAGAGTTCGTAGTGGTTCCTGCGGGATTGCTTGCGGTGGTAGTTGGAGATGATGCAACCGGCAACCATATGGACGTAGTGGCCAAAGCTGCTCTTGGCGACATCAAAAGGGCACTTGCCCCGGTTCCTGATGAGGATGCCTTTGTAAATCTCCTGAAGCATCTCTTCCGGGTCGTAGCCAAGGCGAAGCACACGCCGAAGAAATCCAGCAAAGAAGAGCTTGCGGACTTCGTGGCCTCGGGCATCCAAGTCAATGCCCAACGTAGGGGCAACCACTGTGATCGGAGGGGCTGCTTTGACTTTGGCAGGACGGTCAACGGTGAGGGGAACCTCTTGGACCAGCCTGAACATGTCGAGAGCGTCCGTCTTCAGGTAGGACGAGGAGGAGGCGAAGCGGCCACGCTTGAAGTAGCGGTCAAAGGTGAGCTTGGGGTCTCTTGCATGGGGGGCCGGGGCCGGGGTCCCGTTGACAAGAGCGATGATGGTTTGACGAGCAGAGGGGTACTTCACCGAACCGGAGGGCCAAAAGACCTCAAATCCTTGAGGGGTCCCAAGGACCTTGTGGTTTCCGTGTTCTCTCCTGGCGAAATAAGTTCCTGTCGTCTGGTTCATCGTCGGCCTTTCCCTCTGCGTCAGCGGTTTTAGTTGTCAAAATAAGCGGTAGGTTTCGTATAGTGGGGACCCTTTAGGGGGTCCTCACCTTACGACCACCGCTTATGCTCTACAACGCTGGCGCAATAAAAGCACCCCCCTTTCTTTGATTCCTGCCCCAGCACCCGATTTTCGACGTATTTAGTCGAGTCCGGTGAAATGTCTATCTGGAGCGAATGTCGATGTTGAAGAAGCAAGCCAGTGCCCAGCGGGTAGCCCAACGCTACCTCGAAGCCGAGATGGCGCGAGAAGCGGCGTTGCGGGAATGGGTGAAATGGATTGCCCAACCCTTCAAAGTCATCTACGACCATCACCGCGAGTTCGTCCAAGGCCCTGTTGACGACGCCGTAGACAACATCATCCGTGATTTAGCCCCCATCTTCGTAAAGAAACTGGGAGAGGTTGAAGTGGATGCCGACGTGGACGAGTTCCTGGAGGGTGCCCAAGCAGGAAGGTTTGAGGCCGTTCGAGGGCACTACCCCGACGAGGCCAAGTACAGCCGTGAGACAGAGGATTTCCTCGAAGGGTATCGGTGGGGGTTCGAGCAGGGCGACGACTGGGACGGGAGAACTCTGCCAAGTGGGGTCAAGGCCAAGGTTGTCCGGGACGCCATCAAAGAGTTCCGAGGCCGCGTAACTGAAGAAGTTGTCGTCAAGGTGATGGCGAGCGCCTGGAAAGCTATCAGCCCGGTCCACACCCTCAAAGCTATGATTTCTATGGTGAAAAAGCACGGGTGGAAGCTGGGGGTTGTGTTTGCTTTGGCCGAGATTGTGGAGCACACGCTGCTTCCAGCAGTGTTCATCTGGGCTACTGGGGACCCCGAATGGGCGATCCTCGGAACCCTTCCAATCACCGAAGTTATTTACGCGGTCGTATTCGCATTCTTGCGGCGTGTTCCGAGCCACCTGGATAAAGCGGATCCCGATGGCCACCTCGACTGGTACGAGGCACAGTTTGGTCCGGTACGGTTGGCGTGCGCCACACAGGTGGCAGCAGCCTATCGAATCCAAGGCAGCCTATAAGCCCTTCGTCCATATCCAACACTTTCGTCCTGCGGCACCTTTTCCCGCGTTCCTGTCGGGCAATCCTGTCTGGGTGCCGTGGGGCGATCTTGGGGTGAGGTCCTAATAGGCAAGGACGCCGGGTTGTTACCCCGGAGATTGTTGGTTCGAGTCCAACCGCCCCAGCCATCTCCCCGGCCCCTCTGCTTGCCGCCCCCTTCCCGGACCCCCGGATAGGCAGGTAGGGGGGCCATTCACCATTTCCGCAAAGGGCATGACCCGTCGCTCTTTGCGGCGAGGACGACGGGGTCACACGAACAAGCGGAACACCGGGATTTCTTCTTGGAGCCTCGGGCCTTCTCTTCCGAGAACTTGGGGCACTGTTTACACACCCCAACCCTGGCGTTTACGAGTTGGTCCCCCGGTTTCCAGGAGCCTCCCCACACGTTCCCGCATCTACAACACGACGATCCCATTTCCCCGGCTCCACCTTGAAGACACCTCGTTGTGTGCGCTTCTTATGGTTCTGACGAAAGTGAAACCGCGCACTTGTAGGTATATCTATACCCCGTGCTTCGAGCGCCTCGCGCAAGAGTTCCTCCATCTCTTCTTGTTCAAGCACAAGCTCCACCTGAACGCCTACAACGGAGGGTCGTTGAAGAACGCAACGACCAAGATGATGGCTACGATGGAAAACCCGACGAGAAGACCTTTGATGCTGCTGTCCACGACGGGGGCGATCTCCATCCCTTGAACACTTCCTCCATTTCGCAACCAAGCGACGAGGAAACAAGCAACGGCTATGTAAGCAATGAAATGAAGCACTTTCTTCAACTCCTTGCCTCCTTTACGGTCGGGACTGTTCACGGGAACCCCTAAAGCAGTTGGGATGCTACCCGCCGACTGACGAAGAACCTTGTGAACCATCCGACAATGGGGACGTGGTCCAAAGCATTGAGCCACGGATTCCCGAGGATATGAAGCAACGTCACAGTGAACAGGGCGGTTTCCCAAGGGGAATGGGGAGACACCAGGATCTTTGTGATCTCATCCCCCGGTTCCTCATCGCTCAACCCAACACAGACAAACTCACGATGCTCCAGAGAGCCATCAACTTCATACGGAATGCCTGTCATCCTCTTTGCGTTGAGAAGCACAGACGTAACTTGGTAAGGGAGTAGTTCCATGCTTTCTACTACGCAGAGGGACAATATCGGGAACCCCCCGATTTTTCTCGGTTAGGAGCCTTTCGGCGGGGGGTATTATCCACCAACGTCCATCACGGGCGATCCGAAGGGAGTAGGAAATGCGATACATCTGGCCACTGTTTATGGTCGCTCTGATGGGGTGCCCAAAGCCAACTGTGCTACGAAGTGCAGAGGTATACCGGGCAGAACTGGAGCAGTACAACCAATGGGCAACCCAGCAGGCAGGATTGTTGCGGGCCTTCGTCGGGGAGCACTGTGCGTGCAGTGATGAAGGAACCTTCAATGAGCCGGAATGCACGAAGGCTGCTGATTGGCTGCTGACCGTGGAGTATCGGGCAGAGTGGCACAAGCAGATGTCCCTCTACAATGCCAGCCAGATTGAGGAGCGCCCGTCGGAAACCCCTCCCGAGATTCCCGCGTCGTCTTGTCCTCTTGTGCCGCCCCCTGGTGAGGAGGCTGTGCCCTCCGACGAGGAGCGGATCGATGCAGAAGAAGAGGCCGCAGAAACAACCGAGCCGGAAGCTGAAGCAGCACCCGCGCCCGAAGCAACCGAGGAGTAGACGATGAACTGGCAAGACGCACTTTCTTCCTTGGTCCCCGTGGCGGGACAGGTGGCAATCGACAAGCTCGCATCCGAACTGGACGACTTGTCTTCAGAGGCAGGAGATCCGACCAACAAGGTGGTGTTGGCTCTCATCGCTGATGCGGTAGAGCAGCATGGACCTGCGGGCCTGGACATGGCGCAAGGCGCTATCAAGGACCTGTTGGACGGCGAAGCTCCCTCGATTGATTGGGCCAACCCTCGCGTAGCCAGCGATGCAGTTGCACTGCTCCAGAACGCTGAAGCAGACCGCAAGACCAAGGCTCGCGACATGGCTGCGAGAGCGAGTCATGTCTTTGCCCAAATCGGCAGTCTGATGATCAAGGCCCTTATCGCATCAGCGTAGAGGGGGTTCCAAGCCACCTCCTGGGTCGTATAGTGACCAGGAGGTGTTGACATGCAAATGCTGAAGTTGAAGCAGAACCTGAACCCTGACGTTATTCTTCCGGTCGTGTTCATCCTTGGGCTGGCCGTTCTTTGGTACTTCTTCTGGGTTCAGCCCAGAGACGAGTTCCTGCACGCAGTCATGGACTGCATGGGGGAGGATATGAGCGAAGCGGTGTACCAGGAGTGTGCGGGGATCGTCGCAAACTCAGCCCGGTGAGTACACGCCCGTCTTACGGGCAACGCCCAGAAGCTCTTGCTCGAACATCTTGAAGTTCGGCCCGTGGTTCATATGCCGAATGTGGGCAAGCTCATGGATCATGGTCCGCATGATCGCGCTGTACTTGCGGAGCTTCATGGGGTTCCGCTTCTGACGAACATTGAGGGCGATGATACGGCCCGCACCACGGTTGAATCCCAGCGACCCCTCGGCCACAGACTCTTTGATGGTCTGGAAACGGAGGCCAAACTCCCGAAGCAAGGGTTTTACGTCACGTTGGATCTTCGCCATCATGGCGGCGACCTGTTCCTTGCCTTCCAGGTCGTAGACGGAGTAGCCGTCCACTTTCGTGCGCGTCCACTCCTTCTTCTGCTGGACTCGTTCCTTCTTCTGGCCCAGCTTGCGGTTAGCCCAACGGACCCACTTCGCAAGCTGGGTAGCCTTGTTGAACATCCGGCTGTCCTGCCCCCACTTCACCAGGAGGCGGTTCCCCCGAATCGAGGCATTTGAGCGGCGGTTGTCTGTCTCCACCTGCGTGACCTTGAGGCCGTCGATGATGGAATCCTCATAGGGGCCGATGGCCGTGGCCTTCAGGCTGTGGCGAAGGGCAACCCTGGCGGCGTCATGCTTCATGGCTACCCTCTCGTATCAGCAAGCTACCGGCAAGGGATAGCGTGGTCATCCTCTCCCTCGGCTGATCTGGGGTCGGGGATGATCACTACAACTACGTTCTGGTCCACCTGATCCACCACAGACCCGTCAGGGAACTGCATCCCTTCGTGGAAGAAGCCACACGCAGGGGTAACCCCCTGGTTTCGGTAAAGGTTGACGGCGTTCATGGCGTCAACTTCGTGCATGAGCGCAAAACACCCGCTCAAGAGACACACACTCAAGAAAGCAACTGCTCGAAACATCAATCAAACAGGTCGGCAAGCCACCCTTCACGGTTGGCCTCGATGTCTTCTGCGTTCTTTTCAACACGGCCTCGAACCCGCTCCAGGTCGAACTCGGTAAGGAACCAAACCTCTTCCCGGACTCTGTCCGCGTTGGCTATTTTCACCTTGACCGAAACGTACCAGTCGTTGGCTGCGGGCTTGGGGGTGGCGTTCGCTACGCGCATGAAAATCCCCAAGTGGCTGTCAGGGATGTCTTCAGGGTTCTCCGTAGCGCGGTGGCTGAACTTCTCGGCCTCTTCGTCGGTGACCAGCCAGTATTCTTCGCCGGGTTCCCCTCGACCGTGAGCCTGCACCTTGAGGAACAGGTATTCGGAGTCAGCACCGAACTTCCGGTCGATGTTAGCGACCCTCTTTACGCGACCTTGTGCCATTGAGCACCTCCTACCGTCAGACCTTACCCACAGGGCTTCGTGACGTGGACCTGGAAGCCTGCGCGAACCAAGTCATCCACGGTGAGGTCCAAGGTCAAGCCCGTCGAAGGGGCCGGAACAGGGGCAGCAGGGCTGGCTCCGATTGCAGGGGGCTGCTGTGAACGCGAACGGAGAGCAAGCTCCAGTTCATGTCGCAGACGGTCCTCTTCTTCGCGAACCTGTTCGAGTTCCTGTTGGAGGCTCTGGATGGTGGCATCCTTTTCAGCGAGCATGTCCTTCTTCTTTGCGAGGGCTTGGAGGAAGTGGGTCTTTTCAGTTCCCGAAAGACTATCAGAGGACGGCTTCTTACCACCACCCCTACCACGAAGGGCTTCCCCCAGAGTGCGGCCCAAGGCCCAAGCAGCAGCCTTGGGGAAACGACTGTCGGTTCCCTTCTTGGTCAACTCCTTGTAGGCGTGGAGGAAGGCCCTGCCCGAAGGTTCATCTTCGGGATCGAGCAAGAGCCACACCAGCAACGCGAAGACCAGGGGCTTGCCCTTGGCAGAAGCAAAAGGTGCATCGGCCTTCTTCAAATCCCGAGGTATCCACGCCCCAGCGTTCTTGGGGTTCCGGTCATGGGACAGGAGCGCCTTTCGGAACTTCTCCTTATCCTCATTAGACACCAACGCGGCCAGTCTGCGGGCAATAGGAAGATCGTTGAGGATGCGGTCTACAGGACACGCCTTCAAGAAGTGGGGTTCAGGTACGGGGATCGGAGGCAACACGAAGGCACCTTCGTCGTCACCGTAGTCCGGTGTGGAGGGGTCCTCGACCTCAACAGGTTCAGGTTCGGGTTCAGGTTCGGTGTGCGTGACCGTCTCGGTTTCGAGGTCTTCTTCCGGTTCGTGGAGCAGCGGGACATCCTCGCCTGCTGCGGCCATCAAAGCACTACGAAGCCGCCAGTCCTCGACCTCGACCTCCATCAAGCCCTTCATCACTTCCAGGCGTTGCTCGAAGTTGTCGTTTATGCGGGTTTCTACAACCAGCACAGCCCATGTCTCGATAAGCTCCTCGACTTCGGACTCTGAAGGGGGAGGTCCTGCTTCCAGTACGTCTGCTTCTGCGGGAGGTTGCGGTTCAGGCGAAAGAGGCTGGCTTGTTTGGGGCCATCCTCCTGCTTCGATCAGAGCACGGGTGAGGGTGCTGCGAGCAACATTGAAATGCTTGGCAACCTTGGTGAGAGAAGTGCCCTCGCCAACCATAGTGACGGCCTCATCCAAAACGCTGCCTGTGATCTTCTTCATAGGTGCGGACTCCGGTTCCACAGGAGTAGGGGTGGGAGCAGGAGCAGCGACCTTGGCCTCTTCCTTCTTCTTCTTGCTCTTCTTGGGTTCGATGTATTGCCGAATGGCTCTCAAAGCCCCGGACAGTCCGTTCTCCATCACCAGGAAACCTCCTCCAGAGCGTTGCCACTCCAGAGCTACGTTACTCGCACCGTGGCTACACGAAGCGGTGCGGCAGATCACCAAGTCGATGGAGGAAGGTATTCTTTTGGGGTCACCGTCCAACAAAACTACGTCATGACCCTCGCGCTTTAGAGCTTGGGCATGGTTCTTTGCGTGCGGCTTCTTTGAGATAATGCCAATCTTCATCAGATTCCTGGTGTTCGAGGACATACCCCTTACGGACAAAAACACTTTCGGGAACCTACTACCGGGAAGTGTCTCTCTATAGACCCCCTTTTCGGTAGAGTGGCTCTGGAGGTAAGTCTTGTATCAAACCCGACAAACATATGAACAAGTGACAAGGTGGCTCGAAGAACAGGAGCAACTCCCTACACGGAAGGCCACCCAGAAGCAGTTTCCCGATGCGCCTCAAAAGCTCATCCGAAAGGCACTCCAATCTGTAAAGGACCGACTCCATGATGTATCAGACGAAAGAAACCCTGCTCCGTCCTGATTGGCGCGTTGTGGGGTTGGTGGTAGCCATCGGTCTTGTCATCTTCATCGTGCTGGCTGCTTCAGTGTGGTCGGATAAACCTGATGAGGCAGGGGGTTCCGAGAACGTGGCGGCTCCGTAAAGAGTCCAAGAAGGAGGGCTGACATGGCTCATCGCACCAAAAAAGACGGACCCCGAGGACGCGCTATGAGCCGCTCCACTTGGGCTTCCCTGGATCGCGCAAAAGAGCGCATCACCCGCCGCGAGGGTCAAGAGGCTTGTCGTGAGGGCGCAGAAGACGCTCTTCGGGGGTTGGTTTATCTTCCCTCCGACAGCGACGGAGCGCATCAGTCGTAGCTCACACCCCTTGCGAGTGAAGTTCGGCATCGACCCCACAAGGGATCGGCTGCACCTGGGACACTTCGTTCCCCTTCGTGTTGCCCGCGAAATGCAGGAGCAGGGTCACGACCTGCACCTCATCCTTGGCACCATCACGGCTGCTTTGGGTGACCCGTCGGGGCAGGACAAGACACGGCCCATCCTTTCGGAGAACGAGGTTCGGCAGAACGCCGAGGCGCTACTGAAGCAAGTAGAGCAGGTGCTGCTCCCCGGATTCCAGGTTCATCGGAACCATGAGTTCGTGGACGCCATGAGTGTCCCGTTCTTCCTCACCCGCCTTGCAAGCAAGATCACTGTGGCAAACATGCTGTCCCGTGATGGCTTCCGTCGGCGTAACGATGCCGGTCAAGCCATCGCCCTTCACGAGTTCCTGGTGCCCCTGCTTCAAGGGTGGGACTCTGTAGAGGTCCGGGCCGAGGTCGAGATCGGCGGGACCGACCAACTGTTCAACTTCCAGGTCGCTCGCCAGCTTCAGGAAGCCGAAGGCCAAGCGCCTCAAAGCTGCATCATGACCCCTGTGATTCGGGGAACCGATGGCCGCAAGATGAGCAAGAGCTTCGACAACGCCATCTGGTTGGACGAGGCCCCCGAGCAGATGTTCGGAAAGGTCATGTCCGTTTCCGATGAGGTCGCTCAAGAATGGGCAGGTCTACTGACATCCATCACGGAGTTTCCCGCACACCCCATGAAGCACAAGAAGCTGTTGGCGTGGGACATTGTTCGCCAGCTTCACGGCGAGGCTGCCGCTGACAAGGCGCAGGCTCACTTCGAGGCATCCGTGCAGCGGCGTGAGGTGCCCTCTGACCTCCCTTCGGTTGCACAGGGACCCTTGGTAGCCCTTGTGGCTGAAGCACGCGGTGAGAGCCGCTCCAAGGCCCGCAAACTTATTCAAGGCGGCGGTGTCAGGATTGACGGCGAAAAGTGTCAGGATGTAGAGGCCATTCCGGCCAGAGGTTCCGTAGTAAGGGTGGGCAAGCGCCTCTTTATTCAGGTGACCGCATGAAGATCAAAGACTCCCGTGCCCGGTGGGGGGTTCCTGGCCCCCTGTACTCCCGTAAAGGACTTCCAACCCGCGCTGCTTGCAGCCAGGAGTTAGCCCCAATGTCTGAATGGCTCAACGTCGTTTTCATCCTCACCCAAGGCGAAGCCCACGAGGGCGGGAGTGTGCAGGGTGTCTTCGTGTCAGAGAAGGACGCCCTTGCGGCTTCGCAGGCCCTTATCGAACGCGACAACACAGAACACAAGGCCAGCTTCAAGGATGCCTTGGCTCGGGCCAAGCAGTGTGCAACAGACTGTGGCGTTCCGTTTTCCTTTACCGAGTTCAAGTCTGAATGGAAGGAAGGACTCTGGGACGCGCAGTACAGCGTGGCGAGCGCCCCTCGCTCTGTTGTCATGTCCAACTGGGAGGGGAAGCCCTCCAGTCAACTCTTCAAAGTGTGGGAGCGGTCGGGCGAATGGCTCAAAATCGAGGCTCACAGGCTGGAGATTAGCGATTAGGGGGGGTTCCCCCTTCAAGTTGAACCCGTATAGGGTTCGGAGGCTTTATGGCACAGCGCGGCAAAGCAAAACTTTTCGGCAAGGCTCGCAAGGACGTGGACGGTGATGGGGGAACCTTTCACCGAGGTCATGGCGGTGCCCGTAAGCGGAAGGTTCGTCGTGCCCGCAAGGCCATCGAAACTCGGCTCCGTCAAGCATCCCGTCGGCTCTGTCAGGAAGGTCACTAATGGAAGAAGGCACCTACAAGGGAGATTCCCCCGGTAAGCGTATTGCCAGAGCGAGGCTCTGGATCTCCATGTCCAACTGGATGAACGCCATTGGCTCGTCCTACTTGGGGAGCTTGGTGCTTGCTGGGCACGGGGGAGACTTCGCTACCCTTGAGGGGTTGGGGTTTGACCTGACCCGAGTCACGGGTATCGACTGCGCCGAGAGCGAAGCGACCTACACCCAAAGCCTGTACCAGAACGCACACATCATCCACGGCGACTGTGCCCAGGTTGTGGCACAAGCCCAAATCAACCGGGGCATGGGCAACCAGCGGCATTGGAAGCTCTTGGGCAACCAACCCTTGAACTCCGGGGGCTTGGTGGTCCCGAACAACGCGCCTGCCATCAAGGTACGGAAGCGCCAACACTCCACCATTCTCCAGGTCCAGGGAAGCAGCCGCCTGCTCTACAACAGCGGCCACCTCGACTTCTGTAACGGCATTGGCGGCTTGGCTCCGACCACTGACATCCCGAACATGGTGACCTTGGGGGAGGCCATGCTGGGAGCCTCTGCGTATCCAGCCATCTTTGGGGTGACTCTGCTCAAGGGTCGGGAGTGCGCTATCCGGGATCGGGAACTCTTGGTCCCCAACATGCCCCGTGCCACCCGCAAGAAGGCCCGAGACCTGTACCGCAAGTGCGGTATGGAGGTCAGTGCCGCCTGCTTCACGCACGGCGAGTTCGACCCCCGGAAGATGATCGCTCTGGCCGAGAAGCGGCTACGCCGTGTCTTCCCGCACCGTAGAGGTGTGAAGAGCGTCTTTCAGCCCGTCAACCGAAACGGGAACCTGACAGCCATCGGCAAGGCGATGACCCGAGCCGAAACCACCCGACAAATCATGAACGTGTACCTCTTCGGTACGGGTTTAGAATGCACCCTGCTCAACGTCTACGCCTACCATAGCGGCGAACACAAGGCGGGAAAGAAGACCCCCGGAGGTACTCCCTTCTGCTCGTTCGTCCTTTGCGTTGGCCCCCGTCAAGCAGGTGACCAGATCGAGATTGCGGTTCGCACGCAACCGCAACTCATGCAGTATCACAGCGTTGACCTCACCACTGGCGAGGAAGCCATCAAGCACTACGCACTCGACCTGTTGCGGGCATTTCCCCGAGATCGGGTTGTGCAGATTCTGGACATGCACCACAAGAGGAACAGCCTCGCAGCGTGGAAGGCACACCAGACAATGGGCAGCTACGCGAAAGAGGAGCAGCAGATTCGCAAGAAGGGGTGTGGCTTCAACATCAACCTCCCCTCTGCTGAACAGCGCCACACCTACGGCTGGGGCGACCTCTACATCGGTCAAACCCGAGGCGAGGATGGCTTGCGGACCCTCACCGCCGTTCCCATCGAAGACCTGGGGGTGGGATGATCAAGCGCCACCTCACAGCCCTGTTCCACCGCACCCGGTGTGAACGTCACGTCCTGCTTCCGATGCTGGACAAGCTGACCGAACGCGAGCAAGAAGCCCTTTGGCGACTGCTCCAGAACGTAAAGGAAGACGCCCTTCGCGACGGCAAGCGTGCCGCCATTGGAAAGTTCTGATGCCCAAAGCCAAGGACATAATCGAGGACTGGGTAGGCGGTCTGGCTGGAGCAGTGCGCGAAAGTGCTGACAACAGCGGGATGGATGCTTTCGGCAGCATCTTTGAGGAGAAGGCCAAGGCCACGCCTCTGGACGCCGCCCAAGCAATAGCCGACGCTCTCCGTGCCCACACGGGCCGACGCAAGAGCGTTGACGCCTGGAAACCTGTGGCCGCAAAGGCTCACGGATTCAAGAGGCTCTCTGCGAAACGGTGGGCCGAGGTGTTGGAGGCTGGGGTAACCAACAAGGTGTTGGAGGTGGATTCCGAATCACTCTCCTACCCGGTCCTGGTGGCTCTTGACCCGGAACCCGAACCGGAGTTCGATGACGAGGCCATCGAGGAACCCAGGGGACCCTTCCAACGGGTAGTTGAGGACGATGACGTTCCCCCTCCCAGCGAGCCACCTGCGGACTGGAAGCCTCCCCACCACCTTCCTTGTGGCCACCTGAACTGGAAGTCCGAGGAGGCCAACGCCGCAGCGCAAGCCGACGGAAAGTGCTGTGCTAACAGTGGGACGTATGCGTGGCATGTTCGAGGTCTTACCCATCCCATCCCCTTGGCTCATCGGCGCACTCGGGAAAAGGAATCCGGGATGGGATGGCCCGGTCTGTGCGCCCACCCAGATTCCGGCCTGTATATCGGAGGTATTGGGAATGATTGTCGCCGCCTCAAAGGAAAAGTTCGTTGCGTGGTGCATGGGGGGAAGGAAACCAAAGAGGGCGGGTAGGGTGAAGTAGACATCACGGAAGGACTTCGCCGCATGGACATCCCCACCGCCTTTACCCTCCCAAAAGGGACTGTCATCACCCTCGAAACCGAAACGGGTAAGCCCGTCGTCTACGTCACCGGGACTGAAACCAAGGTGGCCATCGAAATGCCTCCTCAAGAGTTCGAGATGCCAGACCCCGAGGACGTTTCCGAACCAGAGGGCGATGACCCGAACATCTGGCTGGGCGGTGAAGCATTCGTGCCTCACACGTTGGGCGGGGAATACACCTACAGTCTTACGGCTACCGAATCTGAAGAATCGGCTTGGAGTGCGACTTCCACGTTTGCCCAGACGTTCAGTGTAGTCTTTGATGACGAGTAGGCTTCGTCTGCGGGAAATCGACCTGACCGACCAGGAACAGGGAAGCATCCTGCTGTTGGTGGCTTTCCCTACGGATGCCGCTCCTTGGGGAGACCTCCAACCCCTTCAGGGAACCTCTTGGGCGCAAGGGGTGACGACGGTGACGGGAGAATCCTTGTCCCACGCTCTGCACGGGTACGCCACGCCCCTGGCAAGGGAGTTGGGACGACCTCCCCTCAAATCAGCACAGCGGGTGACCTCCGACGATGGTGCTTGTGCGATTCGTGAGTCCTGTATTGGCTGGGACTCGGTAAGGTGTCGTCCTTGTGGCAAGACGCCGGAATGTTACGAGCCACCTCTGGACGGGGCGGTTTTTCAGCGTGTCGCTATGGCTTGGAGGGAGCGGCGACATGTTGTTGTGGTCACCGGAAATGAGTTTGCTTTGACGTAGGGGACGAGATGGCTGGAAGTTTGGAGGTGGTGGTTGGGTGCATGTACTCTGGAAAGACGGAGGAGTTGGTCCGACGATTGACACGGGCGCAGATCGCAGGCTTGCGCGTAGGAGCCTTCAAGCCGAAGCTCGATAACCGTTATTCAGAGAGCAACCTGTCCACGCATCTCGGCGCTACCTTCCCTGCCACCTCGGTCACCACCGTTGAAGAAATCGTGGAGGCGGCGCACTGCTTCGATGTCATTGGGATTGACGAGGTCCAGTTCATAGAAAAGACTCCTCGCTCCCCTGACATCGGGTACGCGCTCGACCAACTGGCGAGCGAGGGCCACCGGGTCATCGCCGCAGGGCTTGATTTAGACTACGAAGGCAAACCTTTCGCGACGGTTTCGCCCATCCTGGCCCTGGCTGATTCAGCAACCAAGGTGACAGCCGTGTGTTGTGTGTGCGGAAGCCATGCGACTCGAACACAACGCCTTGTGGAATCAGCGGAGCGCGTCCTGGTTGGTTCCAAGGGGATGTACGCAGCCCGGTGTCGAGAACACTGGTCGGCAACGCCTGGGTTTTCCCCGGAGAGGGTGAATGAAAACCGTCCACCTTCTCCGTAAACCTCTGGGGTCTACGGTTGCTGCATGTGCCCTGAATCATGGAACAGGCGGCCTCAATATCGACCGATGCCGTGTAGCAGCCCACGGCGAAGTGGTCAGTACCCACTCGAAGCCTGCTGAAGCAGCCAAAGGGAACGGTATCTTCGGGGCTTATGGGTCAACCGCCACCCACCAGAAGGACGGACAGGTTCTTGGCCGTTGGCCGGGGAACTTGGTGCTTCAGCACCAACCTGGATGCGAGCACCTCGGCGTGCGTAAGGTGAAGGGTCATCAAGGGTATCCCAACGGCCCAAAGGGAAAGCCAGATCCCCGCCACGGTTGGGGCGCACGCCGCAGCAAAGATGTCCGACCAGATGCGTGGGAGTCCCCTGCAACAGACCCGGACGGAAACGAAACGATCCCCGCTTGGGAGTGTGTCGATGGGTGCCTTGTGGCCGACCTCGATGAACAGAGCGGAGTCACTAAAGGGGTGGTACGCAAGCCCACCGGCAACCCCATCTATCCGACAGGGGGTGGATCGATGGTGTGGAACCCCAACTCCGTCACGGACACAACTGAACGGGGGTTTGCAGATGCCGGGGGTGCTGCCCGATTCTTTCACCAGTTCCCCCAGGAGAGGGTCAAACAACCTTCAGGACGGGTAAAGAACTTCATGCTCCCCAAAGAACTCCGAGAATACCTTCAGACGATGGTCTCCCCTGACCACCTGGATGACTGCAACACCCTTGTTATTGCCAACCCCTCGGATTTCGACTGGGCCAAGCACGAAGACGGCACGGTACATGCCATCCTCACTGAATCAGACAATGCTGTTGGGGATTGGATCGGGGAGGCCCTCCGGGTCATGAAGCCAGGAGGGCACTTGCTTCTGGCATCCGAAGATACGGGGTTCAAGGGTGCTTGTGCCGGGGAGGATGCAGGCTTTGAAGTACGGGACTGCATCCTTGTCGCAGACAGCCCAGAAGACCGCCTACACTACGTCGCCAAGCCTTCGAGAGCCGAACGAGAAGCAGGGTGCGCTTCTATCGAGGCAGCACAAAGGGACGACGGACGAAAGGAAGGCAATCCGGGTGGTGACAATCCTCGAAACCGAGGGGTTCAGAAGCGGCACAACTCCCATCCGACGGTGAAGCCCGTAGAGGTGATGCGAAGACTCCTTGAGACAGTGCCTAAAGAGGGGCTTGTGGTGGACCCTTTTCTTGGTTCCGGCACGACCATGATCGCCTGTACAAAAACCGGACACTCTGGGATCGGCATTGAGCGGGAAGAAGAGTACATCCAGATTGCGGATGCCCGTGTAAGGCACTGGAACGCAGAGAACCAGGGCTGGAATCGTGCGTCAATCGAGTCGGAAGCCCCCAAGGTAGAGCAGGAAGAACAGAGCCTTGATGATTTCTTCGGGTGGGGGGAGTGATGGGCGAGAAAACCCTTCGACACCTCACCTTTACTTGTCAATCATGCGGTTTTCAATGGCGCTCGAAGAACTATCGGAAGTGTAAGCAGTGCGGCACGTTGTGGGGGCATACGGACATAGCGCCAGCACCCGGCCCCCTGATTGAGATGAGGCAGGGCACTGCCGGGATAGGGATCTACGCCCGAGAAGACATACCGGCAGGGACATTGGTGGAGAGGTGTCCCGTTTTTGTCATCTGCACTAACGCGGGGAGTGTGCGGCACGGACTCGCCCACAACACGGTAGACATGACCAACTACACGTCCGACAAGGCCATCCTGTCGGTGGTCACGGAACCGTATGCACCCGGCCCATTAGATCAAAGGGACTCCCCCCAGTCTATGGCGAAGCTCACCTTGATGGCGCATATGGTCATTCCTTGGAGAAGGGACCCGGTAAAGTGCCTCGCACTGGGGTACGGGATGCTCTACAACCATTCCGAGGAGAACTGGAACACGATTGCGCTCGCCTACGTTTGCCCCAAAACACAGCGCAGGTTCCTGGATTTCACTGCTTGGAGGGACATCCACAAAGGTGACGAGTTTCTCATGAACTATGGCGACCAGCTTTGGTTCGAGCCTCGGAAAGAAGAGCCGCTGGAGAGACCTCTCCGAGATGCCTCCTCCATAGCCAAGCTGGTAACCATCATGGACGAACATGAGGCAGGATGCGTGGCGATGGGGGAGGCCCCAGCGAACCCGTCCACGCTACCGGACGAGGAACTGCTTCTGTCTGCACAGAAGTGGATGCAACTCCAAGAGGAGATGCAGCAAAGGGAGGAAGAGGATGAGTGAGATTGTCCTGAAACATGGCGAGTGCGTAAACCGCATGGCCGAACTCCAGGAGGGCAGCGTAGGGAGCGTCATTTGTGACCCTCCCTACGGCTGAATGGCCTTGAGTTCATGGGAAAAGAATGGGACAAGATCGGGAGCGGTAAGTCCTACGAGCATGGCGGCACCTTCACCAGTCCTGGAATCGGTGAACGGCATATCAAGTGGCCCAGCTTCTCCAGCACCTCCAAGCACGGAACCACCAATCCGACTTGTGCGGAGTGCGGGGGCCGGTTGCGCGGTGCAAAGAAATGCCACTGCCCCCAACCCCACGACCATTGGAAACCAATGGGTAAGCGCCGAAACGCGGAGAACGAGGGTCTTCCAGATGACCAGACCGGGGGAGGTATGGGGAACCACCTGGAAGCTATGGAAGCATGGCACCTCCAATGGTTGCAGGAAGCCTACCGGGTACTTGAATCAGGTGGGGTCATCAAAGCGTTCAGTGGGACGCGGACTTTCCACAGGCTGGCCGCAGCACTGGAGAAAGTCGGATTCACGGACATCAAACTCGAAGCCTGGGTGTATGGAAGCGGGTTCCCGAAGAGCCTCAACATCGGAAAGACTTTGGACAAGCAGGCTGGACGAGTAAACACCTCCATCGTGACCTTGAAGAAGGAACTGCGTGCCCTGTTCGATGCTTCGGGCAAGAGCCGCAAGGCCATTGATGGGGAGTGTGGGTTCCGTGCCTGCAACTACCTGTCGTACCCGGAGCCGGGAAAGCAGCCCGATCCGTGGTTCAACGTGCTTCCGTCACAGGCCAAGTGGCAGGTGATGAAGCAGGTGTTGGGGGTTGAAGGCACCGACAGGGAGGCAGAACTCGACGGGTTCTTTGCCGAAGCCGAGCGCGAGGTCATCGGTTTCAAGAAAGTCGTTCCCGGTGTGGCGTTCAGCAGTGATGGGCCGAGCGAGATGCCCGTGACGCTACCCGCATCCGAAGCAGCACAACTGTGGGAAGGTTGGGGTACGGCACTCAAGCCCTCATGGGAGCCTGTTTTGGTTGGCACCAAGCCCCCTGTGGATAACTCTGGGGATAATGGGGGGTCTTGAATCCTTTGCTTATGCGTAGTTTCTCGTATGGAGGCACAGATGAACGTCTTTGCGACCGATACTGACCCGATGGTGGCAGCTACCCACCTGTCAGACCAACACGTCCGCTCTCAACTGGGCGAGACGGCCCGCATCCTCACGACTGCACTGCACACCAAAGGGTTGGCAGAAGGACCTTTGTTTGGAAAGCCCTACAACCCAGGTGGCCGTTTCGCCCAATGGGCGGGCGAGTCCTGGGACAACTTCTTCTGGCTTGTTTACTACGGGATGGCCTTGGTAGAAGAGCATGAGTTCCGCTTCGGCACTGTTCACAAGGCCACGTCCGAAATCCTGGCTTGCGGCCAGATGGGTCGCCTGATGGTGATTCAGACCCGAGCCGATCTCCAGACCCCTTCCGAATGGCCTCGCTGCGAAGCAGCCAAGGGGTTTGAGGGCGATGACACGCACAAGGCGTACCGTAAGGTGCTTCAGGAGAAGTACGCCAACTGGGGAAAGCGGGGCAAGGTTCCTACCTGGACCCGGTGTGACCCTCCGTTTTGGTTGAACGCCTGATGCGGTAGCAAGGCTATCCCAACCGCTCGACGGAGGTAACCTCCTTGAACAGTCGAGCAGAGCCATGATCCCCATCTATCAGCAAAGCGTGATTGTCCGAACGGTGATCCGCATGATGGACGTGCGCCCTCGGGTATCCCAAGCCGAAGACGAGCCATTGATCTTCGCCAAAGGGAAGATCGACATGCGCCAAAAGCCGACAAGCAAGGTGAAGCCCGTCAAGTTCAAGGCTCGCATCCAAGTCTTCGAGGACGGAGACTTCGAGATTGAGGACTTCAACACTGTGCGGATGGTATCGGGGTCAGGGACGGACGAGGTCCTCGAAGTGTTCGAGACAGCCTTTTCAGATGCCCTGGTAGACACGAAGCTCAAGCTGATTGGGGTGAAGGGTGCGTGAGCGAACATCCCATAGCGCCCCGATTGGGGATCGAGACTTGCCCCTCGAAGCAGGCATGGAAGACATCCAGCGGAAGCACCATCTTGTGGGGAAGCGGGCCGAAGTATCCCAGGCGGCTGGGGGCGACCTGCTGCCAGAGCGAGGCAAGACCGGAACCATTCAGGGTGTGGTGATTCGGCTGGGTGTGGTAGTCGGCTACGAGGTGGAACTGGGTGAGCGTTCGTTTCGGGGGTCCAAGAAGGATTTCTATGTTCGCCGCCAGATCCTCGAAGACATCCAACCCCCCACACCTACATCACAGGCCGTCAAAGAAGCCCTCTCCCACTGGGGACAGCAGCGAGACTACTGGGGACCCTCCCTGGAAGGAGTGGAAGCTCTCTGCTTTGCACTGGCGTCGTCAACCCCACAAGCTGCTCTCGAACCTTTGCCCGAGGGCTGGAGATTCAAGGTCCCGGATGTTCGAGGAATGGGCCAGTACACCAGCGTTGATTGCCGAACGGTATTCCAACCCTCGAACATCTGGTCGTTGGGAACAGTGGTGTACCCCACGGAAGGCGCAGTGTTCGAGGCACCCCGGATACCAGATCACTGGGCACGGGTATTCGACTGGGCCTACTACATCGGGAATGAGATGGTAGTCCAAGGCTATCCTTGGGCTGAAGCACTGGAAGGGTTGCTGATGCGGGCAACCGCTTCTGCGGAAGTATTGAGGCCCTTGTTCATCATGACTTTGAACAAGGCTCTTGCCGCGAGGGAGGAACTCTTCCCAGGCAACCTTGCTTTAGTGGGAGGCCCCCAGAGCATCTCGGTAGGCTTTTCCAAGATCCGGCTGCCACCCGGAGCCGTTGGCCTTACAGAACAGCCAAGCGACCGTCGGCCATACACTGTGGTTTCCATCTCCCCTGCGGCGGGGAAGAGCATGGAGTACCTAAAGCAAGTGGTCTTGCATGAGTGCATCCATATCGTCGTTGCTTCAAACGGCGGGGAACCGCACAACGAAATGTTCAAAACCTTGGGAACTCACCTCGGATTGAAGCCTCAATACCAGGACTGAGTCCACCGGTTGGCTCTGATTTGAGCCTCTAAAACCCGTGATTCAACATCCGCGATTCCCGGCCATCGAATCAAAGGATCGACGTAAGTAGTTGATATTACTATGTCTTCATCTTTTAGATGATTCAGCAACAACTCCTACGGTCGAAAGAAACAGTGGGGGGACGTCCGACATCACTCTTTCTGACAGCTACCTTCAAAAAAGTTTCAGGGGGGCTGTTACCACCCCCTCCAACGTAGAAGCAGAGGTGCGATTAGGAGGCACCTCAATGATTCTCAAGCCTGACGGAACAGTAGAGACGCTGAACACCGATCCGATCAGCCACGACGTAGCCAGACAAGCTCTCAACGGAGGCTACCTGGAGGCAGTCACCACTGTTATCCCAGGAGTGTTGGTCTACGTTGACGAAGACGGGCTTTCCAAGGACCTCCCCTTCAACCTTCTGGCGTCTTGCCTGTGCGGCCAACAAATCGTTGGGGCGGCGCTGGTCTTTCACCCTCGACCGGACGGCGAGTCCATCCCGTTGCCCTTGGAGAAGCAAAGATCCCTCAAGGTGGCGTTGGAGGAAGCCGCCAAGGAGTACATGGCGGGGTTCCCGCAGGCGTGAGGCGCGATAGTGTGGCTATCCTGGCCCCAAGGTACGGGAAGACGCGAAGCGAAAACCCATCAAGCGAGGATCTCATGCCATTGGATGACCACTGGGGCCGCTCCCTGAACGCAAAGTCCTTCAAGCAGCACAACGGTGTGGACGCACCGGATCTGGGAAAGGCTCTGGTTCTCGAACCACGAGACACCTACGACCGCGCCATCATCGGCAGCATCGAGGCGAACGGTGAGCGTGTGCTTGTGTACCGACGATGCCTCTTGGTAAAGGCGCTGATGGATGTCGAACGTATGCGGTGGACTGAAGCCGAAGAGTGGGTGTCCCACAACACAGAAGGGTCCTACGTTGGCGAAGGCACACCCTACGTCACTGAACTCGACATGCCCGCCTTGACCGGCGCGGTAGAGGGCTAAATCCGGTAAGAGGTCGGTATCTCCATGCCGAGTTCGGTCCTGAAGTAGAGCATGAAGCTGACCAGAGCCTCGATGGTTCCGAACCTTTCCATCACGTCCTGACGGCTACACGCACCATAGCCGAAGCGAAGCCCGTAGTTCTCCCACCCCTTTGGGCGTTCGACCGGCCTCTTCCCCAAGAAGACCCGGCACTCGTCAATCATGTCAGCCAACTTGCGTCTGGCCCTGATGCGGCGCACGCCACCCCAGTGCCCAGCCTCCACTGCCTTGGTAGCGACAGCGAACCAGTTGTACTGTTGGTGCATCTTGTTCTTCAGTCGGGTTTCCAGCACTTTCTGGACCTGCCTAATGCGGTCGGGGCGAGTCCCTTCAGGGATACCCTTCCCCTGGTAGAGCCTTTCGATAATCATGACAGCTTTTGCTACCTCATGTTCTTGCAGTAAGTGTACGCTTCGTGCTCGCTAACCTCTCGGCCAAGCTCCTTGAAGCAGACCCGCAGTTGAGCCTTGAGTCGGCTGTAAGCCCGCTTGACCTCGGTGCGGGACCGCTCACCGTCCCAGGAAATGTTCTCCGGGGACATACGGGAGTAGAGAATGTCGATGCTACGCATCAGTTCCTCTTCCGACCGCTTCTCGATCACCGGGAACTGGGACTGACTGTGGTCAGCCACAAGAGTGCAAAGGGAAGGAGCACACCGCCAGATGCCTCCCACCGCGTGAGCCTTATAGACACCGCGTGGTTCCAAGAGCTTCACCTTCAGGCTCTTGCGGTTGACCTTGACCACTTCGCCAAGGCTCTGCTGACCGTGCTTACGGCCAAAAAGTACCTTATCTCCAATCTTGAACGACATGATTCGTCCTCCTTTGAACTCTCTACGGACAAGGCATCGCCCCGGAACCCCCCGAGATCGCAGGGGTAGTTTCTCCGTAAATCCGGGTACAGGTAAGGTATGACAAAGCTGTGTAAGGGTGACTGGGTTCAACTGAATCCAGACGTGATGGGTGAAAAGGAGCTTTCACTGCAAGGGTTTCGACCAATAGACGCGGATGAATGGGAACGCTGGAAGAGGCAACACAACAAGAAGAATGGCGCGTGGTCTATCAGGGCAGGCGATCCGCAACCCCCGCTTACCAAAAGGTTCCCCCTTCACCGAGGGGTCGTCTACAAGGTAGTGGAGGGGAGTTGTGATATGCGGCACCCTGGCGGGACGGGAGCGATGGCGAAGAAGATGACCTCCGTGTTGGACCCTCTCACGGGCCACACCATTTACGTCAAGCGCACTTATCTAATGAAGGCTCCGAAGCGGTAGAAAGCCGATACGCACAGGCAGGGGAATGGAGGTTCCCCATGTCCGACAATGGACCCACCCCGAGTCAAGTCCAACAGGCCCAGTCCAACATCAGCAACCTGATGGATTGGACAAACCATATGCACGACTACATGCAAGACGTGCTCAATGGATGGATGGGCAAATGAAACTTGGTATTTGGCACGAAGCTATCGTCGGCAAGCCTGCGACAGACGAGGAAACCTTCAAAGACTACGCAGGGCAGTACATCCAGTTCATCAAGGACAACAACATCGAGCGGGCGTTCTTCATCATGATGGACCCGGAGATCCCCGCTGGCACCTACGTCAAAGAGGGCTGGCTCCAGAAGTATTGGCTGGAGGCGCTACCCTCCACCTGTCAGGCAGGTCTGGTTCTGGACACTGAAGCCCAGTATCCGTGGCCCGGAGCCGCCAAGACCTTTGAGCCGGGTGACACGATGGACATGGCGTTCAAGATCGTGGACGAGATGAACAAGTCCAGCACTGGGCAAAAGGTCACTTGCCTTGCCTTCGACTACGAGAACGTGAACGTCTACTACGGCAAGGAAGGGGAAGCCTGGATCGAGAAGCTGTGGGCACAGTATTGGCCCAAGGTGCCTCTCGACTACGGGTACGCCCCCAAAGGGCCGCCCCCCAACGACCAGGGGAACCACTCCTACCCGGAAATCTACTGGGTCGGTGAGATGGCAGCTTGTGGCTGCAAGGGTGACGAAGGGCCGAAGTGCAGGTGCCCCAACACCCCCTACTGCAAGAACAACGGTGATCCGGCTGGCCTCCTGGCAGGACCGATGGGCGACTACATCGAGAACCACAAGGACTGGCTCTCCCAAGACAACGTGTGGCCCATGTTCAGCCTGGAATCTCTGTCAAAGCCCGCGTGTGTGGCAGCGCCTTACACGTCCCACAACGCTTGTGGAATCATGGACGCCTTCGGCACTTGGTCGAGGGAGGATTTCCTCAAGTTCCTCGACGCCGTGGAAGCCAAGTACGGAATCAAGCAAGCGATGATGTACGAGTGGCAGTATGTCCCGACCTCATGGCTCTCCACCGAAACCAGTGTTCAGGAGTACATGGACGTAGAGGACGTTACCTTCGTGGAACTCCTGAAGTACCTTTGGAGTTGGGTCAGGTCTTGCTTCAAGAGAAAGGGATGAAGCTGCCTGTCTTTGTAGACAACAGCAGATTGCCAGTCTTCTTGAGTCGCCTGTCTCCGATCAACATATACGCCATCAGTCTTGGCTTCTTCGTGTTCTGCCGAGAGGTGCTTTCAGAGCGCGGGAAACGCCACGAGACCATCCACTTCAAGCAGTGGATGGAGCTTCTGTTGGTTGGGTTTCTCGTCCTCTACCCTTTGTTCTGGCTCATCCTGGTGATTCGACACAAGGGTGGGGCCAAGGCGTACAAGCTCATCCCCTTCGAGGTTGAGGCGTACATGCACGAACACGAGGAAGGCTACCTGGACAACCGCTCCTGGTTTAGCTGGTGGAAGTACCGGGGAACCTTGGCGGGTAAAAATCCTCCGGGCTACCTGAACTGACCGGTACTGGTGAAGCGTAGACAACAAAGGACACGCAGATGCCAGCTACCATCAAGAAGGGATCGAGAGGGGACGACGTTTCCCTTTGCCAAGGACTCCTCACCCAGCGGGGTTACCCGTGCGATGCTGACGGCATCTTTGGGGCTTTGACCGAAAAGGAGGTCAAAGCCTTCCAGACCGCGAACGGTCTGGACGTAGACGGGATCGTGGGTCCGAACACCTGGACCACTCTTCAGCTATGGGACAAAGAGGAAGACACCCAAGACTTGCCCAAGAGCAACGAAAAACTGTGGGGTTCCTTCGTCCCTCTCCTGGGACCTGCGATGGCGGCGACCTACTCCCTATCAGGGGGCCAGATGCCCACCCTCCCTCCGGGCCTACGCCTCAACAGCAAGTATGTAGGGGACGACACCACCAACTGCGTCATGTTCACCGGCTATCTGCTGGGGAATGGTTTTGGCGGCCCCTTCTCGGGAGACCAATGGGCGCGGTGGGCGCTCACCAAGCCAGAAGGCTACGCCTACCAAGGGTACGGCCCCGGTGTGTGCGCTGAATGGGGTGTCGGTGAGATGATGCCCAAGGGCGCTGTTCCCAAGGACGGCGTTTATCTGCTTCAGACGATCCGAGGCTGGCCGAGCGGGCACTCCTGGATGGTCCTCGACTACGACGAGGAGACGGGGAAGATCCTGACCCTGGAATCTAACACCAGCGGCACGGGGCTGGATGGGGTGGGGTTCTGGAACTTGGGGCCTATCCGAAGCACCAACGCAGCCGACTGGAAGCAGAGGGTACACACGACGTGGGAGGAGCGTATCGCAAGCTCCACCGAGGTGAGCATGTGCCGTCTGGCCATCAACCACCAGAGCGTCCGGGACTGGGTCGCCTCACAGTGATGAAGTGGAGGCCGCCCTGAATCAAGGCGGCCTCCCATAGCTCCAGGCGCTACCTAAAGCTCTTCCTTCGGCTCACCGAACCACTCTCCTGTGGGAGTCTTTCGGGTGAAGCCGATCTCATCGAGCGCATCTCGCCAGACCTGTCTCCAGACTTGCCGCATGGCAGTGACCGGAGGGTACTTGTCCTTCGCAAAGAGTTCATTCAAGCGCGGTACGAGCGCCTCCATGATTCTCTGGTCGCAAGCCAACCCTGTTGGGAAATACTTGCGAGGGGACATGGGCCTGATCCAAGAAACGTAGTCACGGGCAGTAACGGCCTCGTAAGTGCCGTCCTGCCGCAGAATCCCGAGACAGCGCATTTCCGGCGAGATGCCGGGTCGGTGACTATTCCTCGCCCCAGTACGGGGGTTGATGTAGTCGATGACGCTGAACAGCGGTCTCTCTGCATCTATCATTTCGTAGTATGGGTCCACAATCATCCTTTGATTGGGTGTTGGCGCGAGCATCCCCTCACGCTGGGCTGGCACTGGGCCGGGGCGTATATCGGAGCCAGGGAGTGGGTCTCACTCCCTACCGCATTTTGCGGCGGCGGTGACGTCTGGTCATGGCGGCCCTCCTTTGTTGTGTGCTGTGTGTTGTGTGCTGTGTGTTTTGAGATTTTCGATCTCACCCGACAGAACCGGGAGGTTTGGCAATGTGGACATGGCTCTGATTCAGGAGCTTTCATCAAACAGAACGATGGGGTTTTCTCCTGTGGACAAAATGCTGTTTCGGGCTTCCCTCACCCGATAGAACGCAAAGCCCCTTTGAGCCGGACATGGGTCAACTGATTCAGGCTTTCGCCGCAGCCTGGGGCTGGGCCGCGTAAAACTGCTGCTTGGCCGCAGCGTCGGCGGCCAAGCATTCGGCACACTCCCGCTGATGGGAAAGGTGCCCGGAGGGAGCCGCTATAGGAGGGGCTACGGGAACGTCGGTGTGCTGGATGCAGGTTTCCCAGCGCCACTCCACGTCAGCCCACTGGTCTGTGTACCATTCGAGATCCGAAGGACACCAGAAGTAGAGGTAGCCGTCCTCCGCTGTCTCCTCTTCCCAACAAAGCCCCTCGAAACCGCTGATGCAGTAGAGAGCATAGAAGGCTTCCTCGTCCCGGCCTGCAATCAGGTGGTCTTTGATCTTCTTCAAGAGGCCCACCATGAGTTCCCGGATGCGGATATGCTCGTCAGCGTAGATGCCGCCCTGGGTGGTGTATTCCTTGATGAACCACACCACCTCGCGGAGCAACCGATCCGCAGGAGGGAGCGACAGGTAGTACCTCATGCTCCTTTCCTTGGCTTCCCTGCGGCGCTCTTGGGCCTCCTGCCACTTCTCCTCGGTGTAGTCGGTATCCCGAATAGAGGAGAGGATAGAACGGGTGCGCTCATAGCTGGCCGCCTCACGCTCCACGCACTCTTGGACATAAGCCGTGTAGTCGAACTCGGGGCGCGTAGGAACCCGGATATGAATGATGCGACTAAAGGGCTTCTTGTGAGCAGTGGGGGGTTCGTGGAACTTCATCTTGAACTCGGGTGCTGAAGGGGGTTATAGAAAGGGGTAAACCGTAGGTATTTCAAGAAGATAAGCGAGATGGCAGGGGGGGTTCTTTACCCCCCTAATCACTGGGGTTTCTACGGCGGGTCGCGGCATTGGGTCATGGGCTTCTCACTAAACAGAACGGTGGAGTGTTTTCTGGGGGACAGTTGAAAGACGAGCAACGGCGCGAAAACCGGACACTCACCCGACAGAACGACGTGAACCGGTTTTCGCGGACATGGGTCGGCGGGCCTCGGCACTTGAGTTGAGCCGGAACTCCTCTCTGTACAGAACGATCAAACGGAAGTGGGGGTATAGGTCATGGGTTTTGGCTTCCTCAAGTAGTAGAACGGTGGGGTGTTTTCTGGGGGAGATTGGAAAGGTTGAAACGGGACACGGGGTAGATGACCGGGCTTTCAGAAGTAGGACGCACGGTGCGAACATTTCTGACTGCCTCACAACCAAAGACGCGGTTTGGTGACGCTGACGGACAATCTTTTTTAGATTTTTTGAGGGGGTTCCCTGAAGTGGCTGTAGCCGTAGAGGGTTCAAGGAGGCCGTCATGGCTCGCAAGGTCAAACATCAACGTCAGAAAGGTGAGCGGGCCGACCGTATCCGTAGGGACCGAAAGGCCCAGAGCGGCCTCGACCGTGCTGCCCACTTCGCGGCTGGTGGAACCTTGGCCCAATGGCGTGGCATCCACACCGTCACCCGCAACCGGAAGCGGTATCGTCGTCCCCAAGGTCGCCAAGACCACCAGGAGTAGACATGGACAACGCCACCGTTTCGCTTCAGCGTGAAACCCTCTCGGGAACCCTCTACATCACCGTTGCCTTCGCTTTGCGCGGAGGGGAGTGGTTCTTCACCCATATCCTGGATGAGAACGGCAACGAGATCGTTCTGACAGAGGACGAAGAAAGCCTTGCTCGCAGCCTCGTAGCCGCAGGTGTAGACGAGACTGGGCGGTAGGAGGGGGTCCTACTGCGAGGCGTTCCGTGTAGTAGGGCCTGTGGGCTGCAAGAGACAGCCTTTTCTACAAACCTACGAGGTAGGAGAAAATGGCACGAACCAAAATCGAATGGGCTACTCATACGATGAATGATCAGGCGGGGTGTTCCAAGAACTCTCCTGCATGTACTTACTGCTATGCGATGACCCTTTCCGTTCGCATCGCGAACATGGGGAACCATGCTCGATACGACGGGGTTACGAACGGCAGTATGAAGAAGCCTGCGTGGACGGGGAAGGTCCAGTGTGACCTCAACATTCGGCGTAGGAACTTCGCGGAGATCCGAAACGCTTTGAAGCCTCGTCGGACTTTCTATGGTTCGATGACGGACCTCTTCCATGAAAGCCTGGACATCACGGGGGAAGAACTGGAACTGCTCGCTGATGAGGTCAGGAGCCTTGACAAAGGGTGCAAGGCTCCCCAGGTAGTCATGTTCCTCACAAAGCGGCCAGAGAGGCTCCTGGCGTGGCAGAAACACTATTTCCCGAAGGGGTTGCCTCCCCAGGTTTGGGTCGGCGTCACCGTAGAGGACCAGAAGTGGGCAAAGGAAAGGGTTCCTCACCTCATCAAAGTCAACGCTCATGTTCGCTACTTGAGTTGTGAACCGCTGCTCGGCAATGTTCGCATCCTCAAAAGCTGGGCCAAGAAGCTGGAGTGGGTCATCGTGGGCGGCGAAAGCGGTCACAAGGCTCGTCCGAGTGAGGTCAAGTGGGTGCGTGGACTGCGCGATCAGAGCGTGCAGGAGGCTATTCCTTTCCACTTCAAGCAGTGGGGGGAGTACGGCGACCAGGGAACCCGTGTAGGAAAGAAGGCAGCAGGACGGACGTTGGACGGACGTACCTGGGACGAGCTTCCTCCTCTCAAGACTCCTTCGGTCTTGGGCGGGTTCATCATCAACAAGCAGAGGCAAGAAGAGAGGGCTGCAAGCTAATGGCGGTACTTGGACCTGACGGTAGATTCGCAGACGGCACTTCCCCTTACGAGGGAGAGACTGACGAAGAGATCCGCGAATCCATGAAGAAAGGCATCTTCAAGGGCGGTCACAAGGCTGTCCGCATTGGAGGGCCTGCCTATTTCACAGGCTCCAAGCGGGGGGATGAGAACCTCCAGGACTTCCTGGGGAGCATCGGTGCGCTCGGAGGGCTGGCTAAGGAAGAGTACGAGGCCAAGAAGGCCCAGGAGAAGCCTTGAAGGGGGCGGTGCGAAAGGTCAAGGCATCCAACTATGCTGGAATCCCAGAGAAGTACGCCAAAAGAATACGAAGCCGGTGCGTAGAACGGCCTGCTTCGGGGTGCCTCGAATGGGCAGGAGCCAAGACCTCTAAAGGCTACGGCAACATCGCCGTCTGTGTAGACGGTAAGAAGCGATACCTGCCCCCACATCGGGTCCTCTATGTTCTCGAAAGAGGTCCCATTGATCCCACACTGGAAATCGACCACCTTTGTAGAAACCGCCTGTGCTGCAATCTCGACCATATGGAACCAGTCACCACACAGGAGAACACCCGAAGGGGTACGAGCTTCGCTGTGACGAACGCAGCCAAGACGCACTGCAAGTACGGGCACGAGTTCACGGAGGAGAACACCTGGAAGAGTCCTTCTACGGGCCGTCGCAAATGCCGAACGTGTCAGAAGGATCGTCGGGCAAAGCGATACCGGGAGGTCGAGCGCCCCAACTTCTCGAAGCCAAGGAGACTGCCTTGAGCGACCTCATTACGGTCTACGTCCAAGAAGAATACGGCTATCGGCATTGGGTCTGGGAAACAGGCTTCACCGCCGAAGAACTGACGACATGGTGGCAGAACCTTGACTCCGTGATGAGGTTCTTCTTCCACACCATGGAAACCCTCCCTGGAACCCTGCATGAGAGCGTGGCAGCACCCCAGGAGTTCTACCTGGAGCACTTCAACGAGGAAGGCGTCAAGGAGTGGTACGAGGGGTTGAAGAAGCCCACCTACTTCGAGGCTACGAGGAGTACTGAGGAAGGGGATGGCCCGACCATCTGGTACGCACACTTTCACTGTGACGATGACAGCCACCTCGTGAACTCTGATGGCGAGAGGTTCGTCCATGCAGGGTTCGTGACAGAGGACATGGGGGAGGATCACCCCACCGTAGTTGCTAATGCAGCCGTTGAATCCAAGGCGAGTGCCGAGTACCTGAAAAAGATTGCTGCGGAAGCTGCGGAGGGGGGTTCTGATACCCCTCCTTCCGCGTAAAGGAGAGCAGGAGGTCCCGATGAAAGGAACCATCACCAAGAGCGCAGCCGAGTCCCTCTTGTGGGCTATCTCCCAGGTCGAAGACCGTGGGCGTGGGCTGCGGGCACTCATCAAGGTGTCCGAGACTGGCCGCGTGTACCGTGCAAGCGGTGTCCATATCGTTTGGGCCAGGGATGGTCAGCATGGCCTCCGTGCTCTCTGTAGGGGCCGTCAGGACTACATGGTGACCATCAGCATCGACCGGAACGCGGTACGTCGGCATAGCTGCTCGTGCCCCGACCACGGGCGTGCTGGAGCGTGCAAGCATGTTATTGCTGTCGCTAACCGTTGGATCGAGAAGAAGGGCCGTCCTGCGTGGCGTGCGTTGAAAAATGCAGAAAAGGTTTTGAGGGGGGGTTCCCTTGGTAGTGTGACCGCGTAGAGGTTACAAGTCATTGATGACTGGCAGAGCGCCAAAAAACAGGTAGCCGTCACCATAGAGCGGCATAGTTCTTTTACAGTTTCAACGAATCTCAAAGCTCCTGCTTGCAGGGGTGGCGAGTGGACCCTGCTGACGGGTCCTAAAACCTTCGTACCCTTGCCGGGTCGTCGGCTCCTTCGGGAGGTAGCCAGAACCCTGTTCAGGAAAGGGGTGTTCACACACTCTGCCGCCTGACTATGAAGGGGGGTGAGTTATGGAGCGTGGTTGCTCCGAGAATCACCCAGTGGTCCAGAGCATGAGCCGACATTCCACTGTCGGAGTGCTGCGAAGGGCATCCTCGGACTTGCTGATTCACTGAGGAAACGGTTGCAGGGCAATAACCAAGAACAAAGTCTTGGGAAGGGGGTTGTTCCCCAGAATCGGACTGCTGAATGCAGAAGCCTCTCTGGTTGTCAGAGCAATCTGGCAACCGTCCCGAAAGGGGGCAAGTGGCGATCTTCCCAAGAGATCAAAGGTTGTCGTGTGGAGGAAGGGAGAAGTGTACAGCTTACCCTCCGATACACAGAATGTAGGCAGCAGTATCGCGTGCTGTTCCGTCGTAGGAGACTGCGAAGAACAGGGAGGAACGTCGTGAACAGCTTTACTTGCTGGTGTTCACACTCCTAACCCGAACGGGGACAGGCTCAAAAGGCTTGGAGGTCACGGCTGGGAGCAAGTGCATGTGTGCTTGTTTGTTCCCTCATGAGGGGGTCATCCGAAAGGGTGGCCCCCTCTCTTATTTGGGGCACGGTAAGGTTCCTATCCTTTCGGAAGGGGGAAGGAATCCCATGAAGCCATCCGCTGCCCGCGTAGCCAAGAAATGGAAGAACCTCCCTCCGGGATGGACGGATAAGTCCGTCAAGAAGTTCTGGAAGACGCTGGGTAAAGGCACGCCTGAACACAAGGTCTGGGACTGCATCGAGAAGATGACCGACAACATCAGCAACCCTGGTGCCTTTTGCGGTGGCCTTGCTGACTGGCAGATGCCCGGTTGGCGTCAGAAGAACAAGAAAGAATCCCCTGATGCCCGCTCCGATGCGAAGTCCTACTGGAAGGGCAAGATCAAGAAAAAGAAAAAGGGAAGCACCAACACCGAGCGGGAGTTCTACAAGGCGTCAGACGGCAAGTGGTACGTCGATAATGAGGACTACCAAGAAGACGAGGATGGCTACCAGATCGAAGGGGACATGTCCTCTTACGGGCCATTCATGTCGGAAGAAGCCGCCGAGAAATACATGCGAGACAACTTCGCCAACTCCGGGAGTTCCTGGACGGATAAATCCGGTCGGAGGAAGCCCCCGCGCAATCCCATAAAGCCACGGGGGCGGCGCAGACATCCGACTCGGCGCTGGGCTTCCACCCCTAATGCTGCCAGCGTGGCTCTACGCTGGTCTATGAGGTCCTGATGCCCAGAGTATTGATCACTGACGCTATCGGGATCGACATCGACCACCTGGATGTTCCTGGAAGCATGACCATCGGGAACGATGAGGCAACAGACACCCTTGAGGTCACAGCATCAATCGCATCGGACCTCACTCCAGACGCGAACCTCACCAGGAACCTGGGGCACAGCGGGGACGGGACCCCAGGCACGGAACGCCAGTGGGCAGAAGTCCATCAGTTGGCTTCGGTGTACTCCTGCGGCAGGGTGTTCTGCGAGCAGTTCACCCATACGACCTCCACAGCGGTCCAAGAAAACATCGAGGTGCTCGTCTACACTGCTTCAGACTTCGTAGGCGGTCGAATCACGGTCCACATGAAGGCCCAAGGCACCAGCAACAGTGAAATCGGAGAGTACGTCTTCGCCACCGATGAAACCCTCCAGTCTGGGAACATCGACAAAATCGGAGGCGCTTCAGCCTCCACGGGGATCGGCCCTATCGACGCGGGTTGCTCCGTTACATACGTCGCGGCCTCTGGGCCTACGCCTGCCCAGTTCGTGTTCTTCATCCAAAACCCGAATGATGGAGTCAACTTCCCCATCGGAACCACCTTCGAGGGAAGGTGCATAGTCACGTTGCTGGACCCATGATGAAAGCTGATTCGGCCAGAGTAGCTCTGCGCTTCTCCTTGAAGCAGGCGGCAGGAACGGAACAGGACATCATGAACAACCTGGATGCGTTCGAGATCGCACGCCAGGATTTCATCAAGGCCGTCCAGGACGGGAAGGATCGTGGTCTTTCAGGTGATAGCCGCACCGTCCGGGTCTGGGCCAACCGTCCCTGGGTTGCTTTGATCAACAAAGGCTCACGGATTTCGGATGGCTTGCTGTCCTCCAGGAGTGTTCCCCGCCGTGATTCAAAGGGCATGGAAATGGCGTACCGGCTGTTCAACAACAGCCGTCGGATGCCCAAGGATGTCTACAAGTGGTGGGCCAAGAACGAAAAGCGGATCGACCTTCTGATTAGAGGAGCCTACAACTGGCCCGAGAAGCAAGAAGGCACGGACGAGTTGTTCAAGCTGGGTAGGTTCAGGATCCACAACACGGTGAACGCCGAGGGTGCAGAGCTTGAGGCACTGAAGAAAGCTATCCAGAGAGCAGAGAAGCTCGCCAAGAAGAACCCGGTTCCAGGCTTCGCCAAGACCCTATACGGCGACCTTCATATCGTGTCCCGACTCAGCCAAGCGCACCATGCCGCTTGGTACATGCCGGGGGATGACAGCATGTACCTTCGCCGGGGTAAGGCCACGGGGATGGATGAGGTCCACGCCCTGGTCCACGAACTCGCCCACCGATACTGGAAGAAGTTTGCTGACAAGGGTGCCAAGCGTACTTGGCACCACCACCACTGGAACGTCGGGAACAAGGACCCGGATTTCGACATGCCCGGAGTCGGGGACGAGATCCCCCTGAAGATCCGAGGCATGAAGGAACGCCCTGTGGTGAAGATGATCCAACACGGGCAATACTTCTTCGACACCCCAAACCACGGCCTGCAAAGTCACCCAGTACGGGACATCCACAAGTTTCTGCTGAAGCAGAACAAGGCGCTCAAGAACTTCCCGACGCCGTACTCTTCAAAGAGCGATGAAGAACACTTCGCTGAAGCAGTGGCCTTGAGTGCCCTGGGAATACTGCCCACAGAACACGAAAAAGCACTCAACGAAATCTGGGGGTAGCTTCTAATCAGGGCTTCTTCTGGGCCAGTTTCGTTGTGGTCTTCGCCCTCACCGCCGCTTGCAAACCCTTGGGGGTCAAATACCACCGATTCTTGCGTGTGCGGCCCTTTACAGAGTTCACAAGCCCTTGTCTCTGAAGCACCCTCAAAGCAGTTGTAGCTGCACCGCCACCCCAGCCCAGCCAGTCAGCGACAATGCCAGAATCGGCTGGCCCAGAAGCCGCGTCTTCGGGCGCGGCCATCATCCGCCAACCCTTGTCAGGGCGTCTGCTTACATGAGCCTTCATCACAATGAGAACCTTGTTTAGATCCTCGTCGTCAATCTTGGCGGTCTTCCCAGCGCCAGCCTTCAACCCAGACAGGATAGCTCTACGCTTCCGGTCACCGAGGGGGAGTTCCGAAGCCATGCGAATCAACCCCTTCCTGTCGGTTGGGAGCGAAGGGATAGGTGAGGGTGTCTTCATGAGGGTTCTCCTATACCCGTAGGTGCGGATAGGAACCCTAACGAGGAAGGGTGTGGCGTCGGAAGGTTTTGCGGTCGTCGGTTTTGAGGCGACGACGGGCAAGACGGGCAGCCTTGCGTTTGCTTGAGGATTCACGGTCGCAGGGGTAGCCGGGGCCAAAGCAGAAGCATCTGCGGCCAGGGCATTTGATGATGCGGGATTTGTAAGTGTCCATGAGTTCCCTACGGCTCGAAAAGCCAGGGGGAACCCCCACTCTCGTAGGTTCCACGATTCGGATTCCCCCGTAAGGAGGGTAGAAGGAGGGGAGCACCATGCGCCTACACAGTGACGATGGCTACAACTCGCTAAGCCGCGAAGAAGCCCAAACCGTAAATCCCCACCCGTCAGGCTACTCCATCGGCGTCATCCAGCTTGAGGAAGGCTTCGAGGGGTGCATCAGCAGGTGGGAAGGCCCGGAAAGGTTCCTGACATGGCACCTCGTCAGCAATGTTTCCAGCAACGCACACGTTCGAGAGCAGTACGAGTTGGGCCGGGGACGCGGGTGGGAGCCAAGCGTAGGGCACGAGATGCCCGGAATCGACGGGCTTCATACCTCCCAGTACCACACAGACGAAGAGTTCCCTCCCCCGGCTGAGAACATGCTCTTTCGTGGCAGGCGTACAGCGGACAACACCACGGTGTGGTTCAGGCTGACGGACTCAGGCTTTGAGTATGTCTGGGAGTGCGATGCGGTTCTGGATGTGGGGCCGGGGCCTTTGCAGATCCTGGGGTAAGCCCTACTTCTCGACCTTCTCCACGACCTGGAGGATGGTGTACTCGTCAGGCAAGTACTCCGGGGGGAAGGGCAAGTCCTTCTGGATGAGGAGACACCGACCCTCGCCATCAAAGAGGACATAGCTGCCCAGGTTGATGTCAAAGAGGGTCGTACCGTTCTCATCGAGTTCGACCTTCAAGGGTTCTTGGATCTCCCCCATCGTGTGTTGGTGTTCCCAATCAGACATATGCGCTACAGCCCCCAGCCTTCAATGGCGTTGAGGACCTTTTCGCACTGTTCCTCGGACATCTTGCTGACCTTGCCCTTCAGCTTGGTGCGGATCTTGTTGAGGTCCGACACTTCCTTGAGGTTCGCAGCGTTCTTGGGGTTCACGGCAACCCAGATGGTAGCCCTACGGCCAGAACGGGTCTTTGCCTTGTGCCCAGAGTCAGCAACGAGTCCCCGCTTGACCAGTTCACCCCTACGGGCAGTGTAAGTGGTGTGCTTCATGTCGAGGGCTACTTCAGCAGCATCATCCGTAGTGCCTGAAGCGCCACAGGACACGATGTACTGGTACACCTGCCTGCGTAGCCTACCAGCAACGTCAGCGATGGCTTCAGCAGCTTCCATAGAGGTGATGGACCCTTTGGTGTAAGGGGCACCCGCAGGTCCCTCGGTCTTGGTTCCAAAGAGGTCGTAGAGGTCAGAGGGCATGGGGATCAACTCCTTGTCTTCTTGCTCTCTACGTTTTTGGAGAGCAGTAAGAACCCCCCTACTTCTGCGAGGAGAGCCACAGGGCCATAGATCGCGGAGTGAATACCCGAGGTCTGCTTGGAGGGGGAGAGGGAAGACTGATACCAGACACTTCAGAGAGAGAAGCACTCACTTCCTGGATCTCCGTGATGGTGAGTCCCTCCCTGATTCGGTGGAAGGTGCGCCAGAGAGACTCCCTGCAAGAGACACGTCCTCCGGGATACCTGGAAAGGTCTGTGTGCTTTCGGGAGATGAATAGCAGGTGATTTCCACAGTAGCGATGCTTGGGTGTGCATACCAGGAGGTTGGCTGCCTGTTCCCATAGCTGGAGAGATTCCCAGCAGTCGTTCCATAGAGGTTCGGGGATGAGGCTTGAAGCAAGTGGAGAGTCTTCGAGGGCGTCCTTTGCTTGCTGTAGGGATACCTGGAGGAGAGGGTTCATACCCCACCCTGTCCATAGGCATGTATGTAGGAGTGCCCTGTCCCTGTATGGAATCCACCACGTTGGGTCCGTAGGCGGTCCAGAGAGAGCTTTCTGTGTAGCAGGCTTCCTCTCGTACTGAAGGAAGGGTTGGTTCAGTAGGGACACCGCGAGGCTTACTGGCTCCGTGTTGCTTGGGGTGTTGCTTGCGGGGAGTTTCACGGGGGGTTGTCCATGTTGCGTGAGAGGTGTTTCGATATGAACCACCTCTCGTAGAACGCTGAAAACGGCGATTATGGGTAGCAGCCATCAAGCTGGTGTTGAAATCATACCGAACGGGGTTCGCCAGCAAAATCGCTGGCGAGTTCTCGTGTGACGCTCGGCTGCATGGGCACAGTGAAACTGATTCAGGCTGCCGACGGGACGGACAAACCAGTTCTTGTCCATCCCGTCGGGACACCTCGTGTCGTCTCTTGTCGTCTCTTGTCGTCTCTTGTCGCTTCGTGTCGTCTCGGGACAGGTGGGTGTGACTCCCGCGTTGCTTCAGGAAACCACTGCCGGTGGTGTTGCAGACCACTGCCGGTGGTGAGCCTTTTGTCTTCGTAGGGAGGAGGGAAGAGAATGACTGACCGATCCCATCGACCTTGCCCCGCCTGCGGCCATGACCCTGTCAAGGTGGCTCGTGCCTTTGGAGCTTGTGCTCAACTCTCGGTGTGGTGGGACCAAGCCAAGGGCGTCATCCAAAGCGGCGAGGCGGCGCACCAGCTTGCTGGAACTGTCATGATTGCTCGTGCTGCGCTCGGACTGCTCACCAAGAAACGCGACTCCAGCGACTCTGAATAAGGGTTGTCCCCTATGGAGCGTCTTCGAGGCGGGACCCCATCTCCAGGATCAAGTCTTCGAGAACCTTGATGCGTTGTTCGAGTCGTCGCATCCGTACCTCCTGGATCTTGTGGGCGAGGAGATGCTCCTCGTGGGCCTCCAGGTTCACGTCAGGATCCGCGATCAGTTGCCACTGCACTGACCCACCCTTGCCACGCTTGGTTCGGTACTTGCGCTCGAACCCAAGGTGATCAGCGATGGAGGCGGTGGTGGGGGTGAAGTCTGGACCGTTCTCATAGAGCCAGTCGAGAATGGTGCTCTGTTGTGTTCCGGGTTCTGTGTTGGGCCAGATAGGGATGGCACACCTCCAGCAAGAGGCCCTCCCTCTACTACCCGGACACGAGACGCAAGAACCCCCGCCACAGGGACGGGGGTTCAGTTGGTTAGAGGTTGAGGTTTAGGCAACCAGGAGGTCGAGGGCATCAGCCACACGGTCCTCGTTGAAGGTCACCGCACCGTTGGTGGCGGCTGCGGCAGCGGTGCCACCTGCGTTCAGAATCCAGGAACCACCCTGCTCCAGACGGTAGCTGACGTAGCGGCTGATGGGCAGGCGGCTCCGAAGAGCGTTCTTGGCGACGGTCGCCACGCCACTCCGGGCAGCAGGCTTGGGGCCGTTAGCAGCAGCAGTGATGACCTTGGAGCCGATGAGCAGGCCAGAGAGGTTCACCTGACCGTCCACGGGGGCACGCTTGTCACCGGAGCAGTCGCGGCACTTGCACTCGTGGTTGGGGTTGGAAGCCACGCAGCGGTAGACCCGTGCGCCCCGGACGCTCTCGACCGTGCCGTCGTCGTGGAGAACCTGAAGGGACTCATAGACGTGATCGGTCGTGGCGCTGTTGGTGCCCGCCAGAGTCTTCTGGAAGGAAGCCACGAGGGCATCGCGAGCGGCAACGTAGTCAGCCTGAGTGAGGGCCACGAGGCTCGCAGTCTTCTTGCGGCTGTCGTAGCCTTCCCGACCGTCGGCCACGAGGGCAGCGAGGTCAGCAGCAGACATGGCCTGGAGCTTGGCGAGCGAACGCTCGACCAGACCCATGTAGCTGAAGCCAGTGATGATGACGGCGTGAACGGTGTCGTCACCGTAGAGGGTTCCACCCACGACCTTGCCACGCTTGGTGGTGATCAGGCCGGTGAAGGTGCCGTTCCGAGCTTCTGCGAGAGCGGCTGCGGTGGCGAAGGAAGATGCGTTGGTGGCGTCGATGGTCATTCGGAACTCCTTTGGCCTGCACCCGGAATGGGTTGAGGCGCTGGGGTGATGGGGTGATGGTCTCAATACGGAGGGAGGAACTGTGGGGAACCCCCCTCTCGAAATAAATCTTATCACAGAATCGGGCTTGTACACCCCCAGAGGGGCGATTTTATGGAACCCGGACAGAATATGTCCGAGGTCCAAGGGAAGCGAGGACCTGAATCTCGGCAGGCTGTCTCGCTACATCACCCTTCGTCCGAGAACATGACCGTCTGACCCCTGGCGGGGTCCTTTACTCGCAATCAAGCGGATCAACGGCTCTATTGGTGATGCGTTTCCTTGGCATTCAAGTAAGGGTTTTGAGTAGAACACGACGCTCTGCTTCTGACCTGGATATGGCCTCCACAGAGTGGGCCGTGCTTCTGTTCCCCTTGAGGCTCCCGCCCCAAGGTGCTTCTGTGACGTTCGCGACCGCCACAGGAACCTTCAATCCGCACCCTCCCCCGCTCGTCACGGGTTGCGCGGCACTTATAGAGGGTCGGGCTGCTCTCGATTCGCCCTTCGGTTACTTTGAACCGGATGAGACTCTAACTCACCAAGAGGGGTCGTTTCCTTACCCCTGACCATACGGATCGCTACTCAAAACACTTACTTGAATGTCAAAGAGGTTGCCCTGGTCTTCTCTCCGTATCCGTCCGCGCTGCATGGTTTCGATCTCGAACGTCCCATGTGAGCCAGCACTTCCAGTCAGGGTCAACAAAGACCAAGGACTTGAGACTTACCAGCGAGGTGTCTCGCTGTGCTGACCTCTATACGGGAGAGGCTCCGAGCGGGAACCCCCCTCTTTCAAGCACTCTTCCTGCGCCCCTTCAACTGCTTCATCTTGGTGTCGATGACAGCCTTCTTGGACTTGGAGGGGAAGACGATCTCCTCCAGCACGTCCAGCAGGTTCTTGGGAAGCTGGGAGATGTCGTGGCACTGAACCGAGAGGTCGAAGTGGTGGGACACTGCATCGCAGCCCGAGTCGATGCCGATACCGACGATAGCGATACCTGCTTCCCGTGCGATACGGATCTGGCGCTTGATGACCTCTGCGTGGCCTCCATTCGGGTAGCCATCAGTGATGACCAGCATGACCCTGTGGCGCTCTGGACGCTCGGAGAGGGCCTGGAGGGCATACTGGACGCCATCAGACATCGGAGTGCCTCCTGTGGCCCGTGTACGCGCCATACGGGGCATCACCTTGCGCCACTTCTCGTCCCACTGCTTGAACACGTCGATGCGGATGCTTCCCCAGCGATGGAAGTTGTAGCTGCCGTCGGGAGCATAAATCTCGTCACGGTTGGGGTGGTGTCCCGAACCGCTGCTATCACGGAAGCCGATGGCCATGACCGGAGCGCCCACTGCATCCAGAGGCTCTGCAATCGCCATCATGGCGCGAGAGGCATCCCGGAGGTGGCTTCCCATTGAACCAGACTCATCGAGGACGATGGCCACAGCCAGCGAGCAGTCAGGCTTGCGAACCTTGGTGTAGTCAGGGCGAGTAGGACGGGACCCTGCGGTGATCTCGACCATGCTCTGGACCAGACGGCGCTCGGACAGTCCACGACCGTTCTGAACACCATGAATGGTGCGGCGACCACGGTTCTGGAGGAACTTGGAACGGAGGCGTGTGCGGATAGCAGCCACTTCCTTCTTCACCGAGTTGGCAAGGCGCAGAGCGTGCTCCTTGTCACCAGAACGCGCTCTCACAAGCTCTACGGTGTCAGAGGAGCGGTCATAGGGGTTCCAGGGCTTCTCGTTATCCTCACAGGGCTGGTCCTTGTCCCGGAGTTCACCCAAGGCGTCACCAAGAGCATCGTTGTTGTCCACCAGACCGGACAGTTCGCCGTTCTCGATGGCTGCGAGGAGTGCTTGGGCAATAGCCCTGTCGTCACGGGCAGAGCCTGAATCACAGTGCCCGCCAGCGCCGTTGGTGTGCTGGCCTGTGGTGTCAGAGGTGGTGTCACCTTCGCCAATCTCGCCAGAGAACTCATTTCCAGCTTGGGGTTGGCCCTTGCCCTTCCCTTCGCCGTCCTTGCCCTCACCGTCACCGGGCTGGCCTTCGTCGCCACCTTCGGGGCCGTCCTGCTCACCGCCCTCGCCTTCGCCGTCACCATCAGTGCCCTCTCCACCTTCACCATCGCTGATGAGGGACAGGTCGTTGTTGGTGCCAAAGATGGCTTCACCGAGCTTGAGCAGAATGGACATAGACATGAGAACTCTCCTTGGACTCTCTACGGGGCAACGAGGGAGGGGGAACCCCCTACGCTGCATCCTCCACCACTGCGTACTGAAGTTCCTGGTTACCCTCGCTGTCAGGTGCGGAGGCAGAGGTCACCTCGACCGTCTTGCCAGCCAGGGGGCCAGCCTTGACTCGGGCACGGTCACCGACCTTGAAGACAGGCTTCTTGTCGCTGCTACCGCCCTCGCCAGAGCCTTCGCCTTCCTGACCTTCGCCTTCCTGACCTTCGCCAGACTCGCTGGACTCACCAGACTCACTACCCTCGTCTTGGGCACCGGGATCGTTGGGGTCCACCTTCACGTTCACGGAAGGTCCCTTGCCGCCGCCGCCGCCGCCTTCTTCCATCTTCTGCTCGAAGCCACAGGCGTTGCAGTGGATGACCTTCTGCGAGGGACGGTACACCACGTCCTTGCTCCGACACTTGGGGCAAGTGGCATCCTGGTCTTGAGGAGGATCGCCAGGACCGTCACCTTCGGGACCGTCACCTTCCTGGGGAGGCTGGCCGAGAGCCACAAGCACTGCCACTACTTCCATAGCGATCCAGAGGTGCTCCATGTCATCCTCGTCTCCAAGGGCGATTGCGCGGTCCAGGAGGGGCCGCAGAGGGCCTTCAGTGACGAGGGCATACCCTTGGGAGCTACGGCGCTGGTACTGCGTGTAGGCGGCGTTCTGGCGCGTCGTGTCGTATCCCAGGCCCAGGTCCCGGAAGGTGCCGACAACCGTAGCCATGTCATCGTTCGTGGGAAGCCCACGGTGCTCGGAGGCTTCACGGCCCTTCTCTTCCTGCATGAGAATGAGGTCTTGCAGAGCCTCCATCTTCTTGGGGGAGCCAGGGTACTTGCGGCACCCGCAACGCTCGATGCGAATGTCCTCGATGATGTTGCCCCAGGTGAGCAACGCCTTGACGTAGGGTGCCCAGTTCGGGACGAGGCCCCACAGGGACTCGATACGGTTCCAGACTTCAGCCACGTCGAGGTCAGCACGACGGCTGTACTCTGTGTGCCATGCCTCATGGTAGCCACCGCCAACCAGAGCATCCCGCATGAAAGCAGAGAGGTTGTCAGGCGTAGAGGCGATGACGATCTCGGGGTGCTCCCAACAGGGGAGGTCCTCGTTCCCGGCCAGACAGAAGGCCCGCACGATCTCGGGGGTCAGCGGGATGCTGTTGTCAGGGTTGGACGCAGCCCACTTACAGAAGGCAGCAGTGAACTGGCGTGCAGGCCACTTGTCCTTGTTGTAGAAGTTCTGCCCCCGGCTGGAGACGGAGCGCACACCAGCACCCAACACACCGTCGATGGTGCTCTGGTGGGTTGCACGGTACTTGGCTCCAGAGAGCCAGGATTCGTCTGCTTTGTTCGGGCGAGGGGCCATTGGGTTCTCCTTGAACTTGTAGACTCACTACGGGGCGACTTCTGACAGGGAACCCCCCATCAAGAATACAGCCATCCATCCTTCGTGAGCACGGCCTTGTTACGGATGCGGTTGCGGTCCACACGCTCACTGTTGCGGCAGAGGGCCTCTTCCTTACGGACGACGGCCAGACCAGCAAGAGCAGCTTCCCGACGAGTCCTGAAGCCCTGGGTGAGCTTCACGCGGGGGCAGCTACAGGACAGGGAGAGTCCCGTGCCCATGTAAGGGCGAGTCTCTCGGACCCAGCCATTCCAGATAGAGGGGCGACCGTTGTAGGACGCACGCCAGAGGCCGTCCTCTTCCTTACGGACGACAACGCCGGTTCCCCGGTGGTAGAGGAAGTCAGCACTGTAGCCGTCACCGTAGCGACCGCAGAAGCGGATCCGGTTCGGGGTACGGGACCCCTCATAGCTGTCAGCGAAGCGTACCTCGGGCACGATCATGTCAGCGGGGTCTACGATGGCGTCGTTGATGAGCATTGGGATCTCCTGATGGACTCACTACGGGAGTTGTGCGTAGCGGGAACCCCCGTCGCGCAACTTTGTTGGCGCGGCGGTAGCTCGCCGTGGTGTTGAAATCCTCGGTTGCTGTCAGCGCGGTCCTGGATTGCTGATTCGGGGGGTTCCCGAATCAGCACTGTCCCGTAGAGTGGGAAAGGAGGTCGTCATGACCAAGCTCACTATGGTTTCCGTCAACGGTCGTACCGTGTTCGTTCGTCTCCCCGTGGGACAGGATGGCAAGGTCCGTGCGGACATCTACCGCATCTTCAAGATTCGTCGTGGAGACGCCATCTTCGGTCGGTAGTTGCGAGGGGGGTTCCGGCCCCCTTCGTGGCCCGTAAGGAGCGCAGGAGATTCAACGATGCTTCAACCCTGGCAAATCGAGAAACTGCGACAAGAGCGTGAGAACCGTGAGGAGCGCGAGCGCCCCGCTATCCATGCCCCGCAGCCTCGTCGGCCCCAAGAGCAGCAGGAGCGCCCTTCCGAGGACCCTCCCAAGCGCGGCATCGCCATCATCGACTTCAGTATTTAGGAGATACCCCATGTGGGAGATCACGTTCATCGACAGCGGCAAGACGGTGCATTGGAGCACCAGGAAGTGCCATTCCCATTTCGGCAAGGCCGAGTTCAAGGAGATTGCCCAAGGCTATGCTCCGCATATTGTGGCGGTGAAAGTTAGTTAGGGGGGTTCCCCCTCGGCTGGCACCCCGTAGTGAGAGAGAACAGCAACCCTGGTAGCCCAGCGAAAGCAAGGCTCATAGGAGATTCAGACCATGACCCCGACCCCCAAGCTCATCGACCCCCGCCCCGAGTGCCAAGTAGACGGCTGTGGGCACAAGTCTCACTTCCTGGGACCGCACCTCGCGGCTGACCACGGCATGACTCTGCACGAGTATGTCGCTGCGTACCCCAAGGCTCCCACGGTGAGCCAGGACTACCTCGACCATGTCGAGACCGAGTTCAAGGGTATGCGTCGGAACGCAGCCCCCGGTATCGACAACCTGACCTTCGATGCCTGTGGCTTCAAGGTCGAGGTGGATGCTGGTGCAGACCCCGATACCTGCGCCATGATCCCCGAGGCGTACCGCTTCCCCACCAAGGGTAAGGCCCGCGAAATGATGAAGGATGCCATCATGGACATTCTTGATGGCCTCAACGTCTACATCTGGGGCTTCCCCGGAACCGGAAAGGACGGCTTCCTGCTGGCCCTCTCTGGCATGGCTCGCAAGCCCCTCGTCATGAACAACATCGTTCCTGACCGTGACATTGGCCCCTGGTTCTACCAGCGTTCGATGGACAAGGACGGCACTGGCTGGGACTTCGGCCACCTCTGGAACGTCGTGACCAAGGGTGTCATGGGCCGTGACGGTGTGGCTCGCCCCGCCATCGTGGTGCTCACCGACCTCGACCGGGCTGACCCGGCACAGGTCGAGTGGCTTCGGCTGCTCATGGACAGCACGCAGGGCCGTATCGTCGGACCCGAGGGTGAGGTCGTGAGCGTGTTCCCCGGAACGCAGTTCGTGGCTACTGCCAACACCAATGGCTCCGGTGATGACCGTGGCCGTATGGTCAGCGCAGGCTGCCTGGACGCCTCCATCCTGGACCGCTTCGACAGCGCCGTTCAGTTCGCCTACCTCCACTGGGATGATGAGGTCATCATCGTCCGTGAGAAGTTCCCGGCCCTGGCCGAGAAGGCTCCCCAGTTCATCGAGCAGGTGGGTAACGCTACTCGCGCTCTCCGCGAAGCCATCGACAAGGATGAGCTTTACGCAGAGTTCAGCCACCGTGCCCTGTGCTCGGTCCTCTCCCGTGCAGAGCGTATGCTTCGCCGGGACGATTCGATGCCCTCCAAGTTCGGTGCTCGGGCCTTCCGCGCCTGGACCCACAAGCTGGATGCTGACAACCGGCTCATCGCCCGTCGGCTCATCGACCCCCATCTGTCTGGTGGCGCTCTGGATGAGGAGAGCTACTAATCCCCCTGAAGGGGGGTTCCCCGCCCCCCTTCACCTCGTATAGAGAAAGACCCACTACCCCAACCCTCTCGCCTCATCCTTCGGGAGCAGGCCACAGGAGACCGAGAACATGACCTACTCCCAGCCCCAAGCCCACTATCCCAAGCAGTGGCGGCTCATCGTCCTTCACGCCATCGTAGAAGCCAGCGGCTATGCCCCTGGTCGCGAAGTCGGCTGGGACCGGCTCATCCACTTCATCGAGACTCTGGTTCCCGGCATCGACTGGATGGCTTACGGGACCACCCGTAGCGGCCAGAACGCCAACTACCCCAAGGCCCAGCGTGCAGTCACCCTGACTGCTGGTGTCCTCAAGCAAGAGTTTCTCATCGAGTGCCCTCGTCGTCGCTACTACGCGGCTACCCAGGCTGGTGTGGACCTCATCAAGAGCCAGACCCCCTACCGTGATGAGAGCACTCCTCACGAGGTGGAGAACACGGTTCCCGAGGCTCCCGTCGTGGACGAGGCAGCAGAGGCTACCCTTCCTGCCATCGAGACCCTGACTGTAGAAGCAGTCAACGAGGGTGTCTGCTGGCTTCCCCCTGTGGAGAAGAGCCAGCACGTCGTGGAAGACGCCTACCTGCATCGGCTCCAGATCGAGAGCACCCGGTGCTACGGCCACTTCTCTACCCGCTCCAAGTCCTGTGAGGGTTGCCCCTTGCTGGAAGCCTGCAAGGCTGCTGCTGTCACCACGATGGCCTCCCTGCTGGAGCAGGCTGATGCCAGCTTCGAGCAGAGCCTTCGGGAGCAGGCAGCCAACAGTGGCATCCTTCCTACTCCCCCTGTGGTCGAGGAAGAGGAGCCGGAAGCAGCCCAGCCTGAAGCCAACAAGACGCTTCCCGAGGGTGCTACCTCCCTCAAAGCCTACTTCGATTCCCCCTGCTCCACCTGTGGCGGCATCATCTCCAAGGGAGAGGGCGCTATCCACATTCCGGGCAAGGGACTGTTCCATGAGTCCTGCTGCTGATTCCCAGCAGTAGGCTCCCTACCAGTAGAGGTAAACCATGTCCTCAATCCGTGAAATGATCCAGGATGCAGGAAAGCTGGTGTCTACCGGCACCCCTGAACAGGTGGCAGCCAGTGCTCTGGCCTTGGCTGCTATCGGTGACCAGATCCAGGCAGCCCTGGAACCCCTGAAGACCCGGCTGCGGGAAGAGGTGGCAGACACCTGGAATGGGGGTGAACTCCCCTATACCCATGAGTTCCCTGTCACTGATGGCCAAGTCAAGGTCACCATTCCCCGCAAGACTGTCAAACTCGCCAAGTCGGCTGACACCGAGAGCCTCATCGCTCTGCTGGGTGCTGACCAGTTCTCGGCCTACTTCGAGACTGTGGTGACGCATAAGCCCCGTAAGAACTTCCCTGACCTCATCGAGTCCAGGGTGGCTTCTACGGGAGTCCGTGACCTGCTGCTCAAGTCCATCGAGTACAGGGACCCGACTCCACGGGTATCGTTCAAGTCTACCTTGGGAGGGTAGATAGTGGGAGAGAGGGTAAGACGTGGTGTCAGTGACCTGTGTAGTGTTGCCCCACTACCAGGAGCGGGCCAGGGCCTCGGGCATGTATCAGAGGCTTCGCAAGATCCGACCTTGCCGTCACACCCTAACCCACGGCACACACCATCACCCCTGTCCTCGCTGCGGATGACTGCATGTTCGTTCGTTCGAGTCAGGGAGAACAGCTACCCGCTCTGAGTTCGTTCGCGTTCGTTCGACTCGAACGAACACGAATCAGATGGGAACCGAGGATTTCAACATTATGAGTGACGACGTAAAAGACGAACGAACGAACGAACTTGGGGCCTCTGTGTCTGCGGTGATCTGCGGTGCCAGCGGTACGGCTGATGAGTTGGCGTTGGCCCTGGCATGGCTACGCGGCTGCATCACCTCCACCCACAGTGCCGACCATGCAGAGTACGTCGTGCGTAACGTCCCTGCGGGGATCGCGTGGCTTGCATGGCGTACCTGTTCTTGGGGAGAGGCGTAGGGCACCCGAAGGATGAGGCGAGCCTTCGCCAAGTCGAACGAGGACCTTCAACGGACAGCCTTGTAGAACCGCGCAGAAAACTTTTTGGGACCCCTATCTTGCTCAAATCCAGCACATTGAAACCGCATTGAAAATCGCAGACTGTTTTCAAACCCTTTTAGGCGAGGCTACAACAACATGAAGATCATCAAGGACAGACAAGGCAAAGAGATTGAGGTGGTGACGAAACGGGTGCGAACGGCACCCAAGAAGCCACAGACCCGAGATCCCTCTGCTGCTTTCCAACGCTTGGGGGAACAGGGCGACCTTTTCAACAAGAGTGAGCAGGACGCCCGTCCCAAGACTGACCAGTAGGTTCCCTATTGCCCAGCAAAGGTAGAACCAATCCCTTGCGTATAGGAAATCCCCTATGTCTAAAACCCTCACCGCTTCAGATCGAAAAACCCTCATTCGACTCGCCTCCACGATGGAGAAGGGTTCCCCCGAGCGTAAGGCTATCCTCGCTGGATTGTCTAAGGCTTCGGGTGTGGTTCAGCCAAAAACCGACAAGACTGCGCGACTGTCACCCAAGAAAGCATGGTACGACGTGATGTACCCTGCTTTGCAGAAGCATGGGGTCTACGGCCCAGACGCTTACCGTCTGGCTGAAGCTGCTGTGGAACTCGCTTTCCGAGACATTCGCGGTGCGTTTGGTAAGTAAGCATGGCTCCGCGAACTTGGTTGATTCCCTATTGCCCCGACACAAGTACAAACACCCTGTAGGAAATCCCCTATGTCTAAAACCCTTACCGGATCTGATCGTAAGAAGCTCATTCGACTCGCTTCTACTCTCCCCAAAGGTTCGGAGGAGCGTAGGACTATCCTTTCAGGTTTGAAAAAGACCGCAAAGGGCTGGACACGGTCTTTCATCTACCAGGGCGTAGACAGCCAAACGGGCAGGCACGAGTACACGCTTGAGTCCATGACCAGGGTCGTCACGCATGAGGTCAGGGTGAAGGAGGAGTGGGATGCTATGGCCCGCGCCTTGGCCAAGATCAAGAAGCTGAAGAAGGAAGGATGGGGCCGTGGTGGAATGAATCGGTACGAAGGGATGGTCGGCAACGAAATGGAGATTCGAGCATGGAAAGGCTACATCCGAATCGCTGTGTCGGTTTCCTGGGGAGGCGAAGGCAAGCCCCCTACGGTTCAACTCTGGAGATAAAGCGCCTCCACAGAGGGGGGTCTTTCTGAACGGCGAAAACCGTATTCAAAAGGGCTGACTCCCCGAGGTGTATATGCCAGCCGCTCAAGTTTTTGGATTTGCTCTGTGAAGTCGAAGTGGGTGGAGACTTCGTACCTCGTCAAAGACGTAGAGATAGTGCTTCCGTTGCGGTGCTGTGTTGAGGCCCGTAAGAACCGAATCCGCACGATGATTCAGAAGTACAACGAGAACACGGCTGCTTGGGTCACTGTGTTCAAGAGTCAGTGGGTCCCGTCCCCGCGTGCCCACTATGCACCCGATACGATCTTGGATGAGGCCGCGTGCCATATCGCAGACACCATCGAGGACGTAGTAGGGGAGCAAGTGCTCCTGAACATGGTCGAGGGTTAGCCGTCCGCGCCCATTTCCCGGCACAGGTATTCACTCAGGCTGTCTACTTCCGTGTAACCGGACTTGATACCGTCCCAGACATGCTGGGCAATCGTAGCGTTGTCGATCTTGATGCCCATAGCGGCGATAGCTACGCCCAACTGATTTCAGCCGGGGGCGGCTACGGGAGCTTGAAGCCCGATCTTACATGCAACCATTCCTGCTTCAGACATTCTGAACTCCCTTATTCTTCAAGGCTCAAGGACCACTTGCCGTAGCCGCGACCCGTCAGGTTGTAGCTGAGGCCAAGGTTCGCTTCCAGCCAGTCTTCGGTCTCGCGTGTGCCTCGTGCCTCGTTGCGGAGATCCTCAAAAAACAACATCCCGTCCATGCGAGCGCCATCTGAGCCGTGGTTGTAGTGGCCAAGCCAGCTTTGAGGCTCCAGCTTCCAGTCGTCCTTCTTGAACTGTCGCCCTGCTTTATTGAGTAGGGCGGTCCATCTTTTCTGCATGTCGCCCATCCCTGAACGATACGCAGCCTGCCACTCCTTGTGAATCTCCCATGATCCTTGCTTCAAGAAAGCGGCAGCGACCCTCTCGGCACTGGCCTTAGAAGAAGCCCTCCGGGTGCGGTTCATGCCGCCGTCAGCCCAGACATCCAGCACCTTCTTGACGAACCGCCTGACGTTGCCGCCGTCCATCTCGATCTCACCGTGCTTGAGATGCTTGAGGTCCCACCAGTCGGCACCCCTCACGATCCCAGCGTAAAGACCCCAGCCCCTCTTGAGTTGTCCGTTGGGGTCGATGTTCCCTGTGATGTCGATCTCGGCTTTTCCGAGCGGCCCCTGGATGAAAATCCTCATCCTGAGTTGACCGTCCTCGTGCCAATCCTTGCCCTCGCGCACCTTGAACCCGAGCCTTTTCAAGCCTGCCATGACGCCTTCGGCAGCCTCCATCCAATCATCGACCGCATCGGGGGCACACCCAACTACATCATCCAGTGACATGCCGATGTACTCGGGGTTCTCCTCGCAGGGGTCCACCTCCTCTTCATGGTAGATGCTTGGGTCCTCGGTTGCGTCCCCGTACTGACCGGGGCCGCCCGGATAACCGCCATAGGCCACCTTCATCTTCTGGTACATCTTCCAGTCCTTGATGTCATGCAGATGCACTGCACCCAACTCGAACTGACCAAACAACTCCAGGAGAGCTTTACGCTCTTGTCTCCAAGCCTTCACCTGGGCAGGCGTGGGATCAGGGGTGTTGCGCCCCTCCCACAGATGGTCAGCACCACCTTTGATCAAATCGGAGAGGTCTCGTATCCGGCCCAGCATGTCGATGGGACTCATGCCCCTGATCTTCATGCTGTGACGGGCCTTCCGTAAAAAGGCAGTCGCTACGCGATTAGAGGAGGGGTTTTCCATCTTCTTCCAAGGGATCAGGTGGTTCTGCTACCACCGTCCGTGTTTGATAGGCGGTTTACCGCCTCTGCTTCGGTGAAGTGTCTATTCCGGTAGGGTTCCGAGAAGGAGCACCCTGCTATGTCAGATCCCCTACGCGAAAAGCTCATCAAGCTGGCTCATGCCCGCCCTGAGCTTAGGGAGGACCTCCTCCCGATCCTGAAGCAAGGGGCGGTGGACAAGGTTCCGATCTTCTCGAAGTTTGAAGTCAACCTCAAACCTCGGGACATCGAAAAGATGTTCTTGAAGCACTACCCGATGGCTCGTCCCGGATCTCTGGAGATTGATCGAAAGGTGACGAAGGCGATGGGTGGCCGCATGTTCTCTAACCTCACGATGGAGAACGATGACCCCAACGCCGAGGACTACGAAAGAACGCTCACCGGTTCCCTCGTCGTCGCCCTGGATCCTGATTCCAGCGGTGCTCGTGTCTACGCCTTTGTAAACGTGGACGGGTAACCCCTTGAATCAACAGCCTATACCGAACGAACAGCAAACATTTCTGGAGAACCCCATGAACCTTCGCATCGCTTGCATCAAGCTGGCTTACGAGAAGCCGGAACTCCGTGCCCACCTGCTTCCACTACTGAAGGAAGCGCGTCGTGGCGCTCTTACCCCAGGCGTGAATAAGAACTCCGTGCGTGACGGCATGGCCACGATGGTCTGGTTCCTGGATCGAGCGAAGAACAGTTCCAAGTTCTATGAGCAGTTGATCACCCCGGAACAGGGCGGTGGCTACAAGCTGCTTCGTCAGTGGGGCCGTCTTACAGACAAAGGCTCCGTGGACCAGAAGCGGCAGAAGATCATCTACAAGGACTCGCTCCCCGAAGCCCAGCGCGAGATGCAGAGTCGGTACATGAAGTCCTTGCGTTCCGGCTACATCGACGCTTTCGGTAACAAGCACCGCACCCCGGACGGAAAGAAGCTGCCTATGGGCGAGTATCCGGTCGGTCTGGGTGATGTCGGTGGTCTTTGGAAGGGCGAGGAGGCCGCTGCCTGCGTGCCAGAACTCCGCTACATGATGGACAGTCTGGGACAGGCGATGGGCGCATCCTCCCGTGAGGACGCACAGGGCCTCTTGAGTGCCCTGGAAGATGCACAGGGCACGCTGCTTCGCATGGAGCGTTCCGACCTGTCACAAGCCCTTACGAAGATGATGCGTAAGCCTCTCGGTCGTATGCAGGGCGCACGTCAGGACCTTGCGTTGGGGATCATCCCCGAGAAGTCCAAGACGGTTCGCGAGATTGGAACCATGCTTCGCTACCTCAACAAGCGTCTTTCCCTCTGCGGGGGATGAATGCCCGTTGCTTCCCCAAGTCGTGTTGCTGCGGCGTATGCGGTCCTATCGTCCTATGATTGGACTCGGGTCGCAGGCACGGATTTCATCGACGTGGATAAGCTCGGTCGAGGAAAAGGCAGCCCTAAAGGTGTGCTTCGGGACTTGGGGTTCTACATCGCCAAGCTGTTGAACAGCCAGGGGAAGGTCTTCCTCAAGGACAACCATGACCTCATCGGCCCTGCTTTGACGCCAAAGGCCGTCCAGGACCAGCTTTGGGCATACGTCCACGAGGAAGCAGGCTACCTCGCTGAAAGCGAAAGGTATGGCTTGAGTGAGGCATGGTTGCGCCGATCCGAGGAAGCCGAGAAGGCTCGAATCAAGGTCGAACCCGTTACGTCGCCCCGAACAGGCCAACAAGGCTATCGCCTTACCTGGAGCGGTTGGCGAGCAGGACCCAAGGGATTCAGGAGTTGAAGATGGATCCCAAAAGAACAGCGATTCGCAACGTCATGCGAAAGGAAGCCAGGGTAAGCAACGTATACGAAGCAGTCACCAAGCAGATGCTGATGATTGCTACCAAGGCTGCCGTGAACCCCATTGGTCCTGCAAAGGTAGATACCTCTTATGGGTGGGCTGGGGCGCATATCGAGGGTGAGGCTTACAATGCCGAACCCTTCAACGCGATGCTTCCTTACGCCTTGGACGTGTACTGGACTGGAAAGAAGGGTGTTGTAGCCATTGTGATCAGCCGACCAGACGGAACCACAGTGGATGGCGACATTGAGTTCTCTGGCCGCCGTTCCGACTCGAAGGACGTGGCGAAGAAAGCCCAGGATTTGCTGTTCAAGCTGCGTGGTCGTCCCTGATGCTGCCTCCAGCGAGGAAGGCTCCTCGACAGGATGCAACCACGGTGGACGTGTCCGACATGGACATGGTGAACATCACCGAGGAGTTGGAACGCACTCTGCTTGAGTGCTCTGTTCCCAAGGCTTCGGAGCCTGAAGCAGAACCCCCGGAAGCTGAAAAGCCTACGTCCTGGAAGCGGTTCCTGGGGCTGTCCCGCTGAATCAGCCCTTGCTGGTGTACTGACTGGCCCCGGCGAAATCGAAGAGTTCATCGAGCTTTTCATCGACCTTTTTCTTCACGCCCTTGCTTTTCTCCAGGGACTTTCCGAGGTCCAGCTTCTTCTCGGGCTTCTCTTTCTTCTCTACCGTGTGGTCGCTTGGATCAGCGTTCGGGTGTTCCTTGAGGTGCTTCTTGCGGGCTTCCTCGGTGGCGTGCTCCGTGCCAGTCCTTTGGGATCGGGCGATCCGGTAAGCCGATGCAACCCGACCAGCACTGGCCGCCCGAAAGGACCCTCCGGTCTCGTCTGCTGCCCTCTTCTTGATCTTGGACCTGATCTTCACCTCTTTCGGAAAGGTGACGGAGAACAGTTCAAGCATCTTGTTTACTTGGGAGGGCTTGAACCATCTGCGAGGCTCTTCGCCTTCCCAAGCGAACGCGATCCCGATGATGTCTTTTGGGTCAGGACACTCAATGTCTATGTAGGCTTCAAGTTCTTGGCGGGGTTCATTCCAGCCATCCCCCGTGTACTTGCCGGTCCCCACCGCTATCTCTTCGTCGCCGTCCCCCATAGCAACCCAGAAGCCGATGTCGAAGTCCACGTTCCGATCAAGAACAATGGCTTTGTTGCGGGGGAGGAGGAGCTTTTGCCCTGCCTTGCCTTTTAGCTCTGCGCCTCCAACATAGTAGACCCACCCTTCCCGGTCAGAAACCATGTCTTCGCCAAGCCCGTAGTCAAAACTTGCTTTGACGCTCCAGCGCATACTCTTCAGTTCTGGAATCACCTTTTGTCTGAAGAACCTTTCGGCGGTTTGGGCCGTCATCTTCTCCAGATCATGGAAGAAATCTTGTTCTTCGCATGGTGGCGCGTCGTAGCCGTAGTCCGCATCGGAATAGCGGTCGTAGCCGTCATCTTCGTACCAGTCCCCATCGGGACCTATGGCTCCGTAGGCTTTGACTACATTCGCAGGGGAGGGCTTGGACATGATCGTACTCCTATGGCTCACCCCCTATAGAGAATCAATCACCGGGCTTCCAGCCGCACTTATGGCATCCCTTCCCTACGGTGGTGATGATGCAGTCGCCCGGAATGAACACCACCTTGTTCTTGATGGCTTTCTTCTTTCCGCACTTTTGGCAGTTGGTCTTGATGATCATGGGTCTTCCGGCTATACGGCCTCCCTGTCCTCTTTACGGGGGAAAATCGCTCTTCGGAACCCCGAGAAGCTCGATTATCTCCGCGTTTTTTGTGGTGACTCCCTAAAGAGGGGGATTATCTTGTCGATATAGGGGTATAGGTAGAACATCAAAGCGAGGTGAAGTATGAGGTATGCAGATTTGGGCCTGGAACACGCGAAAGCCATCTTGGGTTCGATTGGTCACGATGAGAGTGGCTGTTGGAACTGGGAAGGAAAGCTGGGGCCTGAAGGCTATGGGGAATACTCTCCCAACGGCAAAGGCGAAACACTCGCCGCACACAAGGCTATGTACGTTATTTCGCGGGGGACAGTCCCCTCTGATAGCTCCCTTGTGCAGACCTGCATGACCAAGGTTTGCTGTAACCCGGCCCATATGAAGGTTGTGGAGGATCGTGTTCCCACCATTTCACAGGAACAGATCAAGCAGATCGCTACCTGGATGGGGTCCGACTGTGATGTTTCCCCGAACGTCGCGACAGACAGCCGTGGCTTCTCGTTCGATTGGGATGCCTCTACGACTGCTCATCGCATGGCGAAGCTGGGACTCAAGTAGAGCGGGTTAGTCGGAAGCCCAGTCTCGGACTCGTTCTTCACGCATGTAGGTCGCCTCGTCCCAGCGTTTAGAGTCTACGAAGCGGGGCATATCCATCAGCAGCGCAATCACTACCTGTCCGGGGTTTGCGCGGGGTGTGCTTGAGCCAGTAAACACCACCCGTCCTTGCTTGTCGGTGATGGCTGTGGTCCAAGCAGGAGCGTGCTGCCCATTTGTAGGCAGTCGCTACACGGACGGGACAAGGGGAAGCCATGATTCTCTCCTTCTCCCCTCCCCAATAGCACCACTACCGACAGATAAGGCATCTATAAAAACTCTTGGACCCGCCAAGATTCAAGCTCCTGGAAGCAAGACCCAACCCTGATTTGGCCTGGAATCAACCGGGGATTTAGCTAAAAGTGTAGGTTTTTCGGGGATTTATGCACGTTACAACAACAAAAACGGCTTCCCTTCTCGAAAGCAGACCGGAGTTGTTGCAGGGGGTTCCAGGAATCACGCCTCGCCGTAGAGAGGGGGAGGAGAGAACCCCCAATGCCCGATCTGACGACTGAATACTTCTGGCACTGCGTTACGTCCGAGAACTGGTCCACAACTGTCCCAGGTTCTACGGGGAACACTTACACGGTGTCGTGGAACAAAAGCGGTCACAGGAACCAGCACAGCGTTCAGTACGACTATTCGTGTACCTGTTCCGCGTACAAGTTCGGGAACGGGAAGCACTGCAAGCATATCCAGCAGGTCAAGACCGCTGGGCAACACTGCAACTGGATGCAGTTCCGTGATGGCAGTGATGCTGTCTGCAAGAACAACACTCACCACTGTCCCGAGTGTGGCGACGAAGCCCGTTCGATGGGGTGGGGTGTTTGATTTACAAGAGGTGAGCGATGGCTGAAATGGTGATGGCAACAACAGAGGGCTTCCTGGCCCTCATGGCTGACTCTCGGTACGAAAACCGTAACCAGGGTCCAGTGGACGAGTTCGCAAATCAACTCGATCCAGAGGGGACACACCTCATGGTGTTCAAGTTCCTTCACAATGACGTGGAATGGCGGTGCCAGTGGTTCGTCAAGACCAAGGACAGCCTTACCCCTGTGCCCATCTTGATGGACAACGGCTTTGAGGCTTTGAAGGCTCACACCTTCACGCGCCCCTTTGAGGGCAGAGAGAATGTACGCCCGGACCAGTCTTAGTCAGAAGCCCAGTCTCAAAAAGGGATGGCTTGAGAGGCAACCTTGAAGTTGCTGAAGCCTTTACCGCACCAGACCGGAAAGGATGGCCCTACGCTTCTCGTCCCCTACAGGGAGGGTGGAAGCAAGCCTGATGAGCGCACCGCGCTCATATGCGGTGATGCTCATGGCTTTATCTGTCTCTGAGGCGTTCATGCGGAAGATTGAATCGGGGAGTTTCCTCGACTGAACAGAAAGCATCTCGTCGAGCCATTCCCACTCCTTCTTGGAGAGGGCCTTGCTGCCCACGGAACCCTCAAAACGCTTCCGAAGCCTGCCGATGTCGCCCCGCGTCTCAGCCCAGGCGAAGCCATCACGGATCTGCTTGAGGTCGTCCTCTGCGAAGCGGATGTCTTCTTTGATCTTGTCGTAGAAGCCTTGGATGTGCTCCTGCGCTTGATCCCACAACTCATCCTGAGCCTTTTCGGCATCCACCCAGTCGGAGTCAGACCACCCCTCGGATTTTCGTGTGTCCGGCAAACGCATCTCAGTCCACCCACTCCAGCAGGCTACGCACGGAGGTGGTGTCCACGCTCGCCTGCTTGCCGCTCTCAACCTCGTCCGTCAACTCGTGGAGGTCCTTCTGCGTGAACTGACCTTTGAGGTCAGCACTCGTAGAGGAGTCCTCTTCGTAGATGGGTCCTTTGACCTCTGCGCCGATCTCTTCTTCGATACCGGGCTTGGCGACGTTGTACTCGGGTCCAAGATCCGGTGTGTTCTCATCCGCTGACTTCACAGCAACTTCCTTGCCTTCGGCAAGATTCGTAAGCTGAGAGTTGTCTGCTTGTGTGAACTGCCCGTCCATCTTCGAGTCAGGCGGGTCATTCACCAGCGGGCCAGGAACCGTCTTTCCAATATCGTCTGCGTTGAACTCCGCAGTCTTGCCGGAAGGACTGTCTGGGTACGAGGACAGGAGCATCCGGCAGTAGCTGCACTTCGCAGCCTTCGTGTGAGCATCCATGAAGCCCGTGATCTTGGCGTGCTTCATGCTGCGGCGGCTGTGCAGATCATATGCGATGCGGCCCATTTCTTCCCGAAGCTCGGAGCAAGCGGTCAGGGAAAGGCGGGCAGTCTTCGCGGGGTGTCCGTAGAGGCCGTAGGCGGCCACACGAGCCACTCCCTCTTCGGAGGCGACCTTGGGGCCAATGTCAGCCATAGCGGCTACGAGAAGGCGGGCAGGAGCACTCTTTGCACGCTTCGCATGGGTAGCCAGGAACGCAGCAGAACGGGAATCCCGTGTCCAGAGAGCCTTGGCAATCTTGGCCACTCGGCGCTGGGCCTTGCGGATGGACGCCTCAACGTCATGCTGGGTCTTCTTGGTGTAGCCGTACATTCCTGCGGGAGCACTGGCCTTCTTTGACTTACCTGTTTCGTGGGAGGAGCAATCCATTGTTTCACCGAATCCATCCGGGCAGTTCGCCCGGTCTTTATGGTTTCCTTGCCATTTTTCACGCCACTGGCGCATGTAAGCAGCCGGATCATTTGAGACGCCCGACCCATACTCGTTGTGCAAGTTGTATACGTTCTTCGTTCCCGGCTTTCCCTGGCCGCCCGGAGTTTTAGGCCACGGCGGGCGCGGGTTGTAAGGGCCAGCAGCCCGTTCCATAGCTGCCCGTTCAGACGGGAGGAGAAGGGTTTTGTCAGACATGGGTCGTGCTCCGAGGGTTCTGCAATAAGTCTTGGATAAGGTCTCTACCGTACATACCGCTGGAGCGACTTGTACTTCTCTGCTTGTCTACGGGGTGACAGGCCACGCCACTGCTCTCGGTAGTGCCGGAACAGTTGGTTGCTATTCATACCCGTCTCACCGTCCATGTAGAAGTTCTCCGGTGCGTAGCTGGCCCAGCCCTCAATCCAACGGTTGAGTTCGGTGTTGCTCATTATGCTGAACACACCTTCGCCAACTGGCGGCAGCTTCTTCGCGGAAAAGTTCACTTCGACGGTGGCGGGAGATATGAGTTTTCCCCATCGAGCATCGACGCGAACCTGCCGACTAAACTCCGCAGGGGCCACAGTCACTTCAAGGGGTTCGTATTCTTCGGCTTCCTGGTAGTCATCGAAAAGTGTTCCAAGGAACTGTTTGGGGCTGCGCTGGATTCTCTTTCTGATGTCCCGTCCGAGGTCTGATCTGTTCGTCAAGACGCTCTGGGTAAACCGGTGCTTCAGGGCGGCCTCGCCCCGAGGGAACTGATTTAGGAACTCCTTGATGTTCCGGTCCTCAACAAAGGCACCACGGGAGAACAGAATCTCGCCTCGAATCAGGGCTTGTTGACTGCCATCAGCGGCCAAATCCCCCATCACCCGGCGTTTGATTTCGCCTCTTTTCCAACTGTAGTCGGATCTGGGGATGCCTACGTTTTCCATGACAAGATCGAGGGCATCCTCCATGTCCATGCCGCTCAAATCAAGGGTGCGGCTGTGGACGTGGCGCAGAGCCACCCGTGACGGAGAAGCAGCCGATTGGCGCTCTTGCCTCCTTCCCTTGTGCTTGTCTTTTCTTGAATGTCCTCGTTCCACGTTGCGCCCTCTCTCTTTTCTTCGGTGTCCCCGTGTAGGTTTCCGTGCGCCTGCTGCTTCAGCAGCGGGATTGTTACGCAGCCGGTCCACCTTCACTTTTACCGGGGCGTTCTTGTCCTTCTTCTTTCGGACCTCGGTGGTTCTCTTGGCGGCTCTCGTTGGCCCGTCATTGTCAGGCTTGAGCCAAGAGGGCCTCTTCCTTTCCAGGAGCTTCGGGATAGCGTTCTCGGTGCTTCGCAGAGCGGTTCTCTCGTCATCCAACACACCACGGAATCCCTTTTTGGAGGGGCGGTGGTAAGCCCACACTTCCCACTTCTCGACTCGCACAGGTCTTGGCCACCATCCTTGGCGCACCCACTTGGCGTGCTCCTTGACCATCTTGTTGTAGCTCTCAACCAGATGGGGGATTGCGTCGGCAGTGAGTTCTGCATCAGCAACCTCATGCACGTCGGGGATGTCTCTGTCCCGGACGTGATCCCATGATTCAACGGGGAGGACGTGAACCAGCAGTTCAGGAGTGACGTACTTCCAACCTTTGCCTCGGGAGAGCCGTTGCCAGTTGATTCGAGCGGTCTGTTTCAGGGAGGCAACCTTCTTGGCTGAAGCCATCACCTGCTTTCCGTCGGTGGTGATCTCCCGAGAGACTGCCATCGCGGGACGACGGACCAAATAGTTAGGCCACTTTTCGTACCACTTGTTGTAGAAGTCCTTCTTGGGGACGATGCGTACTGTTTCGTCCGGGTCCGGGATGTTCGGGTCTGCGACGTAAACATTCAGATCATCGTCTACGTCAAACACCACGCTTGCGTGGCTCCACTCCCTACCTTCAGGGTTCCACGCGATCATCACGGGGATTCCTTGATCTGTCCATTCCTTTAGTTGCTGCACAGTCGAAGGGACAGTAAGGGTCGCCCTACATCCATAGTGTTGGGCACAGGCCAAAGCGTGTTCCCATGCGGCACCCTTCATAGGCCGTGCGCCCATCACCTTGTTCACCTCGTCTTCATCAACCTCGTGCCCAAGGGCTTGCAGACACATCATCATCGACGTAGCCATGCAGGTGTACTGGGTACGTTGACGAACTGGCTGGACAGCAGCTTTTGCGGTCTTACAGGTCATTGAAGAGACTCTCCATGGAGCGATACCGGCTCACCCCATCCTTTCTCATAGAAGGGAAACCGAAAGGAGGCGCGATGCGCTTTTCCCTAACATGCCCCAAGTGCCACTCTGCCCGAGTGGAGCTTATGAGGGACCCTCGATTCAACACTGGCCCCAAGGACGTTCACCTCCACTGTGCAATGTGTGGAAAGACCATTTACGGTGCAGGGGTGCAGTTGGAGCTTGAGAGGCAGCACCGGATCTTCGAGGAAAAGAAGAAGCAGCGGATCCAGGAAGAAGAAATCCGCAAGGCTGCTGAAGCAGCACGCATCAAGGCTGAAGCAAAACGCGCCCGCCTCGAAGCCAAGCAGAGACAACGGCAAGTTGAGTCCTTGCAGTGTGCGTGGGCGACCTGTGACAAAGGGCACAACGGCGAATCGGCCATGCGTCGGGCCAACTCCATCTACTGTTCCAGGGATTGCTCCAACCGTAACGCTCGCGCCCGCCACAAGGCTCGCAAGGCTGGTTAGTGCTTGTGTTCCGGGGCGTGTAGAGCGTCCGGGTCCACGATAGGGTTGCTCTCGGGCATCGAGGGCGGCTCTACCTGGGGCCTCTTGTCCTGTGGGATGGCCTCGGCACGAACCTTGGCATCTGCCACCCCAGACTCGACGTAGTTCGCGAGCATCTCGATGAGGTGGTGCTTTACAGCATCCTGGAGATCCTGGGGGTCGATGGTTTCGGGCTGCTCACCTTTTGTCATGCGGTGAAGGTACATCGTGAAGGCTTCCTGCCGAATCGTTTCGGTCAGCAGGGCATGGCAGGACTGGTGCAAGCCTCCCGAGGGCCACGAAACCAAGGTCTGGGCATCTTCCATCGTGGCAGGAACCATCACGGAACGGATGGCACTGTCCGACTTTCGGAGAGTGATCTTGATTTGAACGTGGGCGTGTTCGAGATCGGAGGGGTCTGTGTTTTCCATTCCCGCACTCTACCGACGAAGCTGGGCCTCCCACGCTGCCATCCTCGCGTCGTGGCCTTTCACCTCAAGACGATTCAGCGTAGAGAGTTCCTTGCCTCCCGGCTCCTCCGCGATTTCCACGGGGGTCGGGGGTGCTTCCGCTGTTTCTTTGAGGGCCTCTGATTCAGGGATGTCCAGTTCTGGGGCCGCCTCTTCAGTGACTTCTTTGATGTTCGAGATGGCATCCGAGTCCGCGAACTCCTGGACTTCCCTGTGTGAAGGGTTGTCGAAGAAGTGTCCTTCAGCGGTAGGGGCGACTGCCTTCGCAGGCTCCGTCGCGAGTTTATCGACCCCAGTCATTCGGGTCAGCATCCTGTAAGCCGCAGGGGCGTTCTTCAAAGCACGTTCCGCAGCCTCATCTCCTCCAGGGGTGTCTTCCAACCCTTGCGCGAGTCGAGTGACTTCACGGCGAAGGACGGAGTTGCTCATGGCCTGGAGGTCTTCGACACCGAAGTTGATGTCTTTCTCCAGTGCGTCATGCAGTGCGTAGTAGAAGCCAATCAAATCCTTCCGGCTTCGGGGGATCCTCACCTGTGGTGGTCTGGCCGCTTGCTTCTCATGGGGGAGGGGAGTCACTGCCTGCTGAAGCAGGTAGGTGTTCTCTTCGTGCTGATTGGCGGTAGCCATCAGCCAGTCGTCCAACCCCAGGGTCATCACTCCTGATGCAGTGATTGCATCATAGGCACCCTGGACGGTTTCCTGGAGTTCAGCCTCGGAAGCAATCCCTCGTTTGTGGTGGCACGAGTAAGCGTTCCACCGAAGCACACAGCCCAGCATCCTCTTCATGGAGGGGGCGAGGTCTACCGCTTCCGTGCCGAAATAGCCGACCATCTTCTCTGCCAACTGGTCTACCTGTTCCTGCACGCTCTTGTAGAGCCTCTCGAACAGCAGGTGGTTGCCGTAGAAGTTGCCACTAATCACCTGCCAATGGCTGGTCTGGTAGGAGAGGTACTGGGCACGCAGGACAGCAAGCACCTGGGAGAGATGCTTTCGGGCAACCTCTACCTGCATAGGTGTCGCGTCCAGAAACGCCTGTTTATCTTGCGTAGCCCGTGCGTGGAGGTCCACGTCTTCGATGGCGTCCTCTTCGAGGACGGGGTTCCACTCGTCAATATCTGGGGGATGGGGATGTTGGTGGGGAAGCGACCGCTTCTCACCCTCACCTCACGAATGGCGGTAGGTCATGGCTTTACGGTCTGACATGAAGATCCCCAAAGGTTGCTGTGCTTCTGCACAGATAGGGTGCCTACCGAGTCAGTACCTGCCGCCGTCATCTTCTGCGGGCTTGCTGTACTCCAGCCCGATGTTCTTGGCGATGAGTTCGGCAGCATCCGAGTTTTCGGCCAAGGCGCGTCCCACGTCGCCGTAGATTCCGCGCATCGCCTCATTGAAGGTCGGGTCGTTGACCGTGAAGAGGTCACGCTGGATCTTCCTCCGTACATCCACAGGGTCCAGGTTGAGCAGTTCGAGGATGGTGTCCACGTCCAGGCTGCCCTTCTGGTAGAGGTTGTACAGAGCATCGAAGGTGTCCCGGTTGTCGCGAAGCGCGAGCCTTGTGAACGAAAGGCCCGGAACGATAACGCGCTCATCTCCAAACTCGTCCTCCTCCACAAACCCCATGCGGGCACACATTGGCTTGAAGATATGGTTCTGGACGAGTTCTTGGACCTGCTCTCGCAAGAGCATGTAGCGGGTGTTGATCACTTCGAGATTGATTCGGTCACCGCTGTACTGGGACTCTCCTGACAGCAAGCCCTCGGTGACCCCCAGCCCTGAATAAAGCTGACGGTCAGTAAGGTCGTACTCGGTCCCCAAATCAAGAAGCCGCTGGTCCGCGCCCATCTCTTCCCAGCGAACCTCGAAGTTCGCGATGATGGAGTAGTCGGGGTCTTGGAGTGCCATGTCTACCTGCTCGCGCAAGGCTTCCACGTCAGAAATGTCCAAGTCCTCCCCGCTAACGATGCGGATGGGCGTCATATGACGGGAGGCGATGCTTGTTTGCGCTTGGCGCAACTTGTCCCGGTAAACCAGTGCTCGCATACACCGTTCCAGGATGGAGCGACCGCGCAAATCGTAGTCTGATTTGCGGTTGGCGAGGTAGTAGATGAAGCTCCCCGCGTCAGGATCGGTGTTGAGGGGGATGTTGCTCCCCTCGGCCACTGCAAACACCACGTCTGGAGGCATGGACTTCACAATGCGAATGGCGTTTTCATCGCCTTGCTGGGATTTCTCGATGATGTCCTTGGTCTTTGAGTCTGGAATCAACTCGAAGATTCGCTCATCCGTGAAGTTGAAGGACTGCATTTGAACTTGTTCGGGGGGAAGTACCCGAATCGAGGTCCAGCCCTTGTAGTTCTTCTGAAGCCAAGCAACCGCCCGTTCAGCGGCGTCCTCGCGTTCACGTTCTTCCTCAACCACTTCACCGTCTTCGGTGAGTTCCCGATGCAGTTCCTTTCGGATGTCATCCGGCATTTCCGGGTTGTCGTCTTCGCACCAGATGAAAACCTCGCCAATGAGGTTCCTCTCGTGAACGATGGCGATGAGGCGGTGAAGCAATCCAATCTGCGTGGCCCACCTCTCACAGAATCGAGTAGCGGCAACCGCCATGTCTCGGTTCTTTGCTTCAGGGGTGGCAATCCGAATCTTGGAGAGGGGGAGTTCGGTGTGCAGGTCAATGGCCTGACCCACGAAAGGCTCGGAACGATAGAAGAAACGGTAGTAGTTCCACTGTTCGTGGAGAGACTGGGGAAGCTCCAGGAAGTCCGTAGAAAGCTCTGGGCTGTAGAAGTTTCCCCCTACGCCTTCTATCGTGCCAGCGTGGCCCAAACCTGTGGTGATGGATGCAGTACGCATACGCATGGACCCGGTGGTGACCTTGCGAGGCTTGCCTGACTTGGCCTTCTTCTTCCCGTCGCCATTGGAGACGGCTCCCACGGTAGGAGGCTGATCACCCTTCTTGGTCATCCGTCACCTCTTTCGGCTGCCCGTCGGGCATCCCGCTCCGCTCGCTGTTTGGCGGCTCTCGCATCTTCAGACATGAGGTCAGGATCGTCCACGCCGCCGTAACGAGGCTCCAGGCTACCGACGTTGCTGATGGCACCCAGCACGCGCATAAGGTCTTCCTCCACGCGCCTCTTACGGCCACGCGACCGGGCAGTTTTATGCTGCCTCATGGTGTCCAAGGCAAGTCCAACATGGCGTGCTGCTTCGTCCAGATGGCGCGTGATGTCGCGATCTGCCTCTGAAGGAGCGGTTCTGGCACGGTATCTACTCAAAGAAACCTCAATACTTCATGTCGATGCACAGCCGGTTGCTGTTGATGGCTGACGGGGCTGCCGACACGATACCTACAACGATAGGTGAGGCGATGCCTGCCAATGCAAACTGGGCATCCGAATCGTTACAGAGCAAGCCATTCTCGCTCACCTTCAAGGTGTCGTTGAGATTGTAGGTGATAGCCCCTCCGGTTCGTGTGCCCCCTGCCAGGGCTACGGTCTCATACACTCTGAAGTAGGCCCGTGTACCCCCGTTTACCATTGTCATCACGTTTTGGCCCCCCACACCGGATCGCGGCTGTTGGGCGATCCAGTTTTCGGGGGAGCCGGGACCAGTTCCCCAAGGAGGGGCCAAAGCATAGTCCTCGGACTGGAACAACAGGAACCCTGCCGCTGCGGTGCCGTCACTGACCTCTACAATAAAATCATCGTTGCCTGCCGCATACATGACAAACAAGCCGCCCCTCCACCCGTTTGTACGGAGGACAGGCCCCACGGTCACAGGGAACCTGTCGCCGGGGAACATGAGTTCCACGTCGAGGGCATCATCAATGTTAGAGTTCTGAATAGCCACCGAGTGCTCCTATCGGGGGTCGAATGATAGGGACGCTACCGTAGGAGACCCAACCCTTTGTAAAGGAGTAGCAGAACGGTTGCTTTGCTTGGCGGGAACCGGGGCGGTGGCCGAAAAGCAACAACGGCCTCGCGCTCGCGCTCGCACGCGAGACGCGGTCAACCTCCCTTCCCGGACACTAAAACCCAAACTTTTTTCAAGTTTCTTTATAAGCGGCTTTCAACCTTGCGAATGGGTCTGATTCAGAGGGCGCGTCTTTCCTGTTTTTCATGCTCCTGGAGAGAACGAAACTGCTTCAGGTGCGGAGATGGGTTGATTCAGCACCTCCGCAATCTGATTCAGGGAGCCTGAATCTCTCCCTCATCCCCCAGAACTTACGGAACCACTACCGTCCCCGACCCTTCTTCAAAGGGATCGTCCGAGAACTGTGGGTCTTTCGCCGTCCGTGGTTTGGGGCGCGTCCAAACCTTCCGCTGTTCCCTGCGTATTGGGGGACCCCTCTCCGGTGGCCTATGACCGTGTGCTGCTTGTTCGCGTTCTGGGTCGCACACCACACCATCCGCATCAAGGCGTCAGAGAGGTCGTCGTGCTTTCCTTCGACTTGCGGGGCTTCCACGCGAATGATGTATTTACTGACGACCTCGGCTTGAAGCTCCAAGAGTTCTTGGATGTAGGCGCAGTGGTCTTCTCCGTCGGGGACGGGCCAATCATAAAGCACAAGGCGCTGGTCAAGCATCTGGTCCTTGAAGTTCTGGAACATCTGGCTCGACAACATGCGTGTGTGGTGGACTGATTTGAGTTGGCCCAAGCCTCGCTTTCGGAGGGCCTGCTCCATCGGGATGCCTGCCCACTGGTCGAAAATCCCTTCGGTGATGTAGAACCGTTTGGCCAACTTCTCGATCCAGTCAGCAACGTCATCGAACTCAAGGCGGTCCTGGCCTACGAAGTCCCCTTCCCCGGCACAGATGCGCTCTATGTAGTCGAGCACAATGTTGCCTTCGGCGTCGTTATGGCCGATAGCCAGGGCAGAGTAGTCCCCTACGAGGGCGACATCGACGCCCATAAAGTGGGGAGCGCGAGGCGGTGCTTGAACCTTGGGCCGCAGGGTGGGCTTGACGCAGGCTACGAGGTCTTGGCGATCCTCAATCCAACCCCTGGTCCGGTCAGAGAACTCTCCTCCATACTCGGTAAAGAACACACGGGGGTCTTTGACGTAGTGCTTCTCGAACTCGGTTGCGGGAACCGTGGGGTTCACTTCCCAGGTCGGTGCCTCGATGCACAGCATGTTCTCCGCTGCCTTGCCGCCGCGCATTCCAATCCCGAACAGCTTGTAGAACTGTCCCTGGCGTCCCAGAGGAGAGGAGATGAGGATGATCCGGCCTTCGACCGGGCCGATGGGCTTCCTTGAATCATCAGGGTCCTTCTTGGAGAAGGCTGACGTAGAGGGGGTGACCGCGTTGTAGACTTCTTCGGCTCCCGATTGGCCCTTATCCGTGAAGTGAGCCACCTCGTCCAGAATCACCACGATGTTACCGGCACCACGCAGACCCTTTGCTACGCATGAGCGGAAGGTGACCTTGATGGAGAACCGGCTCCGAGGATTGTCTGTGTAGTGCCCAAACTTCTCGATGTCGTTGGGAGTCTGGAACGTAGCGAAGCTCTGGGTCGCATTGGCCATGTAGGACGCGAAGAAATCGCAGTTCACGAAGTGACCATGACACTCACGGTAAAGCAGGCCAGCTTGGTCTTTGTCCGTGGCCACCGAGATGATCTGAATCACGTTGGAGTCAGGTAGCCCGTAGAACCCTTGTGGGTGCCCCTTGCTGATGAGTTTGTATGTTTCGTAGGCAGCGATGCACGCCGAGATGGTGGTCTTTCCTGAACGGCGACCGATGCTCAAGATCATCTCACGACGCTCATGCCCCGGAACAAGGACTTCGACATTGGAGCGTTTGTTCTCGTACAGGTACTTCAAGTATCCGGCTTCAGTGAAAGCCTGGGGGTTTTCTCTGCGCCAGTCTGTGATTGGAACACGATGGGTGTAGTAGCCATCGTTATCCACCAAGAGAGGGTCATAGGCCGGGTGGTCTTCTGGAATAGGGGTGTCCAGAGGGAAGCCAAAGGCATTCTCGTCCAAAGGCAGCCCGTAGTGGACCTTTAGGATGACCTTCTGGACGGGGAACAGCTTCATGTTGAGGCCCCACGGAGCCTCGATGAACGTGATGATGTCTACGATTTCGGAATCATCATCTGCATCCCGCCTTCCGATGTTGATGGCGAGGTCGGCAAGACTCACGACTTCTCCTTCAACCGTGCCTTCGCTTCTTCCTTCCAGTTGTCCTGGAGGCGCTTACCGATCTTGGCAAACACCGTTTCGATATGCTCGGCACGCAGCCCCGCGTCTGTCATGGACTCCCGGACAGTTTCCAGGATGAAGGCGAACAAAGTCTCGAAGGCAGGCGAATCCAGGTCGATTGATCCAGCGATGTTCTTGTCCCGGCGCTTCAACCAAGTATCAGCCGTCATCTTGAGGATTCGGGCACGCTTGGCTGAAAGCGACGAGGTGTCGTGTCCGTGCCTCTCTGCTTCAGCCTTCTCGAAAGCAATAGACGCGGCTTCCTCGGCCAACGCTGCAAGGAGCGAGTCCATGACGGCTTCGCTCTCGGCCCCGGTGAGCGTAGTGCTCAACAGGTTGTCTGTCTTGATATGTTCCGCTCGGGCTTCCATCACCTCTTCGACGTTGTTGGAAACCGGGGAGAGCTTGGTGGTCTTGCGCCCAGGCTTTCCACGCATCACGATGGCTCGACCATCGCCCGCAAGCAGGATTTCATCGGTGTCAAGGTTGACGTCTTCGGGCCGCTTATAGGAGGTCTTGCCTCCTGCACTCTTGACTTGGACTCTTCGTGTTCCGGGCGGGAGGCCCGCGATAATCGTCTCTTTGTCTTCTCGGGTCTGGTTCTTCGGGGCTGCCGACATAGGCTCTCCTGTTTATCAACTAATACTCGGCGGCCCGATGTATGGCTCCCCAGAAGTGAAGGTGGTGTTGAGGTTGACCCCAGAGCCAGCAGCGCCGTCCTCCAACCAGTTCGCGTTGAAGCCGCCTGCTTTGAGCACGATGTCGTTGCCTGCTGGGCCGGTGGGACCCGTAACCGTGATGGTGGCAGCGGCGGGGCCAGCGCACAAGAACCCAGGAAGGTTGTTGATTGCCGTGGCGAGGTTTGTGGCAGTCGTGTTGACGTCAGTATTTACCACAAGGAAGTCAGCCCCCGTAACGAGCCTGTACTCCCCAAGCTGAACCCACGAGGCTGCTTCCGGCCATGCGGCGGTTGCCACCGTGAAGGTGGCCGTGCAGGCCACCTGGGTGTCGGCTGTGGTGAACGTAGCGTTTCCTTGCCGTGTAGTGAGTCCGGGGGTGCTGGGGTTGAGGTCGTTTCGATCATTCCCACGCCCTGCGACTTCGGGGAACATCTGGATCTGATAGCTCTCTCGGATTTTGACAGGGTTGCCACCAACGCCCCGCGAGGGGTCACTGCCTCCAGTGAGTCCGGGGGTCAGCATAGTGAAGGGCCTTTGCCCAGTGACGAGTTTACGACCCATGTTGTTCTCCTTTAGAAGCTCAAAGCACCGCTGTACTGGTCGGCAATCGCTCCCGCCAGATGGTCGAGGAAGTGGTTTACATCCCCGTTCTTGAAATCAATCTTCCGAATCGTGTCCTCGATTGACCGTCGCTCGCCACCGCGTGTCAGCGCAATCGTTTCGATGACAACCTCATTGGGGATGAAATGGGTGACCCCGTTCCGATCCTCTTTCTCGAAAACTCGATAGGGCAGACGCTTCTCCGAGAAGAAATCGTAGAGGTACTCGCCCTTCTTGAAATGGCTCTCGAACCCAGCCTCTTTCATCTGGGCCGCTTCTGCTTTCGCCTCATCGGCCTCGGCCTGATCACGGTTGGCCTGTGCTTCTGCTTCCAGCTTTTCGGCTTCCTGCTCGGAAGCTCGGTGAGACTGGCACTGGCCTGTGCAGTTTCCACCACACGAGCATCCGGGACCGCACGCCGTCCTGTCGCGAAGGAACCGCACAGCAACCTTACGGGCAAGCCGCAGGTTCTTTGCATAGTCTTCCGTGAACTCCTTATCCTCTGACCTTGTAGTAGCCCCCTGTGCTTGGAAGTCATGCAGAGCTTTCTTCCATTCGTCGTGCAAGCGAATGGCCGCGTTCGCAGCCTGAAAGTCCTTCCCCTTCAGGGTCACTCCATTGCGGGTGAGCGAATACGAACTGTTGAAGCCGTAGTCAAAGATGGCCCCCGACTCGAACTTTGAATCCGGCCCGTGATCCCCAACCCCTCTGAACCAGCGGCTAACGGCCCCCTTGTTCCTCCCAAGGAAGAAACGTACAAGGTCATTCCCATAATCACCCCCCCACACCATTCCGTACCAAGGCCCAGCCATCGCCCTCCCGCTCTTCGAGGAAGCAGACATAGACATCATTCTGTTCACGTCCCATGCCTCAAAGCGGATTGCAGGGCGGCCTTTGACACGATCCTTCATGGCCCAGGTGAACTTGCGCCCGTTACGGCGGGGGTCCAGGTCGCGGTACTTCTTCTGGGCAGCGGCGAGATTCGGGAACACCTCGGTGCCCTTCATCGTCACTACCTGAACAGGCATGTCCTCGGTCCAGCCTTTCCATTCTGCTGTGCGGGCCGATGTAGCCTTATTGATGGCTGACATGACCTCTTTGGCCTGTTGGGGGGTGATGGACCTCGCGGCTTCCGCGTGTTGCACCTGCTCAACGGCATGGCTTCGTTCAGCCGGGGTCTTCACCCGTCGCATGTTGGCGATCATGTCCTTCACCAACTGCTTGCTACTCGCAGCCCCTCCGTAGTCTCCCCCGCGCATGGACTTGCGGGCGTATCCGGCAGCGAGCCGCATGGCGTCCTGGAAGACCTCTTGGATTTCTCGGTCCCGCATCAGGGTCTGCTGGAGCCTCTCGTCATTCGCGAGGGCATTCTGCATCGCCGGGAGAACCTTCTCCCGGAACTTCCTTCCGGCGTTCTGCCTGGACACGGACCTTCCACCCTCGGAGAGAACATCAGCAAGGCCCTGCTGGTCTACGCCTACGCCATTCCGTTTGACATCCAGGAGTCCGGGATTGGCCAGGATGGCCTCCCATACAGCAACCTGTGCTTCAGCGTTCCCGATCTGCCCCCGCACCGCACGGTCGATCTCTCGAAGTAGGCGGGGATCATTCACCAAAGAGACAGCCAGTGCTGTTTCGGAGGTTCCAGGGTCACTGTAAAAACGGTCGATAAGGGTCGCGTTGTCGCCATCAGACATTTCATCGAGGCTGTCTTGTGGCCGTCGGTCGATGACATCCATCGCTCGGGTGGCAGCCCATCTGCGGAGAGTGCCCGCAAGGCCCTTCATATCTACGCGGCCTGACTTGATTTGGTTCTTGAGCTTCTCACCCAGTCGGCGGTAGATGCTTCCACCCTTCACCCGATCCAGGTTCTTGATGGTAAGCCCTGCAATCAACGACTGGGCAATCTCATCAGGGGTGAACTCGGTTCCTCGGATCTGGCTGGCCCCTCCGATCACCGCTCCGTAGAGATCGTAGTCGCGGCGAAGGTCGAAGAACTGCTCGTTGATGTCAGGGAAGTTCCGCTGAATATCCACAAGATCCCTGGAAGGGGTGCGGGCCAAGGAGTTTGCGGGGAGGCCAAGCGCCCCTTCCAGAACTGAAGCACGGGCGAAAAGGTCGTCCCGGATGCCAGCCTCTTTGAGCAAAGATGCCAGCTTGCCCCGCAGAGGATCTTCCTCTGCGAGCGACTCCATGAGATTTCTTGCTTTCGCCATGATGCGTGTCATATCTACCTCCACGGGATTCTGGCTCGCCATCCCACGTTTCATATGGACCGTGACGATAGACAAAGAAAAAACGCCACTCTTGGCTCGCACACACGCGATTTCGTGTTACGATCAGATCGTTGCTTCCCAGACCCGCTCGGCAAGAGCATCGTCACCCGTCGCAACACCCTAACCCTACCCAGACCTCAAGCAGCTTGCTGTCCCAGGTCAAGACGAGGAACCCGATGCCCCAAGCCAAGCCCGTGTTGCGAGCACGAACTGCGCGTCTCATCGAAGTGATTGACGCCGTTCGCCTCCAGAACCCTGACTCCCCCGAAACCTGCGACTCCTTGGTTCGCGAAGCCTTTGCCTCCCTTGGTGATTCCCAAGGCTGTGGCCGGAAGCTGTTCAACCGTGATGTTGTTTACGGTCACGGCTACCGTGGTCGTCATGCCGTGGAGGAGTTCGCTGCTGAACTCTATAAGGCTATTCAGGGTGACATGAGGGACCTCATCGCTCGCGTCAAGCGGGAGGAGCAGGAGGCCGTGGCCCTCACCCTCCAAGGCAACGTGACTACTCGGGAATGGCTGAACCAGCGGCTCGAAAGCGGGCTGGTCAATCGCCTCTCCTACAAGCTCCGTGCCCGCTTCCCTCTGGAAACCAGGGAAGACATTGTGGGCGCTGTCCATATTGCTATCGGGCAGTGGGGCGCTGAAGGCTCCTTCGATGCCCACCTTCGACGCGGATACCAGCCCAGCCTCTCCAATCTCGCTGACTGGATTGGCCGCAAGATCATCAACCAGCTTCGCCGTCGCGGTCAGGATGCACTGCTTCGGGAGATGCGCGGATCACGGACAGACCGGGAGTACCACAACGAAGGGAAGATCGCGGACGATGCGATGGACGTGACTTCGTTCTCGGTTGTCTACGCCACCGATGACAACGGGAAGGCTCTTCAAGGGCAGTTCGACATTATGGATGATGCAGACGAAGAGAGTGAGTTTGATGCGGAGTTTCTGGACCTCGCAAGAGACTGCCTCCGTGCTGCTCGTCCCCAATCCCATGAGCGGCTGCTTCGGGTGTTCGACCTCATGTGTGGCGGGGCTTCTCGGCAAGAGATTGCAGACAGCGAGGGGATCACCGTCCTGCGTGCAGGCCACCTGACCGCCCGTGTTCGGTCGGACCTTCGGGAATCGTCAATCACGCTGAAGATGGCGAAGACGATCCTGGAGTATGTCATCGAGGAACCCTTCTCCACCAAGAACGAGATTCAGGGTGATCTGGAATATCCTCCCGCCCACTTCAACCGGGCAATCCGGCTGCTTGGAGGTCGAGGTCTTCTCACCATCCATAAGGGTGACAGCTACTTGGCAACAGACGCAGGCCGTGCCCAAGGAGAGACTCTCGTACTCTTTTAGGCCACCGGAATGTCCGGGTCATCAGGCTCCCACATTGGGACGGTCTGGGACGGCGTAGAGGAAGAGGTGGTCCCGTCATTCTCTGTGAGGGACGCATTGGAGATGGCCGTGCAGAAGGTTGTGGCTGCATCCGGGTCCCTTACAACGATGCTGTTGCAGGCGTACCCCTCACCGACAAGACGGCTGTTTTGAGCTTGGAGGGAAGAGCCACCCAAGCCACGGAGCACTCGCCCCGCCCACAAGAGAGCTTCACCAAGGTCAACAAAAGATCCGGTCTTCTCTAAAGGACGCGCACAATCGCCGTCCTCCTTGGCAATCCATACTTCATAGCGACCTGGATTTTGGGGGATTCCTTGCATGACCTCTCCGCTGCCTATAGAGTACCCACGTCCAGACCTCATAAGAGTGTCTTGGGATCCTTGAACAGCGTGGCCAGTTGTCTGACTGTGAGCTTGTTGATTCGAGGATTGCCGGGACCTGGGAAACCAGGGCGGTAAGGAACCCCGCCGTTTGGATCAACCTCACAGGAGATAAGAAATAGGGAACTTCAAGGGTTGCTCCCCCCTCGCAAGAGCGGAGCCTCGGAATCAGCCTTTACCTCGGCCTTCATAGAAGAGAGCCGTTTAGAGAGTGGGATTCCTCGAACCCCCTTACAATCTGTCCTGCCTTCCACAGACATAAGGAAGGATTAGAAAGGATAGAGAAGTAAGGAGAACCGTAGGTTCGACTGAAATAGAACGAGCGTAGCGAGAGATAAGAAGAAGGTAGTAGAGAGAGATAGAACCCAGACAACAACAGAGACAATCAATCAAGTCCTTATCTCCTCCTACTCGTAGGAGGATCGGATGAGTCGAACTATCTTTCGTGGCTCCAGGGGCGGTAGTCGAGTCCCTGTCCGTACCGCCACTGAACTTTCCAAGTGTCTGAAAGGTCCGTTGTGGCTCGTCCTTATGGGCAAGCTCCGGGTGGTTTACCCTTCATCAACTCGGGCACACCCTTCACGCAAGGTTGGATTCCGTCTTGTTGAGGAAGTCTCTCAAGAGGTCCGCGCTCTCGTTCCTCGGAACCTTTGGATTAGCGGGCAACAGTGGGAATCCGTTGTTGTGCCCATGATGTCCGATAACCGGCTTTTGCGGTGGTCAGGAACCCTTCCTTCTTCTGGCTCGTCAGTTGTTTTGCCAAGCACAGCCTACGCTCCTGGCGGGGGATCTGTTGCCGAGACTTCTGCCGGGACCGCGCTGGAAGCAGGGACGACTGTTGGGACGACAGCCTTTTATCAGGGAGAGGCCGTTGGCAATCTCTACCCGGACAGGAGTCAGTTCATTGAGATGGTCGGGAAGCTGCTTGTTGAGTACGCCCAAGCAGCCGGATACCCCTGAAGCCGCTTGACACTTTTCCCTTGAACGTGTCTGTCCAGGGGGTCAGGATCCCTCTCCGTTGGGTACTGGTGAAGTATGAGTCAGAAGCCGAAAAGACCTCGCCCCACTCCACGCAAGCCCGACAAAGACGAGGGCAAGGTTGTGTGGGTCTCCTGTCGGGCGAAAGCAGGGTGTGAAGGCAAGACTTCAAAGATCGCTATGAAGTTCAAGCTCCCCGCAGGGGGCACTGCCATTCACTACTCTTGCGAAACCTGCAAGGGCCGTTTCGTTGTCTCTGTCTGATGGCGGCTCGTCTGTTTTTTGGCCCCGTAGCACGGGACACCGCTCTACAGACTGCCGAGGCTGAAGGTCGCCTCATCTCCGATGTCATCGGAGATGGGGGATTGAAGGTTGATGATTCCAGGACCATTGTGGAACTGGCATCCCATGCAGGGGTGGGAGACAAGAAGCCCTTTCTGGTGGTGGGTCCTGTGGACGAAGCAACCCCGGAAGCGGCTGACGCCCTCCTGAAAACTCTGGAGGAATCAACCACCGCCTCCCTTCAGATATTGCTTTGGGCACACCATCGGAACTCGGTGATTCCCACGATCATCTCCAGAGTCCACGCTGTCTGGTGTCCGGGACCCCCCGTAGTCCGGTGGGAGGACATGGCGGGAGTCTCCGATCTGTGGGCTGCCTTGAAGAAGCAAGATTTCGGCGGTGTCCTGGGAGTCCTTCGGAAACACAAGGGAACAGAAACGGATTTGTTGAACGGCATTCTTTTCCATCTGGAAGAGGAAGCCGAGGATCCCGCAGCATCGGTCTTGTGGGTACGCATCCGTGAGGCCCTGCAACACACACCCGTAAGCCCCTTGCGTGCGGCTGACGCCCTCGTAGGGGGTGTTTGATGTCCTGGTCCTGGAGTGCCCCTCCCCCGCTTGTCTCCATCTCTGGTTCTGAAGCCTTTCTCTGGAACCGCGAACTTCAGGTGGCTTGTCGTGAAGCAGCCAAAGCAGGCCGACGCATCGTCCGGGTTGAGGATTCTCACCCGACTCCTGAAGTGGAAGACGCTCTTTCGTGCGCCCTGACTTTTGGGGAGTCCCTTTTGGTGGTGGTTCGCCACGGAGCCAAGTTGGACCCTGGAGTGGTCGAGGATCATGTTGCTTCAGGCGTGGAGTCTACGCTTCTGCTTCTGCATGAAGGGGACCTCAAAAAGAAGGCTCCCTCGCTTTCCCACCCCAAGCTCGTCCACCTTCCCTTTGAGCGACCGGGTTCACGCAAGGATCGCAAGGCTCTTGCAATCCGCTTCGCCTCTTACGAAGCCCAGAGGCTCCTTCCAGGAAGCACGCTGGGGACCAAACTGGCAACAGGGCTTGTGGGCGCGGTGGGGACTGATTTGGGGATGATCTCTCAAGAGGTCTTGAAGGCTTCGGCCTTGGCCAAGGCCCGAGGGGATTCCGAGATTAGTGTGGAGCACCTTCGAGGCACGGTACGGAAATCCGCAGAGATGGACCTCCAACCCCTCGCAAAAGCACTGGGTGCTGCCCAAGCCACACAAACTGTAAAAGCCCTCTATCAAATAAAAGGTTCGATCTCGGGGGACCCTCTCATGCTTTTACTTCGGGCAAGGGGAGGTCCAGGGCACCTCGCGATGGAGTGGTTGGCTGCCAGTTATCTTCTTGAAAACACGAAAGATCCGCAGGAAATAGCAGAGCGTTTGGGAACCCCTCGTTGGGCCGTCGAAAGGGACGTGATTCCGGCTGCGAGAAGATGGGGTACAGCAAATCTTCGGTTGCTTGTGCATGGGCTTGCAAGGGTGGAGGCAGCCGTTTTGCGCGGCTCCCCTGCCCCGTGGGTAGCTTTGGTTTCCGTTCTCGCAGAGGGCTGTCACCGTGCCCAATCCCGGTAGGATTTCAATAGCCCCAGACCAATACGCCTTTTACCGCTATGCCCTTGAAGGAGCCGCCGAATGAACCCCGATGTCACCGCCTCCCAACCACTGTCACTTGCTCATTTTCCCGTTGGGACGGAGACGGAAGCCGCAGAGCCAATCGAAGGGTTCCCAAATGCGCTTTCCCAGTTTGTGTTCACTCGGACGTATCCGCGATGGCGGGAAGAGGAGGGCCGTCGGGAGACATTGGAGGAGGCCGTAGACCGATATGTCGGGTTTCTGCGTAGTTGCCGGAATATCCCTGCCCCGGTGTTGAACGATATTCGTGATTCCATCCTTCGGTTTGATGCCCTTCCTTCTATGCGTGCTTTGTGGGCCGCAGGACCAGCGGCAGCCCGTGACAACACCATGTTCTACAACTGTGCGTTCATCCCTTTGGATTCGCTTCGTTCTTTCAGCGAGCTTCTCTACATTCTGATGATGGGCACAGGCGTGGGCTACAGCGTCGAGCGCGAGTTCGTGAATAACCTCCCGGATGTTTCCCCTCGCACTGGACACACGACCCAGTACACCATCGAAGACAGCACCCAGGGCTGGGCCAATGCGGTTTTTGATGGTCTGACGATGATGTGGAAAGGCGACACGGTTGATTTCGACTACTCCCAGATCCGGCCTGCCGGTGCTCGTCTGGTGACGAAGGGAGGCCGTGCTTCAGGACCGGATCCTCTTCGTCGTCTCTTGGATTTCTGCCAGGAAACTTTGGATGCTGCTTCAGGCCGTCCTCTCTCCTCTGTGGAAGCCTCGGATATTGCCTGCATGGTTGGAGAAATCGTCATGGCTGGCGGTGTCCGACGTGCTGCGTTGATCTGCTTCAGCGACCCAGACGACGAAGAGATGCGACACGCCAAGGACTGGAGCAAAGGGGATTTCCCTACCTGTCGGTACATGGCCAACTTCTCTGCTTTCTGGAAGCAGAAGCCTGGAAAGGAGGAGTTCCTGAAGGAGTGGGAAGCTCTCCGTAACAGCGGGTCGGGTGAGCGGGGGTTCTTCATGTTTCCTGTCGCCAAGCGGTCAGAGCGTCGTTCGGACTGCCGCTCGAACCCCTGTGGGGAAATCCTGCTTCGGTACGCCAAGAGCACCGACCCCTGGACCGGCGAAGGTGGCGGCGGCCAGTTCTGCAACTTGAGTGCGGCCATCATGCGCCCTGGAGATACCGTTGAATCTTTCTCTCGAAAGATTCGGACGGCTACTTGGATTGGCGCGATTCAGGCCACGTTCACGAACTTCCCCTACCTCCGTCCTGCATGGTCCCAGCACTGTGAAGAGGACCGGCTGTTGGGCGTGGACATCACAGGGCATTGTGACAATCCCGAGTTGTCCTGCGACCCGGAAGCCCTCAAGCATTTCAATGCCGTTGCTCGCGAGACTGCCGCCGTGGCGGCAGCGTGGTTTGACATGCCCATGCCTGCTTCCATCACTTGTGGGAAGCCCAGTGGGAACTCCAGCCAGCTTGTCGATTGCGCCAGTGGCTTTCACACTCGGTATGCGCCCTACTACATCCGTCGGGTTCGCATCTCGGCTAACGACCCGCTCTTCCATCTGGTTCGTGATTCAGGCGCACCTGTTTTCAAGGATAACCAGTACAAGGACACTCCTGATGCGGAGTGTCCTACTTGGGTTGTGGAGTTCCCGGTCAAGTCGCCTGAAGGGGCGATGGTGCGGAGCCACGAGTCTGCTTTGATGCAGCTTCGGCGCTATCTCCATGTCATGAATACTTGGTGTTCGGTTCGAGGCCACAACCAGTCAGCCACGGTGTACGTCCGTGAGCACGAGTGGGACGAGGTAGGTGAGTGGCTCTTTGAGAACTTCGATGCTGTCACTGGGTTGAGCTTCTTGCCTTATGACGACCACAAGTATGACCTTGCTCCTTACGAGGAGATCACCAAGGAAGAGTTTGAGAGTCGGGTCTACGACTTCCCGGACATCAACTATGACCTTCTGGTGGACTACGAAAAAGAGGACATGGGGGAAGGTGCTCGGGAGCTTGCTTGTGTGGGCGGGGCCTGTGAGATCGACTTCGACAAGCTGTCGATGGAAGCTGCTGTTCAGAGCTAAACCTCGATCTCTTTGCGGCGTTCTTGCTCTCGTTCCAGGGCTGCCCGCACTCGCTTCCAGTCGTCATTGTTGACGACCTGGACGCTATAGAACATCGGGTATCCGTTGACTCCTCGGGGGAAGGCATCCTTCACCCAACCGACAAGAGCGCCCATTTCTTCGCCCCATCGGCCAAAGATGCGGTCATGCTTCGTCACCCATTCATCGTGAAGGCGTTTGCGCTCTGCGACCTTCTCTTTGTGGGGGTCCAGGCTCGCCTCCCATGAGGCCAGGGCTTCCCTGTACTCGGTGTCGATCCGTCTGCGCTCTCGGTCGTTGGCTTCTTGGGCTTCGTCCCATTCTCGGGTCGCCTTGTCCCATGCCTCTATGCGGGCGTTGTTCGCTTCTTTGAGGCGGGACTGGGCTTCCATTAGCGCCTCATCATCCACCTCTCCCCACTCTACATCCTTGAGGAGTTGGGGGTTCACAACATCCAGCATAGGCTTCTCTGGAGGGTCCCCAGGACCTTCGGGGTATCCGGGGTGCTCTGGCCTTGGGGGGTCTTCCTCCAACCTCTCTGGAGGCCCCGCAGACCCCATCGCTGCCTTTCGCAGTTCCTCTGGAGGTTGGAAGGCTCCCATCGCAACAGGCAGGAACACCATGCCCGTCATGTTGGGGGGTACTTGGTCGCTGGACACAGCGGCCCCCGAGAGAAGGTCTGACACCAGTTGGCGCAGTTCCTCTTGGGGGCGGTTGGGGATGCCTTGGATGAACCGAGGCTCCCCTTCTTCGTGCTCGATGCGAAGGCTCACTTGCCTCGGCACTCCGGGCCAAGCCCGCTGTCGATGCTCGCGGGCACCGTCAGCTTCCGGCCACAGCGACCGCAGCGACCTTCGTGGAGGCACCGGACGGTGCGGAGGTCATCACGACCAGCAGCAGCGAACGTCCAGTTGAGGATGGTCCGGGCGCGTTGGCCCTTGTCGCCAGCCTTGCTCTTGGGGCTGATGACAACCTGCTCGCCCCGGAGGGTGCCGAGGAAGCTGAAGTGCTCCTCGTTGTCGGAGCCGGTCATCACGTCCACCAGGACGCTGTTGAAGCCCTTGGGCTTACGGAAGCGAACGGTCACCCGTCCACCCGTGGCGTCATTCACCACGGTCATCGTTGCGCCCTTGCGGCGGCCCTCGCGGGGTGAGTTGGCGAAGCTGATGACGTTGTTTGCGGAAAGTTCGTTCATGGGGTCCTCCGTGACTGCAAGCAGTGCGGGTTTTTCTCTTGTTCTCCTTACGGGGGTGGCGTCGGAGGGGAACCCCCTGGGGGTACTTTTTCTTTTCTGGGGGGTACTACGCTGTATGGACTTCATTGTTGCTATCGCCGGGGGCATCTTCCGTGTCATGGAGGGGGACACGCTTCCCACTGCTTTTCCAGACGGGGAAGACCCCATCCCGTTGGACGACATCTTCGAGAAACTGTCAGGCCGCGCTGTGAAGTTGATGGTCCACCACACACCGCTCACCCCTCCCAACACGCTCCTTCCTGGAGGGGGTGCCTGCCTGTGGCCTCCGGGGATGTGTCCTGCTGGCCACAATAAGGATGCCCAGTGGCTACACCGCCAACTCCTGGAGGGGGTCCTCGAAAGTAGAGGGGGTAAATGGTTTGTGGGGGAGTCCCAGGTTCTCTTTTCGCCCCTGGAGGGCCACAGAGCGCAGGTTTATTTGGTCACTACGGGGGTTAGCGTAGAACGTCCGACGGGTAGTTCCGAGACGGCTGACTTGGAGTCCTTGCTTCAACAGGCAGGGGACATGACCTCCACTTTGGAGAGCCTCAAGTCATATTTGGGAGAGGGGGATTGATGGGGAAGGCTGTGCCATGTAGTGGTCGGGTCACCTCTATCGTTTACGAGAACGCTGGGTTTTTTGTGCTTCGGGTGAGCTTGGATGAAGGTCCGCACAGCCGCCCTGTTTCAGTGAAGGGGAACTTCGGCCCCCTGTCGATTGGGTCGTGGGTCTCCTTTGATGGGAAGTGGGAGAAGCACGAAACCTACGGGGACCAGCTTCATGCAATCCGTTCTCCTGCCTCAACCCCTGGCTGGAACCTCACCTCTTGTCTTTCAGCCCTGGCTTCCCAAGGCATAGGCGCGGGAACATGCGCCCTGTTGGAGAGGTTTTACGGCGAGTCCCTTCCTTCAGTTCTTGATAAAGGCGAAGAGGCTCTCCGTGAATCAGGGTTGGATGACTTCACCTGCACGTTCGTTGCTTCTCGATGGCAGAGCCTTCGCGTCTACATGGACGCCATGCGCCTCATGGGAGAGGCTGGCATTTCTTCCCGATCCGTGGGTCTTGTTTGGAAGACTTTTGGCGTCGGGGTGGAGGAGCGCCTCCTCGCAGATCCTTGGTCCCTTGTTCGTGTAAGGGGGGTCAAGTTTTCCCAAGCAGATGAAGTGGCTCGCAAGCTGGGCGTCGATATGTCGTCCCAACGCCGCATCTGCGGGGCGATCATGAGCGCCATTCAAGACTGCTCCCGCAACGGCAACCTTTTCGCCACCTCCGTTGAGGTGGTGTCTCATGTAAGCGCCCTGGTCCCCGAGGTGGTTGATAACGCCAAGCTCATCACAGAGGCCCTGGTTGTTATGAAGGGTGAGGGAGACTTGGTTGCAGAGCCGCGCAGTGGGGGAGGCTTTGCCCTCTACGACCCTGGCCTTCACGCTATGGAGTGTGAATCAGCGGAGCTTTTGGCTGCGAGGGTCCTTCCTCCAGAGCCGGTTTTGGAGAAGATCCTGGATGGCTTTGGCCAGTTCGGCCCTTCTGCTGAAGCGGAACGGAAGCGGGTGGAGGATGCCTCCGAAGAATCTCTTCGTAGGGTGGCTGCTGGGGCGTTGAGGGATTGGTCTGCGGGCAGCAGGGTCACCTTGACTGAAGCCCAGCGAGAAGCCGCCCTGCGTGCTCTTACGGCCCCTGTTTCGGTTCTTACCGGACTCCCCGGCACCGGGAAGACCACCACCCTTCAGGCGGTGGTCGATGTTCTGCGCGACACGCATATCCCCTTCCTTCTTTGTGCTCCTACTGGCATCGCGGCCAAGCGCATGGCGCTTGTGGCACGGGCACCGGCATCCACCGTTCACCGGGCCTTTGGAGCCAAGGACGTTCAGATTGCTGGTGGAAGGGAGGCCACCTACGTCGGAGTTGTGGGGGAGAGTTCTGAACGAGGGGTCGGGGATGACGCCTCAAAGCAGAAGTGGGACTACGGGCCGGGGAACACCCATCCTGCCAAGGTCGTCATTTGCGACGAGTCTTCCATGCTGGACCAACATCTTCTGTATCGAATCCTTTCTGGAACAGACCCCGATTGCAGGCTTGTGTTCGTTGGAGACTCGGACCAGTTGCCTTCCGTTGGCGCTGGGGATGTTCTTCGTGAGATTGTGTCCTCGGCCCAGTTCCCGGTATCTCATCTGGACACTATCTTCCGACAAGAAGATACCAGTGGAATCATCTTGGCCGCTCATGCGGTTCACCGGGGGGATGTCCCCACCAGTGACGGAAAAGACTTCGTGCTGGTGTCCAAGATCACGGACGACGAAGCCGCTGACTACGTCGTGGAACTGGCGGCCAGTTTGTACAAGCGCAGGGCCAACTTCCAAGTCCTTTCCCCACGCCATGCTGGTTCTGTGGGGGTGACTGCGTTGAACGACCGTATCCGGTCATCTTTGAATCCTGGTGTTGCTGGGCTGGTCGAGGTTCGGCTGGGGGGTGAGGTGATTCGAGAGGATGACCGTGTGATGGTGGTTCGGAACGACTATGGGTTGGACGTGTACAACGGGGATGTTGGAAAGGTCGCACGGATTGACCGCAAGGCTCGGGAAATCGAGGTGAAGATCCACGGGATGCCTGGGACCCCTCCGCGTCATGTTCGGTTTGCGTTCAAGGATGCTGTCTCTCGCCTTCGACTGGCCTACGCACAGACGGTCCACAAATCCCAAGGGCAGGAGTACGACGTGATCGTGATGCCGGTTGTCCCCTCTTTCGGTCGGCAGCTTCAGCGCAACCTCTTTTACACCGCGATCACCCGTGCCAAAGAGAAGGTGGTGCTGGTAGGCAAGGCTTCCGCGATTGCTTCGGCTGTTCAAAACGCCAAGGCAGATCAGCGGAACACGATGTTTGCCACCCGAATCTCCCAAGCCTGCGGAGAGTAGGGGGGTTCCTTTGTTTGTGGGGGGTGTAGTAGGTCCTACCGCTCCTTTTTGGGGCCGGATAAAAGGAGAGCCGTCATGAGTACCACCGAAGAGAGCCGTAAGCGCCTTCAGGAAACCGTTGCCCGCGTGAAAGGCAAGATGCGCGTCACCAAGGTTGTTGCAACCCGTGCCGTCAAGACCAAGCGCGGCGACTTCTTTGCCGGTATGTCGGCAGCTTGGGATTCTGTTCAGGACGACGCGGGAGGCAGTGCCGACGTTGACATTTCCGTGGACACCGAGGACAGCGCAGCCAACGGCATGACCTTGGAGGAGGCTCGCGTGGCCCATATCCTCCTCTCTATGGAGTGCCATATTGCTGCGTGGAGAGCCGCCCTCACCGATGGTGCTGTCAGCAAGAGCCAGTTCGACAACAAGGTTCGCGTGATCAAGCACAACACGGTCGAGCATCTTTCGGAGCTTCAGGGTAAGACTGCTGCTGAAGCCGAAGAAGAAGAAGCGGCATAGAGGTTGGAAATGGGAGACTTGCCTGACATCACCCAAGAGGTAGTCGAGGGGATCTTCTCTCGTCTGGAGGATATGGAGGTTCACTTGGACCCCAACCCTCTGGAGTACGGTCCTCGTCGCCTTACGCTGAAGATCGCAGCAGCCCGTAGCCATCTGGCACAGACGGAGCGCGTTTATCTTCAGGTTTCACAGTGGCTTCAGCAGTATCGTCATGCGAACCGGAGTTCACAGGCTGACTTCGATCTCCAGATGCAAGACCTTATGACCAATGATCCCGAGGTTCGGGCTGGCCGCAACGTCAAGGATCGGGATGCCATCGCCACGATGAAGCTGCGCTCCGAGAAGGAAGATATTGCTTCCCAGGAACTCACCCTCCAGGACTTGGAGGCTGTGATGACCGTCATCAAGGCGAAGCGTGCGGACCTCAAAGACACCCAGGCTCGAATCCGGGATCAGATGAAGCTGTGTCAGGAAGAGATTGGGTTGGGGGGCCGTTGGGGGTCCAAGCCTGCCCCTGGTGTCGAGGCACCGGACCTCGATGCTGCCCCGCACGTTGATGCAACCACTATCCGTGACTTGCAGGCCATGTTTACAGGAGAGGACGTGGAGGTGGATGCACCCCCACCCATCCCGGAAGCTGTAACGTCGGAACCTTCCCTGGAGGAAGGGTTGCCTACACAGGGCAGCGATAATGAGGTGGATGAGTTCTTGGCTGCATTGGATGCCGGAAAGTCCCGTTCACCCGACACTTTGGACATTGATGAACTTTTGGGAGATTCCTTCGGGTAGGGGGGGTCTCTTTCCTTTTTCCGTGGGTAAAGGGTTTCAGGCGCAACCTTTCCTACATCGCTCGTAAGAAGCACTTTCACCCGCGCCTTTTTGGAGAACGATATGTCCACTGGATTCATGGACTTTAGCATCGGTAGCGGCGACGACCGCATCGGTAAGAAAGCAACTCGATTCAAGCCCGAGGCTGGTCGCACCTACCGTGTGAGCCTCGCGTGGTTCAAGGATGTTGGAGAGGACGGCGTTCCTTCCACTGATCCTTCCAACCTTCGCTTCACGGGCTGCGAACGCATCTACAAGCCCGGTGTCGGCTACTTTCTGTACAAGGGGCCTGCCTACGCCGAGTTCGGCCAGCCCAAGCAGAGCGTGGCCACTGTCATGGTGATCTGGCCCACGGACAAGAACGGCGACCTCGACGCTGCCTCGTTCAAGGCTGGGACTGGCTATCAGGTCATGCCCTGGATCTTCTCGCCTGACAAGTACAAGGACATCGGGCGTATCCACAACAAGTTCTCGTTGCTGGAGCATGACTTGAGCATGACCTGCACGGACGCCACCTACCACAAGATGACGTTCACTCCCGAGAACAACAACCTGCTGTTCAAGCTGCTTGGACAGGAAGGCCAGCTTCGGGAAGCTGCTGATCGCATCATGGCCGAGGCCAAGACGATTGCAGACGGCATCCACCGGGAACTCGCTCGTGACCTGACGGTTGACGAGATCCGCGAGAAGCTCGGTGGGGAGGCTGAAACTCCCGTCAACGGGGGAGGGGCTGTGGCCAACACCTCCAAGGAAGTGGACAACCTCTTGGACGGCCTTCTGGACGGATAGGATGCTTGTCCTTGGCTTGGACCCGTCCCTGACAAACTATGGGTGGGCCTTGCACGATACGACGGCCCCTGTCGGAGACCCCTCACGGTGTCCCGCCAGGG